TTCAAAGGTTCGGACATCATCCCAGATAGGGAATTTATGTAAGATATTATCCATTTGCCTTCGGAGTAGGATTTCTCTACAGTAGGAATTGATTTCGACTGCACACACAGTTCTGAATCCACAGAGGATTCCTCCAAGAAGGCCTCCACCAGCTCCGGCAAAAAGTGCCAACTCATTCATGAAACCTCACTTTTATTTAGTCTGGTATAATAATTTAAATCTATTGTGAATCATTTTGGTTTATTTTTTGATTTAATTAATAATTCATAAATTACATTGAAAGTAATTCCAATTATCACAGGACTACATACCCACCACCAACTCCAATTTGCTATAGAACCAGCATGAGTTAGTTTATTTACTAAAAACACTGTAAAAAATATCTCTGATACACGTAACATATTTTGTATATATTTCATATTTCCTACCTCTCACAAAATCTAACGGTTTGAATTATTATCTACATTAAAACAATTATAACAAGAGTCACAACGAGTGCAGGATTCACATTTTTTGCAATCAATACATTGAAAACAATTTACACAATTCTCACATCCTGTACAAAAGGAACAATGTCTACAATTTATACAATCTGTACAACATGATAAAGAATCTGATGATTTAATAGCATCTTCACGAGAGTAAATGTCTACACTCCATTTATTTCCGTTTTGATCTACCCAATAATCATCAATCTCAACCATTGTAGTTTCAATATGATAAGTTTTAAATTCGTGATCATTATTTCTCAAAGATATATCAAGCATTAATGGTTCCCAAATAATATCTGGTTCATTATTTGGCATATGTTCTTGTACTATACATTTATCATCATCATAAATATGTATGGACAATTTTGGTGATTTACTATGAGTGGTTTCTGGTAATGGCTTCTGTAAAACTTTGTGAAAGAAGATATTTAATTTCTGCACAAATTCTTCAGAACATTTAACCTCTTTACCATGAATCAATACCTTACCATCTTGATTCAATTGTATATGCTCATGATTCCCACAACATAATGAAATACACCCTGGTTCTAAGTTAAAAGTTTCAATAGTTATAGCCTTTTCATTTGACATATGTTTTTCCTTTATTTTAGACTATTGAGAATAAATTCTTTTAAATGTGTATATATTTCTTGATTATTTTCTTCTACTTTTTCACCTCGAATAATAATCGTACCATCAGCATTTAAACATATATGCTCAAATCCTTTCACAATGAATTTTATAGATTCATTTATAGATATATATGAATTTTCAGTAAAATTTATTTCTAAACATTTATTTTCTATACTATTTATTTTAAGTAAATTACCAGAGTCATTTTTTTTGTTATTTATATAATTAAATGCATCAGATAATATTTTTGAATCTATGCATACATTACAACTTGTACAAGATATACATTTTGTACAAAGTTCACAATCTGAACACCTTACACAATCTATACAAGCTATGCATTGAACACAATCTGTGCAATCTATACAGTCTTTGCATGCTATACAATCTACACAATCCGTACAATTAAAACAATCTATCAATGATTTTGAATAAGCATCTGCACATGCTTCTGAGTAATTTAAATTCCATTTATTATTTTTAGAATCAACCCAAACACCATTGATATTTTGGATTCTCATAATAAAAATCTCCATGTATATACTCTTCAAAAGTATTATCCTAGTGAGTATACAAAAATATATTTTATTTTTGAAATGTTTGTTAATTGAAGAGATAAATACCCATGTAAGCCCCCTTACATGGGTAAATGCATTATTTGAGAATAGATTTCAATTCTTTGATATCTTCTTTGATTTGCTTGAGATTAAATTTTTCTTTAAAAGAAAGGATTTCTTTTAAAATAGCATCTTTATCTTTTGATAAAGCATCACTAAGACTGTTTTGTATTCCTATAAATTCGTCAATAACATCACCATCTTTATCGTAATCTATGACTTTATCAAGATGCCTGTAGAATCTCTCTAAATCATCTAATATTTCTTGGGCATTATAAGGAGTAATGTCAATCAAATCAAAATTATCAATAGGGTATTCAAGCATATCAACTTGATCTTCCAGTGATACATGAGCCGATACGTTTCAGCTAACATTAGTTAACTTTAGCTGTGCTATTTCTAACACAGGGGGTATCTCCCAAAGCAAAACATTTATGTTTTGCGCTAGACATTTTGTATAGTCCACTCCTTGGTTCTCGGATCAATGGACTTTTTGTGTCTATAATTCTGTCAAAACCATTAACGCAGCATCTTAGGGTGGGGATTAGCTTGGTGTTGCATTTACGGTTCCGTAGCGTAGCTACGGCCAATAATGTTCGTGCACAACACACCTCCTTTTTCTTGATGTAGGTTAAATACTTCATTGATCTTTCTCTCCACTTTATGTCTCAATTATGTCACATTTTAACTTTATGTCAACACAAGAAAGAAAAAATATAGAAAACTAAAAGCAGTTTCCAACCTTCTCAGCAAAGAGAATATCTGTATCATCTATCTATTTTGCTATTTTTCTTGAAAGAGTACGCAATGAAGATGATACTGTATTATTTTGTTTTTTCATTTCTTTAATAACTCTATCTAATTGATCACTGATAGATTTAATTCTCTTGTTGTCATTTTTAAGAGCATATGCACTTGTAAAACGCATAGCATCAACAAGTAAATCATGTGCTTTTTCCATCTCTTCGTCTTGGATAAGTTGCATCGCTTTTTCAATATCTTTTGCTACATTATAAATACGATCTGATTTATCACGTATTGATAATGTAGTCAAATCAATACGAGCGTTATCCAATTCTTGTAGAATATTCATAGACATCTCCTGTAGAAGTTTACAATATCATATAAAATAAATATATTATTGATTTTTGAAATTTGGATTAGGATTAGGATACTATTCGTCATCAACTTCATCACGTAGGGATTTTATTTCAGATAATAAATTTTCTAACAGAGTAAGACTGATTCTAGCATAGGCTTCATCTGGTATGGGACCATTCCTATCAATATTTTCAAAAACTAAACATGACCATCTCCTTTAATGTTCAATACTATATACAAAATATAGTTTAGATTTTAAAGAAATTTAGTATTTCATTTTGATATTTTCTGGAGAGATACCTTTTTCAAGATAATAAAGAGTAGCTTCATTACATATTTCTGATAAAATTCTCAATGCTTCTAGAACTGTATCTCCAACTGAATTTATAGGAGAATCTTGTATTGAAATATGGAATCCACCACCTTCATTTTTTGATAAACTCTGAATTATAAGAGGATGGGAAAATTTTCGTACCACAGCATCTAAATCTACACTTCCAGGCATTGTAGTTATAGAAGAATCATTACCATTAAGATTATTGATAATACCTTCAATTTCTTCCACAACACCCTCACCACCCTTAGTATTCAAATGTTCTACTGTTAAATCAGAAATATTTTTTTGTAATTCTAATTCACATCCTTTCGGAACACATTGATAAGCACATGCTCGTAAACATTCTAAATCTTGGATGGTATCACCACAATACAACGTATGTTGCAGTTCTTCTTTTGAAAAGATACAATTTAATTGTTCTAATTTAGTCTGATCATAATCAACATATGTGGAATAACACCCAACAGTATTTGCATATTCTTGTAAACATATACTGCTACAAGAGAGTAAATGAACATTTACTCCTTTTTTCTGTAGACGATGTATAGCATCATAATCACGACAATGAAAAGATTTCGTTACTTCACCATTCATTGAGAGATGATACAACCCATTGGTAAGGACACCATCTACATCTAACACTAAATTTTTTACTCTCATACTTTTTTTCTCGTACTTAAATTAAGTAAAAATGCTTTTTTCATACTATCAACTCCACAGATAAGTGTACACCATTATTCATGTGTTACATATCCAAGACCTATCTCTTATATCTAGTATACAAAAATTTTCACTGTGCTTTAAATTTTTTATTATTCAGTGTAGTATATTATATGAGGTTGCTCCGTCAACAAAAAAAGTTCATAAGCAACGCAGTATCCAGTCAATTCCTACCTTTTGGAGCAACCTCATTTTTTAAAAAAAATTATGACTCATAAAACAAAAAATATGAGACACAAACCATTTTATGTCTCATAGATGGGACACAAAAATTAAAAACGGATATTTGTGAATATTTTACGAAGATACCCAATATTATTAGATGGATTGGGTAAACGTCTTACAGATTCTACTCGATAGTTAAGACCTCCAAATTTATTTGGATTATCCCAACATATTTTCCTTAGTTTAGCAACTATATTTTCTGCTAAACACTCATTTGTTACCCAATACTCAACATGGTCATTAAGACAGATCAAATAAATAATATCCGTTTCTTCAGTATATTTCGTAACCTGGCTTTTTGAAAACCACATACTTGTTTGATCAGGATTATCACATGGACCATCGAAATAATCTAACTTAACCAAACACTGGTTTTTATAAGCTCCTATGAGCTTACCAGGAACTACCCTTAGATTATTAGCATGGTGATCTGACCCTCTTTGCACTAATACTCGTGTTCCAAAAAGCATGATATACCTCCTATTATGATTTAATACACATACAGGTATACAAAATTGAATAATGATTTTAAAGATTATTTTTAAGATTATTGATGTACATACTCAATTGATAGATATTCCACGTCTTCTTCAATACCTTCACAATAATTACAGTTCTCACAGCCTTTACAATTCCTACAATGTAAACAATCTTTGCAATTAGTACAAGTTCTGCAAAAAGAACATGCTGAACAATTAACACATTTTACACAATTAACACAGTACTCGCAATCTGTACAATCTTTACAGAAGTCACATATTTTACAATTTGTTAAATTTGTACAGAAACAACAATCAAGACAATTCTTACAATTAATTAATGTAAGTGATAGTTTCTCAGCTTCTTTTTTAGAATAAACATAACATTTCCATTTATTATTATTTTTATCTACCCAACAATCATTTTCTTTTTTTAAAGATATTATTTTCTTTTTTGAAATAACTTTTTCATCATATTCTTCAGACCAATGAGCATTTACAAACATAGTATATCTCCTTTAATCTATTATACTATTCATTTTACTTTCATATTTCATATATGAAAGTGCTGCACAAGAACTACAATTAAAGACACATATACAATTATCACAATCATTTGACTTTTCAGCTTCTAAACAATTGAAACAATTAATACAAGAAAGACATTTAGTACAATTTACACACTTTTCACAATTTTTGCATGTAACACAATACACACATTCAACACAGCTTACACACAAAATTAATCGGGTACAATTCACACAGTGTTGGCAATATTTGCATTCTTTGCTGTGAAAGGTTCCCATACAATCTTCACATCCTACACAATTTATACACCTAGTACAATTTGTGCAGAATTTACAATTCTCACAATTTTTACAATTCACAAGAGATTTGGATAGTTTTTCAGCTTGTTTCTTAGAAAATTCCCAACCAGACCAAGTATTATTGTTCTCATCCACCCACCAATGTGCATCTCCCCAAATAAATTTTTTTGTTACTTTTTTCATTTTACCCTCAAAAATTCTCTTATTTAATCGTCTACGTTAAAGATTCTATAATAGAATACAAATTTAATTGTTAATTACAAAATAAAATTTGTATTATCCTATTAGGAGGAAAGTAATGAAAATTATGCATATATACAGTTATTTCATAGTTAGATACAAAAACAACAATTTAGATATACCAATTGCTATAGTAGTGCAATTCATGGGTAGAGATAAATTGTCTATCCAATGTATTGAAACATCTGATGAGGAACTTAAACTTATTTTAAATACTCTGAAAGAAAAAATTACACTAAGAAATTTTTTAAAATATATAGTAGAGAATAAATATCTTTCATACATATCTGATAGTTATATAGGTGGTATTGGAGAAAATTATTTAGACATTGTAGAGAAACTTTATGGAGAACATATAGGAAAATAATCATGTATCATAAAATGATCTCGTACTTTCATAAGTATAATTCCTAAATTATTTGATCCAACTCCATTGGATACTCCCCAAAAAGTATCATTCCAACCATTACCTTCAATCAATTTTTTAGGATAAGTGCTGAGTAAAAGTTCTTTTAAAGGTGTGTATCTGAATTTCTTATAAATAACCATTTCCATTATATTTAATTTAATATCTTCCCAATCTTCACGTAATATTACTTTACGGCCAAGTTTCTTAGCTTTGTATGGGTTAACTTTTGAAATCTGTATACGAGCTTCTTTATCCAATGTTTTCATTGCCTGAAAAGCATTTTCTGATGTGTAGTATAGAATAGATTCAACTTGAATAGGATGTTGTAACGGGTAAAAGTTAGACAGGAATCTATACTCATTTTGAAACTCACATATCATTTCATACAACCTTTTACTGGTTTATCTTGTTTTTCTTAAACATTTTTACCTACTCTATCACATCAGTAATGTATCTGAAATTATTTTCTTCAATCATAGCTTCAAGTTTACAGCGAGCACATGTGCAATCCTCATACACATTAATACATACAGGACTTAATAAGTTCAATAAGATAATGAAATTAGGGTTTGATTTAATCAAATAATTAATAGATTTTTTGCGTTGTTCTTCTAAATTAGATATCTCTTTTCTTAAAGAAGAAGACATAGATTCTTTTATAGTAGCTACTCTAAGGTAACTTAACTCCTCGTCAAATATTTCAATATTCTTATAATGTGCTTTTGTCGTATCTCTCTTATTCACGACACACCTCCTATAAACGTAGGATACAATAGATTTTACAGTACTCAAAATTATATAATCGTGTTATATATAACTAATATATGTTTCTTCATAATGAACTTTCTTACTAAGGAGCGATTCCTTCATCATAATTAGCACCCATATTTTTGCGCCATTTTAAGTATTTTTTAGACGGAGCACCTAAACTACATCGTAATTCTGTATGCCCATTACTCCAAGACGCCATACTAAAGTAAACTTTTGTCCCCATTAAAATTCGCACTACCTGATCTATTACCCAATCTTTATGATGGGAACCATCAATGCTCCCATAATCTTCAATCAATTTGATTGCGAGATGTTTCGGCTTATAATCAGCATATGCAGTTCCATTAATATTGACAGCTTCTACGCCCAAGAATCCTTCCATTTTTATATCCCTATTTTGTTGGTTATTATAAATGATTATTTTCACCAAGCGCCTCTCTTATTTCTTTGCTCTCCAACATCTCAAATGCCTTACTTAACTCAAAACGAGACTCACTAGATACATATTAGGATTATTGATACTCTTAATATTACCTTCAAGTTCTTCAACAATACCTTCACCACCATTACGTTTAAGGACTGTGAATTCTAATCGTAATGGATATTCTGCATTTCTAGGGACAAAAGCATAACCACATGTTCTCAAACAATCTAAATCGTGAAGAGAATCACCACAATACAAAGTTTGAGTCAATTCTTCTGATAGACGGTTACTCAACATATCAATTTTTTTCAATTTAAAATCTACATGAATAGCTTCACAACCTACTGCATCAGCATAGTATTGTAAACAATGAAAGTCATTTGATAATAAAATAACAGTTATACCAATATGTTGAAGACGATGTATTGCATCATAATCTCTACAATTAAATGTTTTAGTGATCACACCATTATCAGACACATGAAAATGTCCATCAGTGAGTACCCCATCAACATCAAGTACTAAATTTTTTATCATAACCACTCTCACATCATTTTTGAAAATTCCATGGTGAGATTATCTAACCATTTCTTATGAGTTTCTAATAACTTTTTCTTTTTATCTAGTTCAAATTCTATTGAAGAAATTTGAGTACTTATTATGGATATATCACGTTCTAAATCTGATACACCATCTTTCACTGCATCTTTCTTATTATAAAAAAACGTATAATTATTGAGAGCAATACCATCATAGGTTATATCTGATTTACTATCCGGTTCAGCATAACTTTCTGTAATACCACCTTCTAAATTGTAAAAATAAACAGGAACCATGCCATCAATAGGGTCATCATTGTCAATTATCTCTTGTAATATTCCAGTATCAATTAATTCCTTTAATTTATCCCAAATACCTATTAACTCAGAATCTCTTGAACTATGAGGATCACTTGATAATGCATATCTCATAGCTAATGTACGTACATCTACCGAAATCAAATCATACATATATGATGAACCTATACATATCTTCCCATTATGAAGATGAGTGGGACGTGTAGTGTTAAGTAATGACTTTAATCTACGTATTTGCATAGCATTCTCCTAATTTACCAAAATCTACTATGAAATTCTGTGCTTGGTTCCTGCTTCAATGAAGCTGTTAACGATACTATTTACTTGCTTAACGAAAGATTGTCTTCATATTATTCTGTTTCCCGATCATAAGCACATAATCTTTCAATATAACATTTTAAAGGGTAGTAAGCACATTGATTTATAATAGATTTCTCCAAAAAATCATGCCATTTATTTTTAACAGAATAGTAATTTTCTTCCAATTCTTTATTTTCTGATAGAATATTTAAAATAACATTCAATTCTTTTATTTTTTTCTTAAACTCATCAATTTTATCAACCAAAGTTTGAGTCACTATTGGGTTATGAAAATTTTCAGATCTAATTTGAGTACCATCATTGTATATAACAAATATATGATCTCTATCGGTTAATTCACTGAAATTGTCTATATAGTGATAATATTCATTTAAAGATTCAAATTTTGATTTTGAATCTTTAAATTTTAATACAGACAATAAATCCTGAATCATCACCATATCTATGGTACATCGGGCAATTTCTTCTAAAATAATATCTGAAAGCATAATTTAATCCTTTATTATTGTAGGAAATTTAATATGCGTGCATTGAACAGTATCGAACTCTTTTTTTGCTTGGTAATAACCATATACCATACCGATTAATGTAGTGGTTGTGATTATAAAAACTTGACATAGAATTACTATAAACAATTCACTCATAATCTATACTTCTCCTTAAAAGTGTCTTCTGAAGAATCACCACTCATCATATAATCATAATCATAAAGTATTTCAGATAACTCTCTCATTTTAGAGAGAGTTTTTTGCATGAACTCTATGGTTAATTCACTCAATTGGGAATTATCACATTTTATATCAGTTTCAATTTGTTCGATCATATCGTAGATATAATGGTTTTTGTAATCAAAATGTCCACCACTCATAAAAACCTCACTTTCTATGATAGAATACAAAAAATTTTAAAATGTTTTAAAGAGATTATATACCATAGAGAATATAATAATTTTGAACGAATTTCAAAGCATGCTCATCTATTACTTTTTGTTCATATAAATATTGAATATCTCCATTTGACATTGCAATACTCAAATCACGATTATCTTCAACTGCATTCCAAATAGACATGAGTAGTGAACTTAAATCTTCATCTGTATAGTTATTTATTAGATTTCCTTTAGGATATGTAAATGTGATCATAGTTACCTCCACAGTACAATAGAGGTATAAAAGTATTATTTTTTGACAAGATTAAAATTTTTAGCTTATATCTAAAGAAATGTCAATCAACAGCAACGGTAAGATTCAATCCCATTGCACTTGCAGGGCTTACACTATAATTCCCATGGCCATGAAAACTTTCATAATCCAACGATTCAGCAATTTCATTTTCCCATTCACGAATAGCCTCATTTAAACTATCCACATCCCCTGGTTCTAACCGTCTTGGATTAAAAGGTGGTCTACCACCTTCAAATTTATAGTGATCATCATCATCCATATAGTCATACCAAGACTCCACTGCACTTACAGTATCATCCCAGTCATCATATTTTTCAGTAGCATTACCATCTGAAACAGTATATTCTGTTGGGTCGTCTTGTGTGAGAATTTTCTTTTCAGTCATATTCTCAATGGCCTCATTTATATCTTCTTCATAATCCTCTGGATCATCACCAGACGCTACAATTAATTCTCGGATATATTCACGAGCGGCCTCTTCTGGCCAATGTCGGAAGTCGGCTACTTGATACGATGTGGGTTCCCCGTCGAATAAAATAGTGGATGACGCTTCCGAGAAATCTCCAGAAAATTCGTAATCATCACCAAAAATTTTAAATTTGTACGAAGTCATAGATGATTCTTTAATACTTCTACTGATTTTTTTTAATTCTTTGCTTAACATTTTTTAACTCCTTGTTTTAATTTAATACCACATATAAAAACATATTAAAAACTATTTAGTTATACTTATATTTTTTATAACTAAATTTGTTTCTTTTAAAAATATAGATACAATAGTAATAGCATATTCGGTAGAACTCGTTATTATTTCAGTACTTGATCCATCATTAAATGTAAATTTATGTGACATATCGACCTCATATCGTGTATGGTACATATACTCATAGATATACAAAATATAAGGGAGAATATAAACTATAAATAAAAAATAAGTTGTGCTCGGCGCGTCACAGATACTAAGCCTCTATGCGGGCGTTGTTACTGCAATCCTAAATAATAAACCCCCATTTTTCAAAAAGTTCATATGTGCAATTATATGCATCTTCTTTTGTAACAGAACCGAGACCTTTTTCTTTTGCTAACAATTCTAAAATCTCTTTATTAATTTTAACTGCCATTAATCTAGTAGATGTATCCATCATGGTCAATATTTCTTTATCAGATAAATGAGTTTCAAATACGTAAAGAGTTTCCTCAAACATTTCTAAGATTGTTTTCTCTGGGCAATTCTCAAGTAAAGATTTATAATATTCAATCATTTCATTTTTTATTTTTGTAGACATGACGACACATACCTTTCATTTATTATAGTTATTCTCACACAATTAAAACCACTCATGTAGATACAATACTTGATTTAAAACTATTTAAAAAACTCATTTTCTATTTTAAAAAACTCATTTTCTTTTTTAATTTTATTTATCATAAAAGACTTACAAGGATGCCATTCTTCGCAACAATAAGAAGTATCAAATCGAAAAAAATCTTTCCTGGCATGTTTCACACATTCTACTTTTTGACTGTTACTTTTAGAAATACGTGTGTATCTACAATTCTCACAGCCAACAAAGATATATAATGGATGAGATGAATGCATACTATTTCTCCCAAGAAGACACAATTTTCTTAGTAAGTCTAACAGCATCATCCATTGCAGAATCATAATCTACATAAGGAAATTTAATGATTTTAAAAAATATGTCTTTATTCAAATTTATGATTTCTGACATATACGTTTTATTTGGTGGTATATTTTCAGATGTATTTTCAGATGGTATAACTAGATATTCACTGAATTTTTCTAACATATTACCAACTATCGTATTAATATCTACTTCACCAATAGCATTTACTATGGTATCTTCAAAATATTGGAGCATACTTTTTTTCAAGTGATTTATTGAAATATATTCAGCCTTTAATTCATCATTAAGCTTAATATTTGATTCATCGGTATGTTCTACCATATCTTTTATAAGATCATTAACAGAATTGTATGTCATGTCATTCTCCTATTTTTGGTTAATATTTCTGTGTTATCTGTTATATCTCAATTCAATTAAAAACATTCTCACACAATATACAAAGTTTTACCCCAAGATCAAGGGAAATTTTTATCCATCACAGAAGTCGCATTATACTCTGTGTGATGTATATAATCATTAAGGTCATTTTTTATATTGAGTATACGCTTATCTATTATGGACATAGCTTGCATACTGTAGATACTCATTAAAAATGATTCTAACAGCTCATACCAGACAGGAACAATTAAATAATTTGATGCAGATAAATATTGTTTTATAATAGTTATAATTTCATTTAAACTTTCATTATGTTTCAGCATTGGAAACCACCAACGAAGTTAGTGGAGGAAATGCTGTCCTTTTTGTTAAATAGTTGTTGATATTCTCTTTTTTAACTGTTAAAATAATATACATGAATAGTATACGAACAGTCAAGTTAAAACTTACATCCTCTCATCCCAAGTTGGAATCTATTTGTTCCAACTATTTAGAAGCTGCAAATTGGTTATCTGAGATTATTTATCAAAGACAGTTAATCCAATCACCTGTGAAGCTCCACGGTGAGTTTTACTCTACTATTCGAGGAATGTTTGATCTTCCATCTCAAGTTGTCTGTTCTCTCTTCCGAGCAGTGGTTGGTTCCTACAAGGCTGCGAGGAAAAAGAAACACAAGTTAATTGTATACAAGAAGCAATCCGTTCCACTGTGTTGGACTAAAGACTTTAACATTACGGAACGTAAAGGTTTTACAGTATTTAACGTTCCATCTATTTATCAATCCAAGTCCATCCCCGAAGGTAAGTGGTGCGATTCTAAACTAAAAAAGATTGGCAAATCCTGGTATATTTGCCTCTGTGTTAAAGTAAAAATCCCAGAACCTAAATCTTCGGGTGTGGTCGCAGGTATAGACAGTGGGATTAAAAATATTTGCACTGTCTGGACACCAAAAAAAACTCTTTTTGTTTCAGGTTCTTCGTTGAACGAGAAGCGAAAGCGTATTCGTCAGGTTCGAAGTAAAGTCGCTAGTGTTGGTACTCCTTCTTCAAAGAAGTTGCTTAAAAGGTTAAGCCAGAAGGAGTCATCCGTAACACAACAGCACCTACACGTTGTCTCTAGGAGATTGGTAGACTTTGCTGAACAGATGAACGTTTCAACTCTCGTTTTCGAGGACTTGAGAGGTATTAGGAAAGGATCCGAGAAGAAAGCTAAACGAATGTCTAAAGAAAATCGAGCAACTATCTCTCGTTGGCCCTTCGCTCAACTCCAGTTTTACGTAGAATACAAAGCAGCGGCCAAAGGCATTTCCGTTGAATATGTAGATCCGAAGTTTACTTCTCAAGAATGTTCAGTTTGTGGATACGTTCATAAAAGTAATCGAAAAGGTATTGATTTTATTTGTAAAAACTGTGGTCATCAAGACCACGCAGATCGTAATGGAGCTATCAATATAGCTTCTCGATCTATTCCTCGTGGGTACACTCATGAGGAACGAGCGGTTGTCAATCCGCTTATAGTAGCAGATATTTAGCTACAAGCCACCGACGAGGTCGGTGGTAATTGACTATTCTGTGAGTATATAATCTCATCATGTATTTCCATTTTAATGATCCTACATTTGATTCCTTAATTTACTTAATTTTTTCAGTATCTTATAATGTTGTGATGCTTTTTTGCGGTGTTGATGAGAAACTAAAGGTGGAAAATATTGAGTTCCAAACTTATCTATTTTAGTCTCTCTTTTACCAACATTAGAGTAGATCACTTCACGTGTGTAAAAAGTATTTGGAGTAAATTTTTCATAATCAAAATCGTTCATAGGGATATCCTTTCTTTAAGATTGTTTATAATAGATCAATTTGTTAATATCTTCTTTATCTTTCTTTCTTGAAACTTTATCATTATTTATTTTACGTTTTCTTTTTTGCTTATTCAATCTCCCATCTATTTTTTTTATTTTATTTTCAAATTTATCTTTACCTCTAAATCTTAGAGGTACATGACGATCAGAATACACAGTCCTAATACAATTTAAATAAGTATCATAATATACTACTATTGATATTTTGAATACTGGGACATACACTGAATAAACATCTACTACATTCACATCATCAACCACAGGTTTAGAATATAGAAAATGCACTTCCTTTTCTTTATTCTTTATAAGTCTACATATATAGTCGTGAGTTTTTGAAGTAAGTTTCACTCCCAACCGTTCTTTTGCCCGTTCTTTTGCGTGTCGCATATATCGTAACCGAAGATTATCTAATTTTAGATTACGTGCTAATATTTCTTTAAATGCTGAAGAAAGACATATTTTAGCTTGGGCTATATATGGTGCATAGCAATACCATAAATCTTTCTCTTTCACATCACATAAATTTGAATACCATAATATAAGAGCATTATCTGTAATATGTTCAATATACATATACTTAAATAGTATTTCAGGTACATCTAATAAAGAAATGTTTCTATTTATGCATTCTACTTGAGCCATGCATAAAGATTCAATTAAATCAATGCGGTGTGTAAGAGTAAATTCTCCCCTAATATGATGAAGAGAATCTAATACTTCTCTGTTAGTTTTATCACTGAGTGTCATTACATGTCTCACTTTTAATACTCTCAGCAATAAAAATATTCAATTGTGATTCTATTTTCTTTCTATCTTCTATTGAAAGAAAAGTATCACAATCAGGGTCTACTTTTAATGCTGATAAACCTATAGAAAATGTATCCCCACACAATGAGCATTTAAACCCTACAATACGTTTAAAAGCATCATCACAACATGACATGCTACATTTTTCATAATCTGGATGATCACGATGGATACGATAATGAATTTTACACATATCCAATAATTCTTTTACACTTTTAAACATTTACATCTCCATACAATTCCTGTGAATAATCAAAACAATAGGAAAGAGACTTCATAAATTCTATATCTTTAAAAGTCAATTCCAAATTATGTGGTGATAATATATAAGAATCATTTAAAAGCATAGACATTTTTTTACGATCATTAACGGATTGAAAAAATTTATTATATGGGTCTTGTTTTATTTTAGACAAAGATATTACAGTTTTCATACCACAGACATCGCATGAAAATCCAACAGTTCGATTAATAACAGAATCACATGGTCTAATACCGTAAAAATTTTCACCATGAATAAAACTATGTTCAAACCAATATTCAAACATATCTTGAGCTGCAACAAATTGAAATTCACCATTAACTTCTTCTTGTAAATTTGTTACATAAACCCCAAGATTAGAACCCGATAGGGTAAATTTTATTTTTTGTGAACCCTTCTTTATAATAAAATCATACATTGATTCATTATTAAATTTTGAATTTTCTATAGATAAAATTTCAGAACCACGTAAAATTGTCAGTAATCTATCTTCACCCACTACAATATGTTGACAACATTTGTCATTTGTTCTATGGAAATGTTCTATCCAATCCCCCATTTTTGAAACACCATATGTAAAATCATAATATTTTGTACCTTTTTGTATGAGGAATTTTAAAGCAGAATGATTTGTCATCTGATAAATATCAATTATTTTTGATTGGTTCAACATTTCTGGTAATGTTTTTCCCATGAAAATCTCCTAAAAAATATTCATTCATCTACAGTATACAAATAATTATAAATTATTCAAACATAAATTAATGTTCATAATATTACATATTTATAAATGTATAGATATATAATGGTTTTAACATGTTAAAATACTTAAAATATAATCATTATTTTTTTATAATTCTAAGAGAAAAGTGCCCGTGGGTTGGCGGCACGGGCATGAACAAAAAAACTTTTCTTGATATGGAAGATGCCAACCACACTTGAGATTCAATGGTGGACCAGGAGGGATTTGAACCCACAACCCACTGATTATGAGTCAGTTGCTCTAACCATTGCGCTACCGGTCCACATACAACGCTTGAACATATTGAACATACTCTTCATAAGTTACTGATACATTATTTAAACGGTCCAACTCTTTAGCTAAGAGTTCATCTGTATACCGTTTATGCTTCTCACATATACTTGAAATATTCTCTTCAGTCAACTTTAAAAGAATACCTTCGTTATCTTTTCTTTGATCGGTGATACTAACCCCAATAGGATTATTATTATCAAATATAACTACCATAGACAATCCTACTGGGTGTAGAACTCTCCTATTTATTTCTAATAAATAGCCACCTTCAACAAATTCATTCCAATCTAACATAGGTAGTTTTTGGGCTTCTTCAGAATTATATTCTTGAATTTCCTGCACAAACATGTCCTCACCTTTTACGTGATGATATTTACTCATCTTCTCCAAATTGTGATTTGTATTTTTCTATCAAATCTTCTAACTTATTACCTATAGAACCCCATAATACTTTATGTAATTCATATGCAGTTTCTTGGGTACCTGATATGTATGGTACATGCCATGATTTTCGTAAACGGTGCATTTGATAATTCAATATAGTAAATTCATATAAAGGTTCAATAATACCATCTGGATTATCCATGAATTTTTCTAATAATGTAACAAAAAATTTTGAATGTGTCAATTCCATATGGGGAAGATACATCAACATATGCTTTCTCATCAATATGGGGAAGATACATCAACATATGCTTTCTCATCAATGAATTTTCTGGGATATCTTTTAAAAGTATTTGTGTAGATTTGAAATAATCTTCAAATGATTCTTTAGTAATAGTATGTGATGGGTTGTTTATATATTCTTTAATAATGGCATTATATATATTATCGTGTATCATAACATAATTTACATTAGTTAATTTAAATTCTCCCTTTGTATATGTTAAACCACCTCTATGTATACTTTTAAGTGCATCTAATAGAGGCAAACCTAATAAATCAGTTATAGATTCTAATGCAACCAATTGTGTTTGTAAAAGGTTCCCATTATTAGTGTCAATAACTATACCACCATAATCATTATATTTGCCTTTAATAGGTAATGATATAGGCATGGATTTTTCTGTAATCACATGCTCTTCATTTGGTAAATCAAAAAAATGATGCACATCTGCAACTATAAATAAAACAATGTCATCTCCATTTGTTATAGGAAGATTTGAAAACATACATGTTTCATTCCAACATCCCATCATACACCTCTACTACATAGCTAGAAATAACTGTAAATTAATCTTTTGTTTCTGTTAGTGATGTAACTCTTGTTCAAGAGCTAATTGCATCTTTAATTAATTCATTTTCATTTTCATTTTTCTTTTTCTCTTTTTGAACAAATAAACCTCTATATTCTAAAGGTGCATCAGGAATAGTTATAGTATCACCTTTTTTGGCTGCATCTGCAACATGTAACACTTGGTCTAAACTTCTCCCTTCAGTGTCTTTCACTAGTTTCTTTATCATAGTTTTACTAAGATGTGAAGAAGAGAATATTTTAGTACGAATTTCTAAATTTGGATAATCAACACATACAATATGTTTAAATCTTGAAGGTCTATCTTTTAATGCTCCATCAACAAGATCAATATTATTTGCAGTGAGGATATAAATAGCTTTTTTAGGTGAAGCATAAGACCCATCTAGTACATTCAAAATTCCATCAAATGAAAAATCACAGTCTTCCATCACAGGTTCACGTTTATTAAAATACGAATCAAAATCTTCCATAAGAATTATACACGGACCTTTAACTCGACCAAACATACCAATAATATCTATATTAGTAGAGTCTTTTTTCAAAAGAAATATATATATTGGTAATCTATATTTCTTTGCTAAATATCGTACATAATGGCTTTTACCATTACCTGGTGGTCCATATAAGATAATACCAAATTTTTCTTTATCACCATTAATTACTCTTCTCACATCAATTTCAATACTATCATATTTATCATCACATAAATAAGTATCTTCATTATCAACATCAATTGATCCTATATGATTACTATCCCAAGGACACATCAGATAAATTGGTATTGTTTGATCTGGTGTTATTACTAATCTATGCGATATGTCTTCCAAAAAACTAGATTTGAATAATCTTGGTATATAAATATATGATTGATAATCAGATGAATTTCCCCATCCTGATAGCATTTTATCTTGAACATTAACATAGAATGGGATATTAGATAAATTTGAAAATGCTTCAAAAAATGTTATTCCTTTTCCAAACACTAACTCGTCATTTATAATAAATGACATTTTACTTTTTTTTACAATATCGTATATTAATTGAGTCTGAGATTTATTTAATTTTACTTTTACAAATGAAGAATGTTTTATCATTTTAAAAAATGAATTAATTAATTTTTGGTTGGTACGTGTCATTAAATCAGATTTTAGTTTATTAAGAAACATAGTATTCACCTTTCTAAATATTTGAGAGTCACAAGTATATGGTATGGATCACCCATATTTTATATTTCAGAGTATATTACAAAAAATGAAAAATTATTTTAAACGGGAGAGTATTCGTGAGACTATTTTGTTGGATTCTTCCATACCATCATTGAAATATTTCTCTTCTTCTTTATCAATCATACGAAGAGCTTTTTCAAACTCTCCAGTGTGCACTTTTTCTTCATTTGCTACATCTTGAAGAATCTTTGTGATATCTTTGTTATCACAAGCATCAGCTAAAGCTTCATAGAAATGGGTAGCTTCCAATTCTGCTGATTGGGCCATACGTAATGCTCGTGATAACTCTCGATCAGTTAATTTACGACCTAATTCTTTAATTTTAAAAGGATCTAAAAATTCTGCCATATCAGTCTCCTATAATAAATTACATAAAGAATTAAATATAAAATAGTTATTGATCTATAAATATAGCATCTGACATAAATTTAATTGTAGATTGAGGTGGGTTTTGAGTTGTATCATATAGAATGACAAAAACACCTATCTCATCAAAATTACCAATTAGATATTTCTTAGGTGGTTCACTTGAATATGTTTTCTCGATTTTTTTATGATATTTAATTGGTATTTTATTCTTCACGTAAGAAAACAACATATCACTAGGATTGAGCACATATTTTTCTAATTTTGATAACCATATATTTTCGTCACATCGTGGTATTTTTTTAATAATTGAATATCCATCACGAGATAACACTTCTCGAATATTCCATAGATTATTAATTTTATTTGTAGACATATCATAAGATATAGGTGCTGATATTGAGATATAAGGGTCATTAAATTCACCTGATACAAAATATGGGGATGTATCTATAATATCTTTCAATGAAGCATTTGGAAGCACAAAGTACCCAAAATGATCATCTCGTGTAATGATACCTTCTTCAATTTGTGATAAGTCTAAATATTGTAATTTATAACTGGAATCATCACCCCATATACACCCTGCCACAAAACCAAATTTACCTTCTAACCCATCACTCTCATCTTCAAATGTATAAGGCACATAATATTCTACAGGACAAAATATTTTTTCCTTCTCAACTGCAATGACCTTACATGATGGGAGTCTCATTACAGAAGTTTTAGAATAATGACTCGAAAACAGAGCATAATCTCTCCATATGCCATTTTTATCTTTCTGTTTAAATGGGTGAAAAGTTTTATATAATTCACAATAATTACGTTTATACTCACCTATTTTTTTCTCATCATGAAATATAGATATTTTCAAAGTATCTATACTATTTGACTTTATTGCTTCCGTATTTACCCAAAACATTTTTTACTCCAAAAACTTGACAATATTACTACAACCATATATTCTCGTACCATAACGAACGATGTCATACGACATCATAGGAGTCTATAATGGAAATTAAAATCACCGAGAAAGAGTTCAAATCTCTCAGTCAAGATGCTCAAAAAGAACTTATCACTCTCCTTTATGGAGAATCACCTGCTATGGTACTCCATCATAAGCCTATAAAACACTGTTCAATTAATATTGAACAAGCAAAAAGATTATACTCTTCTTTATCTGAAAAGTCACGAAAATTCCTGTTAATGTTTGGTAGTTATTCTACTAAAGAAGATATTAACAAACCATTGAGAAATAATACTCGAATAGGGATGGTGTATGTTGAAGATATCTGCAAACGATTAAAAATGGACAATCCTAGAAAATTATCTGGCATTCAAAGTGGTATCACAAAAAGATTACGATCTATTGTAGGAGATCAAAATGCATATCTCTTAGAATATGATCACAATACTACTGTAAAAGATGAACGTGGAAATTGGATTGATGGAGCATTTTGGGTAACAGAAGAAACATGTAATGTATTAATGGAATTAGAACATCAACTATCTAGTTCTGTCTGAAAGCCATTGCATCATGTACAAGGTCATATTCATTACCATCATATGGGCTTAATGTATTTCCTAAACCATCAGTATCAATGACATATTCAACAATAGCTTCCATATCAACATAATCTTTAGCTATATTAGCAGCCTCTTCATCACCAAAATTACTCTTATAATAAGATAGACCGCCTTCACCTTCATCAATTTTTGAATCTACCATTGATTCAACAAGGTCATCATCATATTGATCAAGATCATCTTCATAGTCACTGTAATCAACATCACTATCAATAAACCCATATTCTTGTAATATTTCAAATTTTTCACTATCTCTCATGTCACTGACATAAGACTCATCCATTTCAGTATATATTTCCCTGAAATAGTCCTCTAATTTGGATTCATCTAAATAATTTTCCCAACCATTGATTCCAGTAATACCTACATCATCAATGAGACTTTCAATTGATTCTTTTGCAGCTTCTTTTGCAGAATCAGTATCTTCAAATATTTGATACTCTTCTCTACCAAATTCAACTGTCATTGGCCAATCATCACTAATATTGGAGATATCATCTAATGAATTCTGTGTTTCTTTACAGAGATCTTCAACAATATCTGCTTGCTTATCATCAAGACCATATTCTTCTTTTATAGACTCAATGGTTACTTCATCATCATCGGCTTTTTTCTGATTAAATTCTGACATAATTTTCTCCTATGATTATATAATTACCCTACCAATGATAGAATATAAAACAAATATTTATTTTATTTTATTTTAATCTCTTCTCTATTTCCATTACCATTTTTATACCATATTGACCACATTTTTCTTTTATTTCATTACGATCAATACCTAATTTTTTTTCATATAAGTCTATGCGATTATCCAGCATATCAGATGATAAAGCTTCTATATAATCCGTTTTACAGCTAGGACATACAGATTCTAATAAAAAGTTCTTACCACAAATCCCACAAACCCACATCTGCTACTTTCCTGGTGAACACAAGTGCTCATCCTGAAATTCCTGCTTCATTGACAGTGGTTTCACACCATCTCCACAGGCTTGACTTTCCGATTAACCACCCATAACACACCTCATGAGAGATGTTCTTTAATATGATATGATAAAAATTTTATTGATTATTTAAAATAAGAGAGAACTTCTTTCAATTCTTTTTCACGTAAACTACATAATGTGTAAATGCAATCATCAACTGTAGTTTTTTCTAATTTATCAGTCACAGTGTTTTCTGTATCTGTATCTGTATCTGTATCTAAATTATTGCTGAAATATGGTTTTAAAAGTTCGTCAAAATCATCTAACTCTTGTTGTGAAAATGTTTCAAAACCACTATCTTCAGATTTTGGAAATAATTTACCAGTACTATATATATGTTTTTGTTTATCTACTGGTTTCATTTTCAGAAGTTTGATATTGAATTTAGGTTTATCAATGCGATTTCTTTTGAACCAACCGAACATGTTACACCTCCGTGATTAAATTCTCTTCTATATCAATGTGTTTTTTAGTTTTAAATGATTTTAATTGTATGGAAATACTCTTAGAAATAAAAGCATACTCTTTATTTTCTAAAGGTGTTTTTGATAAAATAGCATCTGCTATTTTATCAATATCGCTTTTTGGAACTTTGATATTTAATTTTTGAGACTCTGCTAATACCATCTTCCGCACACTCTTCACGTACATTTAGAATTTCCCTTTCACAAATTAAAATATTTAGACACAGAATCATATAGATGTTCATCTCTTTTCATAGATGTAACATAAGATATATCACCTAAAGAGTCAATTGAAAAATATAGGGTATTATCATTAAAAAATGAAATCCCACCATTCAGACATATCACATATTGACTTAAATTAAGAATGATCTTTGATTTGTAGTTTAAAGAGTCACAAAAAATACGAAATAATTTTGAAGATATATAATAATCAAGGATAAATTGGTCACTACCGTTAAAATACACGGCACCATATTTATTTAATGAAAAATTAACATTACCCACATTATTACAAAAACAAACCTTATCAAATGTTATCTTAACATTTAATCCATTATACTCAAATTCATGAAATTCTTTTCCAGGATAATATGTTTTCCATTGATCAAAATCAAAACTATTTGAAACGTTATATCCTTCCTCTGTTTTTAACCACTCCAAACATTCAATTAAGTACCCCATATCATCATCATTAGATGGAATAGGCAGTACTACTGGTGCTTGTGACCATTTATTAAAGCATAGCGCATTATCTGCAAGGATATACCCAGAATAATGACTCTCAGGAGTTGGAGTCATTGACATGATTCGTAACACAGAATTCTTTTTTGAGTATGCTTCTTTGTAATATGTATTCTTACTATTACATTTTGTATTACGTATTGTAGTTTCAAAGAGATAACCATGATCTCTCAATACAGAAAGCATATGGTTAAAATCTTCTAATAAATGTACATGTTTTTTCCAGTTCATAACTCACTTTATACAAAAATTTCCATAGATTTTTAAGTAAAAAGGGAGTTATGAAACCGAATCGTATCCGTCATCGGCCATAACTCCCATTTTAGTATCATCTTACAGATGATTAATAATATTTTTACTCGATCCTATTAAATACTCAATATTGATGCATAACAATAAGACATTGATGTGCTGACCATTGCACTACCCCACCATAAATGGAGGCGGGGATAGGACTCGAACCTATATCTTCAACATAAGGTTGCATTCAACATGGTACCTTTTTCTTGGACGTTGTAAATAAAACTGTGGATTCAATAACAGTAGCCATACAACATAATTCCATAGAGTTGTCAGAATAAAAATCTCTATGTGATAACACTAACACCATACACTAAATCCACTTTCAAAATTAACTATTAATAAAATCAAAAATCTTACGACCAATTTGATCCTTGCTTACTTCTACATTATTAGCACGTTGACGAGCTTTTTTTGCTGATTGAATCAGCATATCAATTTTCTCAAGATACTCAGATTTTTGTAATGGTGTAAGCATACCACTTGTACGATTAGTGATAAATTTACCTACAACCACATTATCTGACCATTCAGTTACTTGTGCAGGGTGCTCTTTTGTCGCTTCTGCTACAATTTTATGTTGTACAATTTTCTCAATCTTAGCAGATGTTTCTGGGTGTTTAGTTTTCCAAACACCTTTACGATCCATCTCATCTTTTTCCCACTCGATACCAGGGGATAGTGTGGGTACTGATTCATAAAGAGAACGTAGAAATTTAAGACGATTCTCAAGACCTAATAAAGCCGTAGCAGGCATGCTCTTCTCAAGAACAGTACCATCAGGCATAACTAAATCTGCAAGTGCTGTTTGGTTTGCTTTTTCTTTTTGATAGAGAGAATCAAAATATGTAATAGCACTTTTTGCTACAAAATTTAATTTCTCATCTACAGTAGATACTAGTGCTTTATGATCTTCACTAGCATCCTCTTCAAATTTACGTTCATCATCACGCATTTCCAAACGCTTATGATGACCTAAAAAGATATCAGCTTTCTTTTTGAAAGTATTAATACCTTCATTCACCATATTCTTAAAAACTTTTTCACGATCTGTTTCCACAGCTAACAATTCATGTAATTTACCCATTGTAGCAACTCCTTTAGTTACGTTTTAATGTGGATAACATAATATTGTAATAATACTATGTCAAGTAGTAATTTCTGCAATATATGATAAACATCTATTTTTTGCTTCAACTATACTACGAAACTCATTTGCATCACCACCCTTATCAGGATGATGTTGAAATGCCAGAACTTTAAAACTTTCTTTAACATCATCTATAGATGCATCAGATTTTAATTGTAAAAGTGTAAACGAATCATGTGGTATTTGTACAGCAAACATTGAAGTCATCATTGAAAAGAAAGCATCACCAAAAAAATCTTTAAAAGCACCATATTTTACGTAATCATGAAATGCTTTCTTATCTTCATATTCTTTCTTTTTATTTTTCAGATAATCACCAAACTCTTGATCCCGTAATGGTACCACTTCACGAGCATAAAAATATTTCCATAATTTCTCTGGTAAACCACCAGAAATTTTATTTGAAATACCATCCCATTTTTGACGTATTTCAGATACACAATTTTGAAATTTTGTATAATTCCATACACCACATAATTTATGAAATTCTACAGAACTTATAAAATCAACAGTAAATTCTCTTATGAATCCATTACTGTCAAATTTACCAGATTGCATATCAAAATTTTTAACATACTCTTTTGGTTTCATAATTTAACTCTTTTATGTTAATCTAAATCATCAAATAAAGGTTCTATATTCTCAGCATACAAAACTTGTTGTGTTTTTTTAAAAATTTTTTTACAATTTTCACATTCATATTTTTCTGGTACAAGAACTTTTTTCTCAGAACAATAAATAGCCATATAATGTGTGTTTGGGTAATCTTTAAAAGTAGGGTGTGCCATAATACATTCAAAACAACCAGCCATATGAAAAACTCCTTATGAGAAAAAATGTTTTCTACATACTGATATATATGAACTATTATCCCCAACTTTTATTTGATTACCTTCATATATACGCTCACCATTACTATCTATACGAATATTCATAGTAGCTTTACGGTCACACCTACGGCACATAGTTTTTATTTCCTTAATGTCATCGGCCCATGCTAGTAACCATTGAGAACCTTCAAATAAATTACCTGTAAAATCTGTTCGTAACCCATAACATAATACTGGGATACCTAATTTCTCAACTACTCTACATAAATGAACTATATGCTGTCTTTTTAAAAACTGCACCTCATCCACTATTATACAATTTATTCGAGAATCTTCTTTTTTAGAATCTTTAACAAATTTAAAAATATCCGTATCTAATTCTATGAGAAGGTCACTTTCCATCTCTAATCCAATTCTAGATTTTATAAGAGTACCATTACGAGAATCTATAAAAGGCTTCATTAATAGAGCCTTTTGACCTCTTTCTTTATAATTATGAGCTACCATTAATGCTGCTGCAGTCTTAGAGGCATCCATGGCCCCGTAAAAGAAAAATAATTTTGCCATTAAATCACCTAGATTCTGGTAAGAGATAAAAATCAACAGAAGTATTCTTTATTGAAAAAGATTCAATATTTGAATGGATATAGTTCTCTATAAAATCTATAAATAAATTAAGAGTATCTGTACTCTCAAATGTAATAACTGCATGTTGATCTGATACCCATTCAATAGTAGCATAAATATCAGATACAAATATATTTATCTTACGATGGAGAATATCTAATTCTTTACTTTTTAAAAGTGTGTAATCCATGTTTATTCTACAATAGGTAATAAATCTATTATTCTTAAAATCAACTCACGTATGGTTTCAGTACGTGCTGATTCAAGTACAGTATAAAAATCAGAATATCCAAAACTCTTCACATAATCATCTATTCTGAAATGGTTTAAATGTACCCATTCCATTAATTTCTTTTTATTTGAATCAGTGAGTATGCCGGAATTAAATATACATATTTTTTTCAAATCAAATTTTGAAATTTCTAAATATAATAACCCATCTATGAGTTCATACCCATGATGCTCTATCTCTTTATCTACTAAATCACAACATTGTTTTACTAAATCATCACCATAAGATTTCAATGAAGGGATAAAATCAGAAATAATATCAATAATAGATGATTCACCATTTTTATGCTTTAAATATGCTTTAAAGGCATCTTCTCTTGATCCCATTACGCACCTATACAGTCTACATGGTATAGCCATGCGTAAAATTCATTAGGATCAATACATGATAAACCACTCATTTGACCATCATTTAATTCAATCACAATCCATTCATTATCTTGAGTCTCTGCAATATCTATAACAAAGAAATTTATACTTTTTGAAACTATTTCAATAACAGAAGATAATAAATTAAAAGCTTTTTTTGGAAGCCCACTTACAGGATAAGGTTGGTGTTCACTATAATTTGACCAATAATATCCACCGATCATTCCCTTATTTTTAAAACAGAAAAATCTCCACTCATTAGTAATGGGTAAATTATTTAACCCTATATCATAAGTAACTAAAGGAATATATTCTCTTACACATATACCCTGGTCTCGAATGAAAGTATCATCAAGCAATGAAGATACTACCCTTGTAACATCACCACTTGATTCAGCAAACATTTGTTTATCCCATTGAAATTTACGACTATTCGTATGTCCTTTTACTACATAACTTGGACCTTTAGGGATAAGATGAAATTCATCAAAATAAGTTTTCGGAGTGAAATCTTTTAAATCATGATACCAATTATTTATATCGGCTACGTATAAATGCTGTAAATAATTATTAATTAATTCACTACTATTTAATAATAATTCATGATAAAGTTCAGAATAAAATGGAAGTACCGAATATCTACCTATTACAGATGTATTCTTTGGAAGAAAAGACCTAAATTCTCTATAAACAAATTGTGAATTTTTTAGAGCTAAAAATTCATCTTCTGTTTCATATGAATTTCTAAAAAGAATAGTAGAAGACATGTATACTCTCCTTTAATTATGAAAGTATACAAAAAATAAAACTTTTTAACTACTCTTTTATTTGAGAAGCTGATAAACCACAAGCTTTAAGAAAACGTTCTTTATCAAAATTCTTATTAGCTTCTATAAATTGTTCAGCAAATTTATTAGCAACTTCTAGTTGGATATCTTTATTTTTGATACCTTTAATAATTTCTGCTACAGCATCAAAATGTCCTTTTGACCATGAAACTGCAGTTTTCTCTGTTTTCATTGCTTCACGAATTAATTTTCTAGGTTCCATAATACACTCCATAAAGGTGAAAAAATATTTCAATATATAAATATATAAAAAGTATATTCAATCACAGATATAAATTGGATTATACGGTTTAAAACACCATCTATGTTGAATCAAGTAATTTAAAAACAATTCAACTGTAGGAAATTCTTGTAACTGAGAAGTTTTTGTACGAGCTAAAAATTTCCCTAGATTTATATTGAATTGAACATAATCTATTGTATCAGACACAAATGTATTATTAACAATCTCTAATCCAATATATGGTGTAAATGGTATAGTAATTTCATATGTAGCTACCATTACATCATTAGTAAGCTTGAGAGGTATTATTTTATAAATCTCAGTAATATACATAATTACTGAACATAAGCTTCTTTTATTATTTTTATAACTTCAGATCTTTTTGTTCCATAAGGTACAGAACCATCTTCTTTAAAAAATTTAGTTAAGGAAAGAGCAAGGTTCTTCACATCATTTAAAGATAATTTTGAATTGGGTTTTGTCACACGTCGCATAGAAGCTATATGTATTAATACTGGCTCTTTCGCTTCATTATGTACAATACCCCATATACCATTTTTCAAACCAGGGACACTAATTACTTTAGAAGCTAAGGCATCTGCTTTATATAGAATTTTAATTTCTGTTTCAATCCAAATATCTTTTTTATTTTTCTTTAACATATCAAATGCAGAAATTTCAAATGTATCATCTAATGATTTTGATACTTTTGATACTTTTGATACTTTTTTCTTAGTATACTGATTAGTAGATTGAGCTGGTACAGCTATTATTTTAGCTTCATCCCAACCTTTTGCACGTCGTCTTTTTATTGTTGACTCAGATAGTCCTGTTTTCTTCATTAATTCCTTAATACTCAACATATATCACCTCAAAATAATAATAAGTTTACAGTACTTACTTACAAAGTAATAACATATTACAATTTATGAGTCAATATATTATGATAATTATTAAAAATAAAATGTATTTTAAGGATTTTCAATATCTTTATACTTATTACATATTTCCAATATATATATGTATCGTGGATATTCAAATTTAGAAGAATATCCATAATCTTTAATATACTTTTCAACAGACGAATATTTCACGTAAATTGAATTTTTAACTCTAATAGGTTCATTAACACCACCAATTTTAACCCAATGTCGTAATGTAGATTTACCAATACCTAACTTTGATGCTACCTCTGAAATACTATGATAACCAGGCTCCACATTTAACAACACTGGGATATTAACAGGTTCATGGATTATAAGTTTAGAGTCTAGTACACTTGATTCTGATTCAAAAACTATTGGTTCTTTTTTCTCACGTATAATATCTATTATATCCATGAGTGAATTTTTTTCAATCATCATATAATCATTACTATTGATTGGTACTACAGATATATTTTTATTAATAGTATACTCTAATGCTGCATGTATTTGTTCTTCTCTAACACCATGATTAATTATATTTTCTTGAGGTATCAAATGACATGTTTTTACAGACACATGTGGTAAAAAAACTTTACGATATAAACAACCTTTATCTTTTAAAATAGGTTTTGTATATCTGAGATCATATAAATATCTTTCTAAGTTTATAGTACTAAACATGTCATTCTGTTGAGGGAATTTCAAATTTACAAAATGTTTTCTAAAAAAATATTTTATAGCATCACTCCCTCTTATTTTTTGAGAACACCAATCTATCTGTGATGTATTATTATAAATAGATACAATTGTATACTCATCATCATATGATGCAGAATATCTCTCTCTATTTCCAGGTAACATAGCACAACGTGCTCCAACAAATACAACAATACCATCTCGTATTTCTTTAGGATTATTAGATATTACTACTTTAATAATCTGACCTGGATAAAAATCACTCATAGTAAGCTCCTATTATGAACTAAATTGTATCTGATATATGATAGAATCAAGTATATCTACTACTATATAATATGGGATATACTTTAATGATGGTTTTGAATTATCTATAAAACATGATAAACCACACAAATCAATATATGTATCATTACCATATATTTTACTAGATATATGTGCGTTTTTAACCCACTTATATAATAAATCAGTGTTAATACAAACACGTTTTGATAACCACGTTAATTCTCTATGATATGGTAATACATCAGAAATTTCAAAAATATTATTATAAATTTTCTTAAATAATGAATATTTTACTAAAATTTCATCTATAAATTTAGATTCTAAAATTTTATTATCTAATTTATTTTTTTTAACAGATATGAAGGGCATTGAAAGACTTGGATTACTGAATACATAAGAATATTCATCAGATAAATTACCTGGTAAATCATGTATATGTGTAGCTAATTGTTCTAGATATATTTCTAAAAAATTAGAGTACTGTATAATTGATTTACCATCATATACAGTCATATTTTTTACATACTGTTTATAATAATATTGTATCACTTTTTTTTGAACATTTCTAACATCATAAATATTGTTATAAATATATACAATAAGAGTATCTGGATTATAAGATACTCTGTAACTTTTATAACAATTACCATTTACAATATGATAATTATCTGAAGTGTATTTAGGAAAATATCCAAATTCTATTTGAGCATTAGGACATACAACAATAGCAGAATATTCTATATTGTTTCTATCCATTAACTTAAATGAAGAACCAGGTAAAAGGTTTTTTGACATAACATTACCTACATATTATATAATATTGTTTCTGTAATAATTGGAATGTTCAGTTCTTGTGCCTTTTTATACTTTGATGAATTCGAAGGATCATTACATACTAAATAATTAGTTTTCTTTGATACACTACCTGTAACTTTCCCACCATTTGTTTCAATAAACAATTTGACTTCATCCCTTGGTTTAGATAAATCACCCGTAATGACAAAAATCAACCCATTATACTTTGTACTTAATTGAGTATCATATATAATCTCAATATGCTTATTTTCAACTAATGACTTTAACAATTCAAACCCAAATCGATGTAAACCAGAATAAATATTATTTGCTATAATATCACCAATACCTTCAATAGTAGTGAGATCAATCACTGATGCATTTAATAATGCTTCAAATGTAGTGAACTTTCTCACTACTACTTTGGATATACCAGTACCCAACCCATCAATACCAAGTGCATCTAATAGATGCGGGAATTTCACTTCTCTTCTACTTTTAATATTTGATACTATTTTTGAAGCTAACTTATCACCCATTTTTTCAATGATACAAAGTTTTTCTTCAGTGAGAGAGTAAATATCTTTTATATTCAATAAAAGACCAGCATCCCATAATTTATCTATGGTGGATTCTCCAAGAGTATCAATTTTCAATGTCTTAATCCAATGATTTATTGCTGCTTTCCCTCTTGCTGGACATCCAAGGGATTTACATATAAGAGTTACCTGTGTATCTGTTTCAGATAAAATAGAACCACATATGGGGCAATTTGATGGAAATACATACTCACCATTAGGAGTCACTGTAGACATATGTTTTGGAATTACCTCACCAGATCTAGTTATTTCAATAGTACATCCTATGTTTATCTGATGTTCTTCAATATAACGTTTATTATGTAGGGTAACTCTTTCAACCATAGCCCCTGACAATTCAACAGGTTCTACTATACCAGTAAAAGACAATTGACCTGTCCTGCCAACATCAATATCTATACCTAATAACTTTGTTTGTTTCACTTCTGATTGAAGTTTAAAGGCTATTTTACCTCGTGGATGATGACTGGTAAACCCTTTTGATTTTTGTAAAGCAATACTATCAAAAGAAAATACTAATCCATCAGTTAAATATGAATATTCTGTATCTGAAGCGTACTTATCAATAATAGTTTGAATGTGATATGCCTCTAAATCTTTTTGAATGATACTATATTTTGGGATTGTGAATTTAAAATGTTCAAGTATTTTAAGCTCATTTCTATAAGTATCAATATCTGTATTTTCTATTTTATATGCGAGAAATGTTAAATACTTACATAAATCCAAGTTACTTTTCTTATGTAATAACCCAGCTACTATATTTCTTATAGATTTAGGTTTCTCTAAACCTCTCTTTACCATTTCATTAGATAAATTTTCAAAATCATTTTTACTGATACAAACTTCTCCACGGATTTCTATATGATCTTTTTTTGACTTTTGTATTTTACGAGGGAAATCTATATAAAGAAAATGTTCTGTAATATTCTCACCAAATTCACCATTACCTCTGGTACTTGCACTAACAAACATACCATTCTCATATCGTAACGATGCTGATGAACCATCTATTTTATATGACATGATACATTCATTATTTTCTATCCAAGTATGTAATATCTGTGGATCTCTTATCTTATCAAGAGACAACATTGGTGGTTCATGTTGTATTTTACTATCTGATAAATTTTCATGTCCTACAATATTTAGAGCATATGAATCTGGACATAATTTCCTTAACTCTTGCTCTAATAAATCATATGCTTCATCTGATATTTCAGTATTACCAAGGTAATAGAGTTGTTTGTGCTTACGAATTAAATTTTCTAATTCTCGTACTCTAAACGGAACATTATCTGATTCTATTGCATAAAAATTCATTATGACACCTTTCCTTATAAGATGTGATTCAATCATAATACAAAAATATTTATTAATTTAAAAATGATATAGATTAGTAGTAGTTATCATCATCATCATTATCGTCATCAAAGACATTATATACAGTATTATCAGGATCTAAATCTTCATCAAGATCTTCAAAGTCATCAAGGTCATCAAGACCTTCGTCTTCATCTTCGTCTTCGTCATCTTCATCTTCGTCATCATCTAAAAGAATGATATTGTTAGGATCAAAGTCATCATCTTCGTAATCTTCGTCATCATCTTCGTAATCTTCGTCATATGAATCAAATAAGACATTATCTACTTCATCATTTAAATCATATGTATCAGTTTTAGGTCCAGACATAATAAACTCCTTTTTTTAGTTTACAACTATACGTGATAACACGTTAATTACTCTTAAAAAAAGGTTATTGTAAAATAACCCTTCATTTTCCACTTTATCTTTTTTGTTTATTTTGTACTATGGATAAAATATAACCGAAAGGACTACCCATGTTAATGTCTGACCTCCGTATCAGTAAAGAAATCCTACCAACTATCCAACAACAACAACAAGAAGTAAAAAAAATATTTAATTTGGAATGTCCTAATTGTGAAAAAATTGATTGGTTACCTGTCGATTTCAAAGACTCTATCCTATGTCAAATAACTGTAAAATGTCAGGAATGTGGAAGTATCATTACTTTACCACGCATTGCTCTTCAACTCCAATCAATGAATCCGTCCTACTTAGAATAATTTCTTTTAAGGAAATATACTTCTCTCTCATCTTATTTATTTTTTTAGGAAGTGAATTATCTTTATTTAAATATTTTTGAAGTTCCTCAGCTATCATTTTTGCATCATGTAAATCATATATACGAGTATTTGATACTGCATAACCATTTGGTATATATGTGATACGATAAAAAGGTTCTCCACCCTCATCTTTAATGTGTTGTATCCCCCATACTCCCCAAACAAAACCTTTCACTTTTATTTTTTGTATGATTTCTTTCTCCCCTACAGTTATCTCAAAATCTTTTTCAATCCACTTCAAATTTTGGATAGATTCAGAAAAATTAGAATTTTTAATAAGGGAATCTTTATCAACATTAAAAATTTCATCATCATCATAAAAATTCATAGATCACCTCCAAAATATAATACAAAAAAATTTTAATTTTAGAATTAATATTTATATATAAGAGAGAACCAAAAAAAGGAGCTGTCATGCAAGCTTGGATTATTGATACTCTAAAACAGGAAGCTATTCAAGAGACTATTCAAGAGACTATTCAAATTGAAGATCATTTTTTATTTGAAGAAATAAAAAATGATCCTGCTGTATATTCTGAGCCAGAAGTTGATTTTTTAGTTGATTTCGGAATCAACTAACTCTATAGATAACCATTGAATTTTAGGGTTATATTTAAACACCCTGCGACCAATCTCTTGATCATCTTCACCTGACATTATTTTTGATTCTCTCCACTCGTCACCAGTATTTAAATCAACAGACCCAAAAGTAACTCTATACTTGTGCATCTTTCACCCATATGTGAATTAAAGAAATCTATGATAGGGTAAATATAAATAGACTATAGATATTATCTAGCAGATATGTTGTGTATTTTATACACATTTTAAAGAGCTTCATAAGCTTTTCTAAATTCTTTATTATCATCTTGTAGTAATTTATCATTAGAAAAATTCCATGCACTATTCAATGCATGCATAGCCTCATCAAGATAAGTTTCAAATTTCTCACTATCAGAAATACTAGCACTTATACATTTCAAATAACGATACTGTCCCATTTTTCATCTCCCTCTTAAATGTTAAAGACACTAACATATAATGAGTATACAAACTGTTTATTGATCAAGTATTGACATTGCAAAGTTCTTCATAGTTTGAACTTTACATTCAAGTTCTCTTATCTTTTTATTTAATTCCATTATTTGAACTTTTAACTCACAATTTTCTGTGAGAAGTTCCTTTACTCTTTCATCACTTTTTTTGACTAGTCATGATCCATATCCATTTTAGAAAAATTATTTTAAACAGATATTTTTTTTACGTAAAGTATCAATTGAACTTTTCAATTGATACTTCAATTCTGGTAAAGAAGATACTGCAATTTTTATTTGTCCAATTTGATCAGTTTTAAAATAAGTCTCAATCCAAACAAACAAATGATTTTCCATCTGTTTAAAAAGTGTTATCACTTTTATTATCTCATGATTACCCTGCAATACTGCCGATAATAAACAGGCATCTCCAGAACTTAATTCTTTCTTTGGAATGATATGGTTAAACCCATTACCTGCAATACATAATGTATCCAATTCTTGTTTTAAAACTGATTCTGTATATCGGCATACATTTCCAAGAGAAATTTTTGTAATGGATTTTTTCATCATAGATTTGTTAACTTTGATTTTAGTAGTCATATTCAAGTCCTTTCAAATTAAGGTTCAACAACACTATACAATAATATATTATTTTTACAATATATTTAGAACATTATTTCAAAGGAGTTCGACATGAATTGCAAATCTCTCATCCTCAGTTTCTTCACTCGTAAATTTCTTATTGCTGTAGCTATTGAAATTGCTGCTACTACACTCACGTATTATGCATTTGATATTATTGTTAAAACTGCAATGAATGCAAAAGAACAAGCAAGTACATTGATAAACATATTTGAAATTTGGGCATATTTTACTATTGGGAATGCAACATCATTTGGTTTGTTTAATAATGTAGGAAAATTTGCTCATAATGGTGCTGATAAATTAAAAGCTTCACTCCCACAAGCACTTACAGATAAAATATCTTCTACTGTAAGTGCTGCAATGTCTAAAAAAGATATCCCTGAAACAACAAAGAAAATAACCATTATAGACAATTTACCTATGAAGGATGAAGATCCTGAACCACGACAAGTCCCACCAATACCAGAAAATGAAGACTAATTATATCGATGCATTAATTTTTTTGTTATACCAATCCACTTTTTAATATCACATAATTGCAGTGTAATTGACCCTGGTGGAGTTGTACTTGAAGATGATGCTTGTATACCTATCTTATCAAGTTCATTTAATAGGTGAGGGATTTCTTCACTCACTCGGCGTTTTAATTCATTCTTAGAACTGTTTAAATCAATTTCAGGTAGAATTTTTTGTTTTTCAATAATCCAATTTGGCCAAGACATAGGTATTTGATTTGCTAAATATGTACGTGCTATTAGACGTGAACTTGATCGTAATGAAATAATAGCATCATATACATCCATATTAAGAATATCTCTAATAACTTCTGGAAATTCTTCACCATATGGTGATAGTAGCACAATAACAGACCTTGGATTTTCAATAAGAATTACATCTTCTTTAGTCTGTTTTAATTCTTTACCAACACAGAGTATTAATGCTTTTGATACTGTGTCTTGAGACATATCCAATTTAGAACCTATTGCTACAAACATGCCAGGTTGTAAATTTTCAATTTTCATCATACCACCTCTATACTTGATTTATATTATGGACAATCTTGATCACAAGATGCTACGCTAGGAGATTGGAAAGCACTTACAATGTCTACTGACCGTGTTATGGTGCAAGCATCACAACGTGAATATGCTAATACTGGAGAATCATTCCAAACATTCAGTTTAGAAGACACTAAGTGAGCTTCACCAACTAATGAAGCAGATTCAAAACTTAATGATACATTACGTAGTAGCTCCAATGTTTCTAATTCTTTATCTGTAAATGAAGTTATTAAATCAACTAGTACAGGATTATTATCTAAGTAAAAACGATAATCATATACGGAACCATTAATATCCATACTAGCTCCAACATTCTCAAAGCCATTTATTACCTGAAGGTTATCATTCATACAAATTTTTATATTTCCAAGCTGAACATTATGAAATGTATCTATCTCTTCAAGACGGAAATTTCTTTGAATAAGTATCTGTGTTTTTGCTTCAGTATGACTACAAGCACTTCTGCTTGTAAAACCAACAAGAACTTCTAAGGCATCAAAATGGACACTGGTTAAATTTTGATTTAAATCAATACTTAAAATACCAATACTACCCATACCTGTGATACCAATATCACCTATTTGCTTTAATACTGGGAAATTTATTGTTGTTAGTACTGAATTACCTGAAATTGCAATTGCATTTACATACTCTAATTTAGGTAGTTCAATAACTGTAATTGCAGTATTAGTTATAGTCAATGTGCCTTCGATACGATTATACTCACGTATATACATAAGGTCTAAATAATCATATACTGTAAAATTACCATAATATACCTTATACTGACTACCATCTGTGAAACAATTCAAATATGAATCTTGAACTTCATCATCATCTAAATACCCATCACGGTCTGTATCAATACCGAATAGAACTAAATCACCACCATAATAACAGTCTGTGGTTGAATCAGTGCGGATTAATGAAGTATAACCATCTGTCCCGTCAGTCCCATTGGTTCCATCAGTTCCATTAGTACCGTTTGTCCCATTAGTACCGTTTGTTCCATTAGTTCCATTAACACCATCTTCACCATCATGTACTGTCACACTCGTACCATCAGTACAAGAAATTGTGTAGGTATCATTTAAATTATCGTGAACTGTACAAGATGTACCATTTGTACCATTTGTACCATTTGTTCCGTCTACACCATCTGTCCCATTAGTACCATTCGTACCATTGGTTCCATCGGCTCCATTACTAAAAGTGACTGATGTACCATCAGTACATGAAATCGTATACGTATCATTCAAATTATCATGAACAGTACAAGAATCACCGTCCTGACCATCAGAACCATCCTGACCATCAGCACCATCATGTAACAAAATAGAAGTGCCATTAGTACATGCCATGGTATGTGTACCATCAAAGTTATTATTAATTGTACAAGAAACACCATCCTGACCATCCTGACCATCCTGACCATCCTGACCATCAACACCATCCTGACCATCTTTACCATTATAAAAGGTAATAGCAGTACCATCAGTACAAGTAATGGTCATTGTATTATCAGCAGGAGTAGAATATACCGAACATGAATTACCATCATCACCTTTTTGACCATCTTCAAAAGTAATTGAAGTACCATCGGTACATGATGCTGTATAAGTACCGTTTAGATTATCCAATACTGTACATGATGAACCGTCTTGACCATCAGCACCGTCATATACATTTATTCTTGTACCATCGTCACACACAATAGCTACTTGTGTGCTAATATGCTTGATCGTACAAACTGGATTTGTTTGAGCCATGTCATAAGATGTCCCATCTGGGCATATCATAACTGTACCTTGGATAGTACATGACTCTGTATTTGGTTCAGAGGTCACTACATTTTGACCACAACCGATTAGACTGATAGCAATCAATACTGCATAAAAAGACGATTTCATAACTTTCTCCTATGAAGTTATCTGTTACATCTTAATATACAAGTATGTTAGGTAATTTTAAAGAAAATATTGATGGTCTGACATTTCTTTAATTAGGTCATCGTAATGTTCTAAAACCAAAATAGGGACTTTATTTTGAATAGATTCAGATTTCTCTACACTTTTCAGGTATATAGCACTACCATCATGCTCGTCATCAATATGGCATGGCTCAATACGAGCAATATCGGACATATCAACAGCAAGTTTTAAATTTTCTTCTGTTTTCTGGTCATATTGAGTTACAGAAGTAATCTTTAATAAATCCATCATAATCTCCTATAGTAATTATTAAACTATCAATTTTTTATAACAGAACATAAAATGATTGTCAATTAAATAGAAAATATATTTGAAGTAATAGTTGAATCTTGAGTTAGATCGTTTAATGTATATGTGGAATCACAGAATTTCTCAACACATTGACGTGCAGAATCTTTATTACCAATTACAATACCGTATGTTGTAGTTTTTAACCTATGTGCTTTTTCTTTATACATCTTTGCATCATGATCATCTGCTTCACCATCTGTGATTAAAATAACATCTGCTTTTTTAAATTCATCCTGTTCCATTTTATTTAAAGCAGAATCAAGAACTTGTTTAAATGAAGTTCCACCACTTGAAAAGTGTTCCATAGCTGAAAATAAATTTTCAATATCTACAGAGTCATTTTTTATTTTTTCATATGTAAAAGTCACACGAGTATTAAAATGGTATAGAACAAAGTTACGTTTTTGTTTAATAGCAATGTCAAGAAGAGTAAGTGCAATAGCCTTAGACCATATTTCTCTATTCCCTGACATGGAACCAGAGTTATCAACAGCAATAATTATTGGACCTTTACCCTCTTTTTCCATACCTTTCAGTTCATATGATAATAAAGATTTTTCATAAAAATCTTTATAGAATAAAAGTTTTAATTTCGGATTCACCAACTTCATCATTTCAGATGGAAGTAAACGAGAAATGTCATCTGATACACAAATATCAGAAATCTGCTACTTTTCTGCTAACAATTGTTAACAAATGCATTGAACTCTTAATTGAGCCCAAAGGGCGTAACCGCCAAGGCTCGTAAATAAATATTACGAGCGCCGTTTAAATCTCGATCTACTTTTACACCACAATTAGTGCATTTTAAAATAGATTTACTTCCAATTTCCTGCATTTCACCGCAGTAAGAACACGTCTTGGAAGTATAAGCTTCGCATACATCAAGTACTTTACAGTTATATTCTTTCGCTTTAAACTTTAAAAATTGTTTAAACCTGAAATGTGCAAAACTTAACATGTTCCTTGCTGATTTACTATTTAATTTTGAAGACATCTGCTGCGTTTCAAATGTTGGAAGAAGAATTACATTAAAATTTTTAACTAAAAAGTTAGCTGTTTGGTGGTGTAATTCATTAATTAAGTCTTTAATCTTCCAACGTAATCTTGAAGCGGCCCGCCGCATGCGGCGCTTAGCTTTACACTTTGCTTTGGATATTTTAGAAATTAATTTATCCAAACACAAGCAAAGTCTAAATATTCTATTAAAATCAGCACTCCCAATCTTACCATGATTAAATTCAGAATAAAAAGTAACAAAAGTTTTGATTCCAGGATCTAAAGCAACTATATTATTCCTTTGGTTATCGGGAATTTTTATAAGTGTTGTAGCTGGAACTATTAAAAACCACCTGTGGTTTTCTCTAATTATTCTTGTTCCTTCTAATTCAGAATCAAATTTCTCAGTAGAATAAAAATTAACTTTATATTTCAGCTGCTTGAATACATAGTCGCCTCCTAAACTTTGACGGTCAAATCCAAAGGATTGACGGACATCTTTTTTCTTTTTAAAGCTAACCATCTGAAATGATTTAGTTATTGCAAATTTCTTTTTAGCATTCTTAACTGCTTGACACGCTAATGACAAAGCATGTTCTCTAATTCGCTGAGGGCAATCAAGAGCCCACGGCTCATGTTGTTGATTATATTGAATCTTTCTTACTTCAGGCATATACGCCTTAGTGTTTGGAATTTTCAAATACTCTACACCTTTATTATACCAATAACGAGATAACCCCAGGTATTTATTAAATAATTCTTTACTGTTTTTGTTCGGATAAATCCTTATCTTCTTTGATTTTCTTAGAATATTTTCTGAGTCCGTAAAGCCTACAGGAGAAAACGTGGACAATTGAGAGCAAATCGGCGACGAGTTCGTCGTGTGGTGACTGCTGTGCATCGTCGAGAACCACGATTTTGGTATTAAATTTCTCTGCAATGGTAAGGAATAATTCAAATCCGAACCGGCAGAGCCGGTCGCGGTGTGCAATAACAACCTCTTCGACATCTCCAGACAGCAATCGTTCCAGAAGGGCTGTAAGCCCTTTGCGTTTGAAGTTGAGACCAGATCCGATATCTTGGATAAGCTCATGGTTTGGATATCTTGTTCTAAGATACTGTATTTGTGAGTCAAGATCATTGCTCTGTCCTTTTGAAGAAACTCTTGCGTATATAATTTTACTACGATTAGATTGGGATAAGGATGATAAATCATAAAGCCGACGCCCGCCGGGCGTACGCATCGTTCTTACCTTGCCGTCCCGATCCCAATTTCGTAGAGTATTAGGATGTACATTTAAATTTTTACAAGCAGTTCTTGTGTTTACGTATTTCGTCATAACTTACCTTATTGTTAATTATTAGTAGAAATTAACCATAGTTGTTAATAATTATGGTAACCTATCCGAACTCCTATTAATAGAAAGTATTAATAGGTTATCAACACACTATCTGTTACTATCCTCTAATAATTTGAACTCTGTGTCCATAAATAGAGATATTTTCTAATGATTCAATGTATTCTTTTAAAAGATTATTTGATGGAAACATTATATAACTCCTCTTTGTTTCATTTGAGTATACAGAAAAAATTTCAAATTCTAAATATTTTTTTTATAAATATAAACATTATGACAATAACAATGATAATTATAAAGGAAATTAAAATGAGTGAATCAGTACAAGATCAAATAAAACGTTACTTCATAACACATCCAAATCCTAAAGATGAGGACATTCATGCTTTAGCTGACACTCTTCAAATAGACCCTCATGCACTTGAAACAGAAATTTATTCCCTTTTATCTGGGTATATATCAAATAAAGATGACACTATAAGAAGCACAATTAAAAATGTACAAGCTGATAAAAGCTTTTCAATAACAATAAATACAAAGGATTTAATGGACCACCTAATAGGTGAAGTAGATGACTTCTATAGAAATGGTATATTTTATGAACACGAAGATGGGATTGCTTCTATAGATGGTAGAAATGTTATAGAAGATACTCTTAATTCAATATCTACTTCTGTAACTGTTGGTAAGTCTAAAACAAAAATAGAATTAAATATAGAAGATATTTTAGTACAACTAAAAAAACAACATGATTATCCATCACAATATACATTAGAAGATTTTGAAAATGAGATATCAGAAAACCCATTAAAAATAATAGCTTATTTAACAACTACAATAGGCAATAGAGCAAATCCATTTGATTATAAAATACAAAGCTCTATGAATTGGGATGAATAATTCTAATTGAAATTATTCATTAAAATTGATGGTTTAATATCAATATTTATAGTAGTATTTATATATAAATACATATCAGAAATCATTAAATCAGTTACATTATACGTACACAATAAATTCAGTAAGCGTTCTTTTGTAATATATTTATATGCAAAAGACCAAGATTTACCAATAGATTCAAGATAAATTTCAATATTTTCTTCAGATGCTCTTTCGATTATATGTGTTGTTATAATATCAAAAGTGTAAAAAAACCAAATATGATTTTTCAAATATGCCAACATATAATCATTCTTCAAAAGTTCATGTACATAATTATCTTTTTCTTTAATGTTAGTAATAGAAATCAATGAATCTGGTTCAACATAGGTATTCAAAAAATCAACTATAGACTTAAATTTAGGATTCCAAATTTTTTTTACTTTATTCACCTTCATATTATAATCTTTCTTGCTATAAACCTCAATTTTGAAGAAGTTTTCCAATACGTTTTAAATTCCTTAATTGTTTTCAAGGATTCATTAAAATCACCCTTAAATGTAATACCACTATCATCTAAATATAATTGAGCTGGTTCTTTTATATTTGTCACATCATATATATAATCTCCTAAACCATAATTTATAAACCACTCTACAATCTTTTTTATAGGCTTACGAGCAGTAAAGATTATAATAGTATATCCTAATTCTTTTAAAGATTTAAGGAAATCTTCAAGACCATTACGTATAGGTGGTAAAACATTTTGATTATACTCACCATTATATGTATTGCATACTCCATCAAAATCTAATAATATTTTCTTACTCATTTCAATAATCCTTATATTTAAAGATCGGTATAAATTCACTGCCGAATAGGCAGTTTAATATATTGTAAATTATTGTTCTAGAATTGGTTTAGTCTGAAGCCATAATTTTAATTCTTCAAGAGACATTCCCATTGTATTTGCTAGATTTTTCTGTTCTTGCTCACTCATATTCCAAAAATCTATTTTTTTATTTGTATCTATTATTTTAGCTGGTTTAGCATCGCCTGTTTTTTTCATCATTGTATTCTCCGATACATTTCTGTTAATAAATATTAACATTAGCTATGTTATTTCTAACATAGGGTGTATCTCCCAATGAGAAACATAATATGTTTCTCGCTCCATTTATAACATCTTCTCACCTCCTATTAATAGAAAGTATTAATAGGTTATCAACACACTATCTGTTACTATCCCTCCATAAATACCTCGTCATATATATCTCTAAGCTGCCTTTGCGGCAGTATTTTCAAAGGATTACAATGAATGAGAACCATAATCAGTAGCATACCATCCAGTTCCCTTTAGTTGAAATGATGTTCCTGAAATCAATTTAGTGACTTCTCCATCACATTCTGAACCACATTCTTTATGAGTACTGAATTTATCATCTTTTATACTTTGTTCAATTTCTAAAATTTCACCACATTTTAAACATTTGTATTCGTATGTTGGCATAATTACTTCCCACTCATAGTTACAGTATCACCTGGTTTTATAAAAATAGTCTTTTCAAATTTACTTTCAGTACGTACACTCTTCATAGTATCATCAACCTTATTAAAACTCACAGTATCTGGTTCATTTAATATCTCATTCAAATTCTTATTGAATGATTTTGCATCTACATTCTCTAATATAGTATCTCCAGATACTACAACATCAACATTTTCAATAATAATATTTCGTGAATGTTTTGTTGTTTCAACATTTTTTGATTCTTCTTTACTGTCACTCGTACTTAGAATAAAATTAGTTGGTTCTCGTATATCTGCAATTGAATATGTGGTTGTTGGGCCATCTTTTTGTGGATTTAAACAATCAAAATGTTGTTTACGTATTCCTTCATATTGAGGGTCATTTTTATCAACAATAGTAGGATTTATTAACATAGTATCTACTTGAGTAGATACTCTCTTTAGCCATGCTGATTGTGAAAAAGAACGCTGACATTCTGTATTTTTACAACGCACACACCAAATTTTTTCGAATTGCTCATTTGATATTTCAAAATTATTACAAACACTCATATAATCTTGTATCATAATTATTTATTTCCAAATAACTTTAAAAAACTGACACTTCTCACACCCAATACCCATCTTTGTTTTATAGCAAAGTCTCTTCCACCGTTCATAAAGTTCATATGCTTTAAATTCTTTTGATGGGTCTGGAACGATACCTTGTAATGCATGTTGTGGTGGAAATTGATCTCCAACACTACATACCGCAGTTATGATTGTATTTTTCATTCCTTCACCATTTTTAATTGTAATTCCAAACTATTAATTTTATCAACTAAATCTTTTTTTGATTTTTTAATACCTTCTTTTAATTCTAGTGGCATTTGATGCATACTTATTTCATTTTCTCTACGAATTAAATCTGCTAATTTTGATTTATTAAAACTCAATTCAGTTTGTAAATCAGAACTTAACTTTATTTCATTTATTTTAGAACTTGATAATATATTTTTATATCCAAGTTCATTTAAAAGATTTTCTAACAATTTTTCTATCTTTGCCACTTCCATAGAAGTATCTTTAACAAAAGATATAGCAGTATCTAATCTGTTTGATAACAGAGGATTATCATTTTCTTTCACAACCCCAACAAGGATACTTTCCAATTGTTCTACTCTTTCTTTTAAACGATGCATACTACTTCCTATAAATTAAATGTTTCTGCTAAAACAATAAACTTTAATAAGTCTACACGAATATTTAAATTTTCTCCGATAATTTCTTTACCATCTGCCATATTCTTTATAACAAGAATTGTAGAAGCTGGTACAAGAGTAGGAGTTGAAGCCCATGTGCATATGTTTTTTAATGTATTATACGTTCTTGTATTTAGTGGACTAGTCAAATCAAATTTATATACTTCTGGTATATCAAATAATTGATTTACATTAACCATAGAGTTTTGTCTTTCATTCATTTGAGGTTTAATATGTTGTGGTTCTTTATTATCTTTACTATCTGTATTTAAAGGTTCACTATCATCAATAGTAGTATTAGATATAAGATGTGATGATTCAAGCACGGTTTGTTTTTTTACCTGTGGTTCTAATTTTATCTCTGGGATACGTGCTACACCACTCAATTTACGATCTACTGTGATAAATCCTTTAAGAAAATCAGGTATTTCTTCTTCACCTAATTTCATTTTATTCCAATCATTTTTCACAAACCAAGATTCACCTATCAATGGTTCAACTTCTAATGGGACTTCCCATTTCATTTGACGACCAAATAGTGTCATTTCATCACAAATGAGAGGAAGAGCTTCTTCTAAAATTTCTTTTTTCAATTCTATAACTAACTCATCATGAACATTCATAAGTAATCGAGCTTGTTCCGGCCACCAATTTTTATCACGGAATAGCTTATCAACCCGAACAATTGATGTTTTAATGATATCAGCACCAGTACCTTGAATTGGGGAATTTATAGCTTTACGTTCACCAAAAGCAATTATAGAAGGATCTCCAGATTCCATTTGAGGTAATGGAAACGGTCTACCCATTGCGGAATAAACTATTTTATTTGCCTTAGCAAATTTCTTTTGAGTATCAATCCATTTCTTCAATATTGGTACTTTTTCAAAATATTTTTTAACGATATCCTTACATGTGATCATAGGTAATTTTGTATTACGTTTTACTGCACCTGGCCCACCACCATACAACAATGCAAAATTTACATTCTTTGCATAACTTCTATTATTACCATCAATATTACCGAATATATTTATAGACATGAGTGTATGAAGATCACCAGAACCTTCATTGAATTCTTTAATCCATTTAGGTTCTTTACTAAGATTAGTTGCAATTCTTAATTCCTCACCACTGAAATCTATTTTTGCTATTACAAAACCAGGACGAGCTTTGATAGCCTTACGTATCAATCTTGAAAATTCAGGTTTTGTATTATCTTTAGGTCTTGGAATAGCATGGGAATTAATACCTAAAAATCCATGACCGTCTTTACCTTTTGAAGATGATAATCGAGCAGTATCTGCCACTAAAGCATTAAATTGTAACCTACCTTCATTATTACTATCAACATTCTCAATCATAGGAATATGGAATTTTGTAATTACATTATGAAGCATACGATATTCAATAATATAATCTAAAATTGGATATCGATCTTCAAACTTTTCTTTCAAAAGATCTACAGCATTCTTACTCGTAGATAAATGGTCAGTTTCACCTTTCTCTAAAATATCCTCTGTAGGTATCCCAATTCGTTCGTACAGCAATGTAGATATTTGTTGAGGTGAAGATATCTCAAAAGTTTCATTTTCATTACAGTAAGGTTTCTGAGCTTCTAAGAAGAGTCTCACAATCTCTTCTCTACGTTCTTCAGCACCAATTTTTAATTGCTTAATTAAATCAACATCAATTAACACTCTGTTACGTTCCATGCGACGTAAAGGACCAATCAATGCTTTTTCTAATGTATATGATACTTTATATTTTTCAGCTACCCACTTTATTTGTTCCCATAACATCAATGTGCAACATGCATCCGAACAACCATACTCAGCTACTCCATTATCAGTAGGAGATAGTTCTGAAAAATCTAAATTTGTAGTACTTTTTGGGAATAATTCTTCAAGTTCAATCTGAGTGACACCGAGATGGGTTTGTGAAGCAATTTTCAAACCTGTACGTTTGTCATTAGGATCACGAATAAATAAAGCAATTTGAGTATCCTCAAATTGAGTGTGTTTAAGAATTGATAATGGATTCCCCATAAATTCTAACATTTCCAAATCAAATTTTGAATTATGAAATACAAGTAATGTATTTTCACCTAATCTAGTAATTTCCTTTTCAACCAAGTCTATATCTAAATTGTGTTCTATACCACGTTTATGGCGTATTGGTATATACATACCTGAATCTATATCAGCTGAAACACAAAATCCTACGATTTTATGTACAGTTTCATATTTATTTGTTTCTTCATTCAAATAGACACGTGTATCTAACCCTTCAGTTTCAGTATCTAAGCTTGCAATACCATTTGAAATAGCTTTATCAATGTATTCTCTTACCTCTTCAATAGTTTTTGCACATCTAAAATTTTTGTTTTTAATCCAAGATGGAATTGAAACATCAACTCCTCCTAAATCAAATACCATATCTTGAATATTAATATCTTTTTTTGAAGCCATTTTTACTCCCTAATAACTACCCAATATTTATTCTCTGACCATCCACGAATTATGTCACGGATAAGTACATCGATGATTGACTCTGCAGCACACAATTCGAAACATAAGCTCATCCCTAATTGCAAAGAGCATTTACTATTATACATAGTACAAAAATTTCTCTCACAACATTCAACGGATTTACCACCTATTTTTAATAAACATGTTTCTGGATTTAATGTAAGATCTTTCATAAAAGGTAAAACATATCCATAAATAGCATCTTCATAATGCTCTTTTGTAGAATATGAGAATAAAGATATTATATATTTAGATTTATAATGATCTTGTAATACTCTATATTTTTCTTGCCATACACCATTTTTAGAAAAAATAGGGTTAAAATACACCTCAAACAGAGGAGCACCTACTATCTTAATAGTTTGAGTCATCATGTACTCTTAAAAGTATTTTTTCTTTTAATTTTCTAGACATAAGTATGATCTCATCATCAACTTTTAATTTCTTACTATACATTTGATTAAGAACATCCAAAGCATAACAAAATTTTACATATTCTTCAAAAGTACAATATTTTTTATTCCTTACTAAAATTTTCTCCAGTGAACTTAAATGTGATTGAGGATCAATTTTTACTTCTTTTTCAAGATTAACTATAAACTTCTCTTTTTTTTCTTTTTCATTTTTAATTTGGAATGGAGTTAACTTAAATGTTCTTTCTATGAACCTTAATGTGTCATGGAAATTTTTACCTTCGTATGTCTGTACAAAAGAAATAGTATCGTAATATTTATCACATCCCCAACAATAAGCTGTATCTGTCTCATATAAACGAGCTGAAGGTGTGCCATCTTGTGAATCACCATGAAGAGGGCATGCAAATTGAGTGATATCTGCAGATGGTTGATTCATTCCAACATTATAAAACCTAAGTACATCTTTCATAGATACATTAGATTTTATGTACTCAACCCAAGGATTTGCCATTATGATATCACCCTAAAAATTTAAGTATATCACTTGTTTGCTCGGTTACTTGCGTATCCGATATTGTACCTAACTCAAGATTATAAATTCGACGACATGAAAATATAACTTCAGCTTGGAATTGATCAAATAATGGGTTATCTCTATTTTTCAAATTACCAAATTTAACTTTAGAATCTTTCCTTAGCTCATCATCTAAATAAGTATATGTAATTACATCAGCACTTTTTTCTGCTTCATTAGCATATGATAAATCACGCATACGATAATGACCATCTTTTTTATCAGCCTCTGCTTTACCTTGTCGATTAATTTGAAATAAAAGTACTAATGGTATTCCTTGACCATTATCAAAATTTAAAGCAAGTTTTTTTGCATCTCGAATAACAGAATTTTGAGCTAAACTAAAATCAGAAGTATGTATTGTAGGAGGCACTAAACCACCATGGTCTATAAACATCAAATCAATAGGGTTATCTTGGTGATACATTTCTGCTAATGATTTTATCTCAGGTATAGTTAAATCTTCAACAGTACGTTCAACAAAAATATTACCATAATAGTCACACTCTGAAAAATCACGACATACCACATTAAAGAAATAATCCTCTTCTTCATTGGTTAAATTACCATCGCGATATTTTCTATAATCAACAGGTTTATATCCCTGTGATATAAATTTATTATTTGCTGAATGTAAACACCATATCATAGCATTTAACTGTTCATATGGCATCTCTAATGATAAATAGTATGAATTCCAACCATACCGAGTACAATTATTATATGCCCAATTTACAGCAAATGTAGTTTTCATTTCACCAGTATAGGCAGCATGTATCCATAGTTCACCTTTTTTAATACCTTTATTATTCATATCAATGTTAGATAACCCACAAAATCTACCTATTTTTTTTGATGGATCATTTTTTGTTTCAAAATACACATTTTGAATCATATCAATATTATCACGAACATTACCTTTTAATTTTGTATTCTTTAAATCTGTTGAAAGTAATTCATCGGATTCTTTTACAATATATTTAAGGGCATCTCGATAACCTTTTTTATGCTCTTGTTTTCTTTTACTGATATTAATTGTTACACCACTATTTAAAATTTCAATAGCAGTGCTTAAAACATCTTTACATTTATCTTCATGCTGTTCTTCAATATGGTGAATTATAAGATTTTCAAAATTAGATTTTATATAGGGACGAGTATCTTTAATTTCATCAAGTCGATCAATTAAACTTTGGTGTTCTCCATCATTATATTTATCATAAATAGTAAGTATACTTGGGCACTCTCTAAATGAATGAAAATATGACCTTATAAATTCAAATATATCATGATCTTCAGATAATTTCATTTCAAGTTTTATATCCCTAACTTTAATGAAATTACTTTTCAAATCATCGTTTGAAATTGTTGGAAATCCACGATCATCCGATACATCAATAAGAGACCGTAAAATGCGTTTCATATATACATACCTTAATTAAGCATCAAAAATTGATTTAGCTGCAGCAAATTGTGAACTAGTTTCAGATGGAACTGTTGTTGATACAGTTTCCATAAGAGATGAAGATTCAGAATGGTCTACATGTCTTACCACCATATTCTCAACTGGTTCAATATAAAATTGATCATATGTTTTCAATATATTTAAAATTTTAGCATCTGTATAAAGATATTGATTACTACGTGTAATAGGATCAAACTCACCTGCATAAAACCAAATAGGTAATTTACCTTTTCCAAATCTATTACGTGATTGTAAAACTTCACATAATACACCTGATAAATGCTTCATTTTATATGAAACATGATCTGCTAATACAACTATTAAATCTGGTGTTTTAAGTAAGTCTGTGAAATATGATATATCATCTTTTTTATGAAACCACATTTCCAAAAGCTCTTTATCTGTCTTAACCATGCAAAAATAGTTAGAATTTTTAAGATATTGTTGGATAAGATAATAACGTATATGTATAAGTATCTGTCTAAAATCACCATAAAGAAGCATATTAGTATCTGATTTTTCTGTGAGAATTGTAGTGATCATATCTGAATTTCCAATAAATAAAAAATCAGGATATGTTTTTTCTAATTTTGCTTTTATTTCGAGTTTTTGAACGCATGTACATTTAGTAAAATATTCATAATTTTCACCATACAAATCATGCTGCTCACTGATATGACGTATTGATCCAGATCCATAACATAATGTACAATTTGGGTCTGCATATACACTCATTTAATCCTCTCAGCATCTTTTTTCAAAAGATTAAAAATCTCATCTATATCTGAAGTTGAATCAAAATCTAATGCATCACTGTCACCACTTATTAATGGATCTATTATACCCTTTTTTTTCTGTAATGTTTTTAATACATATTTATCTATAGTATTAGTTACTACAAAATGAAGTACCAATACTGTTGAATGTTTAGAACCTATACGTACCATACGACCTAATAATTGCTTATAATCACCATATGACCATGGAGAATCAAAAAATATAAGTGTAGATGCTGCTTGTAAATTAATTGCAGCACTACCCGCATTCGTGATCATAATGATATCTATACCACTATTAGGATCTTGAAATGCTCTTTTGTTATCTTCTCTTTCATTATCTTTTTCAACACCTGTAATACGAGTACATTTAATTTTCTTTTCAATAAATAATGTCTCTAATCTATCTACCATTTTACGATAATTTGAATAAATAATTACTTTTTCATTACTTAATTCTTCCTCTAAAAGACGAAATAACTCTTCTTCTTTATTTGATTTAGCTTCTATACCTAATAAATAAAGACTATCAACAATTTGTTGACAATAAATCAATTGAGTAAGTTTAGTAGTTTCCTTTACTTCATCAGATAATATTAAGAAACCTTCGAGTGATTCAGCATATTTTTTCTCTTGTTCTGGTGTGAGATCAAGATTTATTTCTCTGGTAATAATTTTAGGAAGCTCATCAGAAACTTCATTTTTAGCACGCCCTAAAAAATAAGGATCTATATCATTCCTGAATTTATTTAAATTCTGATAACCAATCACAATAGGTATTTGTATTTTACGACCAGTTTTATTTGTCACCTTCTGCATGCGAGTAATACAAAAATCGTTCATGAACCTAGTTTTATTTTTCCAAATACCAGGGACTATTATTTTAAATACTCCAAATCCTTCCATTAAATTATTTTTAAGAACAGTTGCAGTAAGACCGTAAACTCTGTCTGAAATAACACTTAGTTCTGAACATATTTCATGTGTTTTAGTCTTAGGATTTTTAAAGGCTACAGCTTCATCAAATACCGTTAAAATATCTAAAGGTTTGTTTGCATCTATGCATTCTTTAATTTCATCCCAATCTCTTGTTAAAGTATGATAATTAAGAATTAAAGAACATTTATCTTTATTTTTAGAAGAGAAAAAGTCAGAATATAATTGTATACGTTCTTTTAATGTACCTTTTACATGAATCCCACGAAGGTCACATAAAAACCTTTCCATTTCATTTTGCCATTGAACTAAAGCACTTTTAGGAGCGATAATAATGCATTTATAATTAGGATTACGGTCATATAAATATGAAAATGTTGAAAGCACTTGAATGGTTTTACCTAACCCCGTATCGTCACCTAATAGAAATCTCTTCATTGTAAGAAGATGATATACACCAATGCTTTGATAATTTCTTAGTTTAAATTGAATCTTATCTCCATTTTCAGCAATGATAGTATCTCGAACACCTTGACTTGGTTTAAGACTCACAGTTTTAGAAACTCTTACTTTTTTCAAATTCTCATATACAGCAGGTATAGCTAAAGGCACGATACATCTCCAATAGTACAAAATGAAACATGGTATACTACAAAAAGACAGTAAAAATTTAAAATGTGAAGTAAAAACCAAGTATAGGAGATAATTCAAATTTCCAATAAGGGTTTACTATGCCTATAACAGCACCAAAATTTTGGGTTATATCAAATCCAACCCCAAATCCTAAAGACATAAACCCCAAAATAAACTGAACGTTAAACTTCCATATATAGAAAAAATCTATACCTATACCAGCATCTATCATTTCTTTAGGTGTTAATATATAAATAAATTTACCATAAAGATAAGCTTTAAATTTTAATCTGAATCCTAAAGTACTGGGTTTTTTTTTATGTAAAACTAACTTTTGTTTTACTCTAAAATCAACGGAAAATGAACACCATGAAATAGAACCACTAATATCTGTTTGAGCATCCGGCCCACTAAATATATGTCCATTTTCATCTAAAATAATATTGTAATTATCCAAATGTATATTTGGTTTATTCTTTTGAAGACAAGCATAATTACCTATAGTCTCAGTTACACTATCAAATAATTCATCAGAAATACAATGATCTGCTTGTGGATACACTGATACTAAAAGTAGAAATAAAGAAAACATATGTCATTCTCCAAATTATTTTAAAGCATTTAGTAATGATGTAGCATCTACTTTAGAACCATCACGAACAGAGATAGCATATACATCTGGTTTAACCTGTATCACATGTGACACATCTTTAGCTTTAATACCTGTTGGAAGAACTACTTTTTCTTTTTTACCAGCTTCATTTGTGACAATTAACGTAGATGAGTTACCTTGAAGAACACCTGGAGAAAATTCTCGTACTTCCCATTGTGTATATCCAACTTCATCAGGAGTACCAATAGGGATAGGTTTACCATTTTCATCTACACGATCATCTGGTATATCATTTACAGGATGAGAACTTTTTTGTGTTTTATTTACAATAATATAAACAATTACTGCAAACATACCAGCAACAAAAGCTATAATTATAGTTTTAAACTTTGACCAAACATTTGATAACCACAACATTTTTAATCCTATAGTATTTGAATATATTATTTTAATGTTCTTTTTTCAGCAATTAAAGAATTAAGTTTATCCTTTAATTGCTGAGATTTTTCTGGTGTATTAAACTCAGGATCTTGAAGTTTCTCTTTGATACGTGTAATCTCCACATCTAACCCCCATTTACGAGTATCAGATGTAACATCTTTCTTACTGATTATACGTTGTCCCATGACTAAATCCTCTTTGCTAATGTGATAGTACTTGTATCTGGTTGATACCTTGAATGATTCTTAATCAATGGGTTACCTGAGAGTTTAAATCTATCTGCTGCTGAATATCCTTCACCTGTACCTGTAGGTGATATAGCTATAGATATCTCCCCAGAAGTCCCAGATAACCCAACTGGTTTGTATGCTTGTGTGATAATAACAAGCTGTAACTCGTCCCCAGACGAAGTTTCATTTGCATATACTTCTTTATTATTACGTACTAATAATGCTTTACCAACAACAAATGAAGATGTGAAGTCGCTATCAAATGTAAATGTACCAAGATAACTATCTATTGGACCTCCTGGAATTGGTCTACTTGATATATATGCAGATCCACCATGTGATGTTCTAAATCCAGACGTATCTAACAAATTATCTGTCACGCCATCCACTAATGTAATCCATGAACCCGCACCATTTAATGATGTATATTCTTTACCAAATATATTCTGAGATGAATGTAAATACTCAGAAGACCTTGGTAATTCCATAAATAATTTATGAGAATTAAAATAATTATTTAGAATAGCTAAATTAACCTTCCCATGTGAGGATTCAATGAGCTGACCGTTAAAGTCTTTCTCTCTGAAAAATGAACCTAAAGGCAAATTAGATATCACATTACTTTCTGAGGGTTTCATTAAATCATAATTATTAGAGTCCATTACAGAAGCATGTACAACTGGATTATCAACACTTCCATTGATAGGTGGCCAATAGGCAGTATCTTCTGAACCTACCTTTATTTGACCATCGAAAAAAGATATTGGAAATGAAAGTGACCCACTACCATTAGAAGTGATAAAATTTGTTGAAGCTAAAACTTCAAAAGATTTTTGATATGCTAAATCTAAATTATCATAATCTAATGGATTATCTATTAAATCTCGTATTTCCTGACTTGTTAATGAACCAGATTTATAAGACACATCCAAAGTACCTTCTTGTGTCCCACCAACATCCCCCTGGTATGGTGTACGTGCATATTCAACTGACACATAAGTATTTGATGCAAGTGGTGCTGGAACTATAAATTGAGGAGCATCAATATCATCTCCTGCTGCAACACCTTCATCTCGTACTCTCGATAGTACAATACGTGCATTATCACTTAAAAACCCACGATCAAAACCAAATACAGAAGCTTCAACCACATATTCACCACTAAGAAAATCTGATGGAGGTGAACTTAGACGATTCAGGTCAATAGCTTCTGCATTTAAAACAAATGTAGCATCACCATCATCATCTTCTATAATGAATAATGTTGGACCATCAAAATCTGGACGTAATAAGTTAATAGCATTACCTGTTATTTCAGTACGATCAGACGAATTAAAACTCCCATGATTATCTATGAAATCACTGGCTTCATATACAGCCCATAAACGAGATACACCATAAAATGGTGGTAATTCTAATCCTTGACGACCATTTGAGTTATATAAACGAATTCCAGAAGCTACCCTAGAATCACCTGTAATTACAACAGATCTGTTATACGCAGCAGGAACACCAACATCAGTAACTGTTGTAAAAAATTGTTGTGAAGTCGCTAAAGAAGTATTCACATAGTTTTTTTCATAATTACCTAAATCAGCATGTAAACCAATAGTATGTTTTAAAAAGAAATTAATACCTTGAGAAAAATTTGATCCATCAGTTGTATGAACAATTGGAGTGTATACATCACCTAATGTAGGCATACTTAACCATTCTTTTTGAATTTCCACATATAAATCATCTTGACTATGATTTTCAAAAAGACCAAGTGGATCAATTACATCTTTAGGTGCAGATCCAATAGGCATAAGGCCTAAACCACCATTTAATGCAGCACCATTTTTAATTTTTATTCTAGGTAATGTTAATTTACGATAAGGGCACACTACTAGTGTTTTTGATCCTAAATCAATATATGCCTCACTATTTTTTACAGATTCACCACGATATCCATTTGGATTAACTTTACCCCATAAATGTATAGGTTCAATATGAAGTGTATCATGATATCTTGCTAATGTATCACTTGGTGTAGATGTAAACCTAATGTTATAAACATCATCTGGTTTACGACTTAAACCACGCCCAGGTGAATATTGTAATGCAAAGAAAATATAAATATTTGAAGAAACATTTGGAAATGTTGAATGATCCAATGTAATGATTAAATCATCAGATGGATCAGTAGAAGCACCGTTTACACTACCTGTTACCGTAAAATACCCTCCATCAGCAGTATACTTTGTAGTATCACCATCTACATAAATTACAACTGAATCAGATACCTCTGTAGGTAACACAAAACGAACAGAATCAGAATGACCTGTCAAAAAACCAGTTTTAAATGGTGAGATTGGAATACGTAAAGAATCATCACCTGTGCCCCCAGACCAAACACTACCACCACTTGTTGCATGTAATGTAGCAAAACATGTTGATGGATTTAAATCAAATGTAGAACGAGACGAATATTCATCCCCTACTGACGATGGAGGAAACATAATACATAAATTACCAGGTTGAAGTATAGCAGCATCAGAAAATAATATACGATGATTATCAGGTGCATCCAATTGGGTAACACCAATTGCTGGTGATACACTTGTTATTTGATCAACATAGAGCAATTTTACTCCACGAATACCAGCAGCCCCACTACGTTTCCAGGTAGTTTTCAATTCTCCATGCAGTAAATTAGTTAAATTACTGATTAATAATGAATGATAATCAATGTTACCAAGAGAAACAATATGGCGCATATCCAAAATATCGTCACGAGTTATTTCATCAGAAAATAAACCATCTGGACGTATAGGTAATAAATTAATTTGAGTACCAGCACTATGTGTTTGAGATTTTGATCCATAAGTAGATACAGAAAGAGGTGGATCACTCTCTCGTATTAAATTTATAAGATTGTTACCCTGCACACCAGAATAAGTCATTATTTCATCATCAATTCTAATATAATTTGAATAAGTTGGTATACCTGTACTGGTAATATTAGAAAGTGTGAGAGTAGTTGCATTTAAAGATAATTCATTTAATAATGTAGGAATATTAACAAACTCTGTAGCATCATCACGAGTTTGAGCTAAGTTATTCCTATTTACACCACCATTTTGATTCGATGTAGGGTTATAACCAACACTATTTCTACGAAATACAGAACAAATTGGTATCGCATAAGAATACCCATCAACGGCACCAAGAGAATTAGCATAATCTCCATCACCAGCACGCCATAAACCAGCATCTCCAAGTTCGGAATACATATTTGTGTATGTAAAAGTTGTATTACTGGATGCTGTACCACGAGCAAAGACTGTTGAAGGATCAAATCCATTATTCACATTGGTGAGTGAAATACCAGACACTACACGAATACAGTATTGAATTTGAACACGTTCTGATGTCTCAAATCCTATTGCTGGGTCTTTTATATCATCAGATAAATTAGTACCACCAAATTCTATATTACCAAAGTTATATATACTACTTGCAGTAGGTTTTGAAATAGTACCACCAGGTGATAACTGAGCTTTCCACACTTCTAAAAATACAAAATCAATTCTATTATCACCTGCTGATGATGGAGGTGGATCTAGTTCAACACGATTTGAATATTCTGTATCATTTGGAGCAGTGGGAGGATTACCTACACGAGTAGCAGTAACAGGAATTACCCAACCATTTACTGTTGCAATTGGAAAACCACGTTTTTCACCACTGTATTGATAACCAAACTTAAAATAGTTAGACCAAGACTTATTTGTCACATAATCTTCTATACACATTAAAGGGTCACCCATCCAACCACTTGGATAATGAGCTTCAGAAAATTTATGCTGAATCTCCTGAATCATTTGAGTGATAAGACTAAATTCACTGTCAAGAGGTGGTTTACCTTTTTGCCATACCACATTTGAAAATTGATGATCTTTACTATTTAAAGTACGGCTCACACCATTACCAAAATTATCAGACATTTTTATATCCTCTTAGGTATGTAAAATTGAATATCCACCTAACCACACTTTTTGGTCACTGTAACTAAGATTATTTATAAATCTAATCTTCACACTTTGACCAGTATACAAACCATTTAAAGTAGTAAAAGTTGTATCAAAAACCTGTTCCCAATTTGCACCATTATCAAATGAAATTTCACATGTAATTGAATCAGAATCTATCTCTGAATAATACATTTGAGATATACCATCTACTGTTTCAGAAAACGAAAGCTGAAATACTTCCCAAATAACAATCACATCCGTAGTTGATGGAAGAGATGCTAATGTATATGTACTAGATGTCAATACACCATTATTCACCCCATCATTTGGAAGAAGATATGTACAAAAAGGATTAGATACCAAATCTGATGTAGATGGTATTGCAGCACATAAAATAGTAGGATCTGGGGAAACAGGAACCTCTACATTTGAAGCATTCAAAAAATCTTCCATAATTATATTTGAAAAATTAGGGTAAAATGCTAAAATACCTTCTGCCTTTTTAACTAATAAAGCATCCAAATCAGTGTCTGAATTTACGGATACTGATACTGCAGATGGTATCTTTATAATGAAATTACCATTTATTGGAAAATCAACACTTGGAAAGCTACCTTTTACTCTATTTGTAAATCGATCTACTACAAATCGCATTATTCAACCTCACTTGTAGTTTCTGTATTACTCTTATATTTTATTAAACATTTAATGCAGATATTCATTTCACCTTCGAGTATTAACAGATTATTTTTTAAGTCAACTATTTGATTTTGTGTTATTTCATAATTTTTACGTATTTCTTTTAATTGTGTAAACATTTCTTTTTCTATTTCAGAAAAATGGTCTGGTGGAGAATTTAATTTTAGAGTACTATTAATATATGTAGTATGATCCATAGTCTATTACTATCCTTTGGTTATTTAACATCACGGACTATAGTACGAATTTCAGCATAATTCAATCCTAATTTACCACAAAGAACATCAATTATTTTATATGATTCTCCAATAGCTCCTAACATCAAACCTATTAAATTATTAACATGAATATAACCATTTGACATAACACCTATTTTTTCTAAATTATCACGATTATATTGTATGACTTGATTATATTTACCACTGAGTACATAGGCCATATCTTGACATGCTAATGCATCACTTTCATTATCATAATTATCAAAAGAACCTGTAACTAAACAATCACCATTCCCTTTAAGAATAAATTTATTAGAGTTATTATTTTTTATACTGAAAATATTTTCAGTATCAGAAAAATCACTACCATTATTTGAAACTATTTTAAAACTATTAATTGAGACAGCAGAATGAGATTCTGCAGAATTAACTGTATCTGAATCTCCTGTATAACCTTCTATAGTAACACCATCAGTACTTTCATCTAACCCACGTATCTTTAAACCACCTGTTGAATCTAAGAATAAAATATCACCTCCAATATTCACAGGCAGTACACCAGAACAACCATGTGAAATTGAGTCGTGTTTAAATCGAACTAAACTATCAACAGAAATAGTGCCTAAATCTTGCTCTATCTGCATACCTGTACCAGTTAAATACCAACCACCTCTAGTAGAATTATATTTAAATTCGTATTCAACACTGGAAATATTAACCCCAACACCAGCATCATTTATACCTGAATAACCAGATACTAAATGTACTGGGTAACTATCTGCTAAATCACCGTATTGAGAATACATTGACCATTGTGAATTTGTAATATCCCATATAATAGAAGGTACTACTTCTGAACTAAAAGACTCATATCCCACCTCAATACCATGAAATTCTGAATTAGCATTAACCCCACGACCAGAATGTAAACGCCACAAACCAGAATTTGTATTGTATTGGATATATGCAGGATTATCATTATCTACATCACCATTTGAAGGGAAATCAAATAACATATTTGATACAGCATTTTGTTTATCTAATCCAAGATATGTATCTAAAGTATATGCAGCATATACTGCCCATAATTTGAAAATTGGCCCTTCATAACTATTTGGATTTAATTGACTACCAGGTTGTGGAGAAACAGTTAATGTAACTACACCATTTCTGTAATCTACAATTATATCTTGCTCACTTAATAGCTTGGAATCATCAAGTACATTACTACTAGGTATGATAGGATTAGTTAGGTCAGGACCACTACCATCTGACAATGCAGGATAGAGTACCATCCCATAACCCCATTCATTTGCATCTAAATTAGCAGATGAAGTCTTATCTGAAACTCGATAAAATACACCATCAGCACGTTTATTTTTATGTGCAGGTAAAAGGGGATAAATACGATATTGATTAATAGTTTTGTAATCACTCTGTAACTCAGAATATAAATCTGGAACAAATGTGTTCCAACTTTCATCAAGATACACAGGGTCAACTGTTAGAAATACTTGTTCTTTACCAGGTACACCTGAACTAGGGACTGTGAATAATTGCACAGGTTCAAGTTTTAAAATAATAGAGTTTATATTCCCTGTATTACCAAAACTATTCGCTCCTGGTATGGTTAAACTAGAACCAGATACAGTTGAAATTTTACGGATACCAGCATTACCAACATCAGCATTCAAACTGCATGTAAGGAGCATATCCCCTGGTTCAACACCATCTGATTCAAAATCAAATGAGCTATGAGTAAGTGTGATAAGATCACCTTGTACTGCAGCAGTAGACATATAATCACTGTATGATTTTTCGGTGATTCCATAATACGTACCAATCCTGCCACGATATGAATCTCCAACTTGATTTTTTATTTTTGCACATGTAAACAAATTTGCATCAGCTTTAGAAGCTGATGGGTGTCGGAATCCGTGATAGATTGGTAAGTCTACCACGCCATTATTTATATCTCTATCAAATGGAGCAACAGAACTTTGAGGTATATCTAATAATTCCTTATTAATCCCTATTGAAGAAGTGTGTAATTTACCATTTAATTGCTTCACACTTTTCAATATAAGTTCTTCAAAATATGTCATGATGAAACCCTATCTTATATATAAGAACATAAATTCTTTACTAAAAAACCACTATCAGTAACAGCAATGAATGTTCGTCTATTAGGATCATAATCTAATGCAACAATATTTGGAACTGTACTTATGTTAGGGTATACACAATCTGCTCTTTTCCATATATTTTGATATATGGATATTCCAATAACCCCATTATTACCAACAATAACAAAAGTATTATTACCATCTGTTTTAATATCTATTAAATCATCACCGCTACCACCTAAGTCAAAATTTGCCCAAGGAAAAACATTTTCAATTGCTGTCCATATATCCCCATCTGGAGATGTGAGAATAGTATTATTGGAGCATACAGCAATCCAACGACCTTGTGACCATACTACAGATAATATCTGTTTAGAAGGTACTGAAGATGCTGCATACCAAGTTATACTATCGGATGAATACCATATCTCTTCATACCCTACTGCTACCCAAAGATCTTGCCAAGAACTATTTTTCCCAAATGCAACCGAATTAAACGATATACTAGCACTAGTCAATCTTGATGTCCAACTCGTAGCATCTTGGGAGGTATAGATAACATTTTGAGAAAATACACCTGTTGCACATACTAAAACCCAAATTGAATTAACTCCTGATAGACCATTATGTGCGAGGCCTTGTTGATTATAGATTGAAGATGAATCTGTAAAATTAACACCATCGTCTGTAACACTAATAGGAAAATCATTACCACCATCAGTGGCCGTTATAACATATTTACCATCACCATATACTACTTTATGAGTAACATCATCCAAAGTTTTATTTATATTAATAGAAAAGTAGTTACCATCAAAAGATTCCCAAATATCTGCACCGCCAACTACCAAACAAATAGGTCCATTTTCTCGTGTAGAAGTATCATCTGCATATGCTATACTAGTTAGGTTAGTTGGAAATCCTGTAAAACTAAGTGATGACCAATTCATCACAGAAAGCATACTGAGGTTTGAGTATTTATCTGATATTAAATCATTAGAACGTATATTTCCCCAAGCAGAAATACGTCCATTACTTACAATACCATCTGAAACGTTTATAGATTTTGCTTCTAAATTAGTTGACACTTCTAATCTAGAAGTATAAATATTTTTAGATAATAACGAAGATGTATGTGCATTACCAAGTTTCATGGTATCTATTTTATAAGTATAAATATTATCTCCAGAAATAGAATATACATATTGATTATTTTTATATAAAAATGTACTTGAAATATCATAAAATGTTTCTAATACAGGAAATGCTCTATTTGAAATATTAAATATGTAAATATGTGTATTGTATAAATATAAATAATCACCTTCAATAAACAATTTTGTTGATGAACCAAAATTACATCCTAAACTGCTCAGAGATAAAGTCTGTAAAAGAACAGGTGAAGTTAAAATTGTAATATCATAAATTCTAATGGAATTTGAAATAATTAGATATACATAATTATCAACAATATCTAAACCATAACAATATAAACCAATATCAGATGGAGTATATATAGAATACACATTAAATACATCTGATATATTATAAATATGAATACCCCTTGGAGAAGTCCAAGTAGACGCTACTAACAAGTCATTTTTTATTTTAAAATCATATACTTCAGAACCTATTATGGTATTAATAACATACCAACCAGTGTTTTCTATACTTAATATTACAATACCTGTAGTACTGGATACAAATAAAACACCATCAATAATCTCTAATTTACCCCTACCACCAGTAATATAATATGTACTCATATTATAAATATTTGTATGAACTCTCATATTTAACAATTCTATTGTATCATCTTTCAATACTATAGCATATTTACCATTAGTGTACACATCAACATAAGTATAACTACCTACATTATACGAACCTAGAAGTGTTAAAGATGATGGATTTTTAATATCATATACTCTAAAATAACCATCAGATACAGTTACACCAATATCTCCAAAACTATGAAAGCATGTCTTCTGAGAAATAGTAGATAATGTACTGAGTTCTTCGATTTCATGTGTACCTGATATTTGTAATTTTTTAGTTGTAATTGATTCAGAATTAATTATATTTTTAGGGAAATTTAAAGGATGTAAAATTGTTAGATTTGTACCATCACCATTTGGAAATACATATAAATTCCCATCCACACATAGGATATTTTTGTATTGTTCACCAGAAAACCCTGGGAAATCATAAAAGTGCTCGTCAGAAATATCAATACATACTAAAGTATCTGTGTCATGTGGAATACACCAAATATGTTCTCCATCAAAAGCAGAATCTCTGAAAAAATTTGTACCAGTGTAAATATGTGGTATTTCCTTCATCAAATTTGTTGATACATCAATTTTCAAAAAATAAGTTGATTGATCAGGGATACACCAAATATGTTCCCCATCAAACACAGCACTAGAAAACAACCATGATCCTGAAATTGGATTAGGTATATATTCTACTGAATGTGTTGATTTTGAAATTTTACAGAAGTTATCAGAAGTATATGGTATTAACCATATACTCTCACCATCAAATAAAATATAATTATAACCACCAACTATAGATATATTTTCATATTCATTTGTTAGTATATTTATAATATATATACCATCAGATCCACAATCCAACCAAATATTTTCCCCATCAAATATTGATCTAAATGCTGTTGAATTATATGGTGTAGTATAACTTGTATACTCATAAGTTTTTGTATTAAACTTATAACAATAATATGGAGTTGAATATATCCAAATAAATAAACCATCAAATACACATGTATCACATGATGAAAATGTATATATATCTACAGGTAAAGGAAAACTATCTATTTTTTTAGAAATTTGATTTATTTTCAATAATGTTAAATTATCTACCCCATTCATAATATATGGGAATAGCCATATATTATCCCCATCAAAAAAACCACCATTAAAAGGAGCTGTAGAAGTACCTATATACTGAGATAATGTTAACTGTTCTCTATTAACACCATAATACCAATTATAAATATTAGCAATACCAGGTCCTATAGTTCCATTTCCCTCTGAATTTGTCCAAGCATCTTCAGTATATAAAGAATTATGTGTGTTAGAAATTATTTTTGAAAACATTGAACTAGAAGTGCCTTTTACAGCAACATATTTACCAGCATATGAATTTTTAACTGCTTTAAATATGTTTACACTAGAAACGACATTTGAAAAATTATGTGATGTACCAGCTATTGCATCTGCATAGGTATCTGAAAGTTTAAATTGAGTATCAGAAATAATAGAACCATTTGTAATGTAGAAACTAAAAAATGCATTGATCATTAATCCTATAATAGCACTATCAAACTCTACCATATCGCCTGGTTTAAATCCATGTGGTATCGTAGATACAAAATATCCTAATGTAACACCAGTTACAGGAATATAAGACCCAGCTAGATCTAAATTAATATCCTCATCAATACCAATCGTTAAATCCAATACATGGTTTGATGCTGATAATGTATATGTATAATTATATTCTTCTGAAATTATAATTTTTGAATATTTACGTGCAGATCCATCTGTAGATATATTTGAGTTATTTGAAAATATACCATTATGATTCTTTTGTTGGTTTGATACAGAACCTTTTTTTTGAGAACCAGTTATACGAGTAATATTTGAAGATAATCTTAATTCATCTTTATTATATTGAAGACCAGATTCACCATCCACAAATGAAAATCCAATTTTACCATTATTTACATCTTTAACAGCTGATTCTAAATTAACCGCACCAACATCAACAGTATCAGAACCATGTGATACAACTTTCCAAGACTCTGTAATTTCATCAAAATAAAATGCTGGAATTGCTTCATCTGAGCTGAATTCTGTGATACCAAATCCATGTTTTGGTTTCTCACTTGGAACTGTACTCTGATAACCTTTACCAGAAAGTATAGACCATAATTGTTTATCTGAATCATATTTAATATACGATTCTACATTAGTACGCCCATCACCAGATGTTACTTGTGGTAAACTTTGAAGTTTACTTACACTATTTACAATACCATTGCTAATAACGGCAAATGCCGCCCATAATTTTAATGGTCCTGAAACTGAATTAGGGTTAAGCATCCCCCCAGCAACTGAGGGGACACTTAACCTTATTTCACCTTGTATATAATCAACAATAAGTGCTTGCTCACTTATTGGTAAAGATGTGTCAATTATAACTTGTCTATCAAATATAGGTTTTGTTATGTCAGGATTACCAGTACCATCATCGGGATAAAGTACTAATTGAAAATCCCAATCTTCATTCATATTCTCAAGAGTAGTCTTAAAAATAGCATCAATACGTATATTTGATCTATTTGGAAATAATGGTCGTAATCTATATTGATCTAACTCACTAAGATTAGATCTGTAATAATCAGGGTTAGTTTCAACAGGACTATTTGGGTCATAAAATATAAATGTTTGTTCTTTACCTAATTCAGTATCTGGTCCAGATATAGATAGTAATGATTGAGGTATTAATTTTAAAATAGATGCATTTACATCACCAGTTAATGTAAAAGACCCATCTGCAAACTGTAAAACACTCCCTAGTACAGATTCAATAACATGAAAAGTATTTGTATCTAAAATAAATAAAATATCACCTGCAACCACACCTGTAGTTTGAAGGTTTTCACTGTCATGTATAAATCTACATGGAGCAAGATATAATGCACCCTTATTTGCAGTATCCTTATCAGAATATGCTATTTCAGTAATTCCAAATACAGTACCAATACGACCATATTTAGGTGTGGATGTATTTGAATTGAAATTAAATAAATTTGTAGATAGATCAGTTGCTGATGGTTTCCTAAATCCAAGTGGGTACCAAAAATCTATTAAACCTGTACTCCCCACATTATCAAGTCCAGTAACAAAAGAATTATCACCTCTAACCTTTTGTGAGTTCATATCTTTTGAAGTTATATGGACTTTATTCAACATATTGTTTATAGCAAAATGTAGTAAATCATTTAAATGTGAATTATACTCTGTCATTTTTTAAACCTGTAATATTAATATGCAATCCATTCAATTTCTTCAAACGATAAAAATTCACCTGTACCATTTTTTACCAAACCAACTCTTATTGCTAATGGATATTCATCACCACCGTTATTTTGAGTATAAAAATCTGTAGCATATGTAAATATTATTTGATTTGAAGAAATAACCTCTTGAGTGATTAAACAACCATAATAATCATTCTCTTTATTCAAATCGGGATCACCATTATAACGACCTAAATCTAACCAACCACTTATACCTGGTACTTTAATTAATACTACAGCACCGCCAGAATGATCAATAGCTAAATCACCTGTAAATACATCTGCAGCAATAGCTGCCCATAAATCAGAACCTACTGGCATTGTTATTTTTAATTTACCCATATTTACAGGGGCTTCAGTATCAAACGCACGTTGAAAATAACGTATTGTATCAGCAGCATCTGTAGAATAAGGATTTGATGCTAGGTCATCATTACCTGATGGATAAGCAGTAGTAGATAAATCTAAGTATGGATATTGTAATCTACCCCCATATACAGCAGCATGTTTATCACCGTTAGCACCCACTAAAGTAAGAGAGTCACCACGTTTACCAGCTATATGTGCAAGCACATCTGAATCTGATGTGGGACTAGGAAAATCTGGTATAACATTGATGATATTACCACTTACTATTTGTGAAATATAATAATCACCATCATTATTTGATGAACCTGCAATATGTAAAATACGACCTAAATCAGCTTCCTCTGTAAACCAAGAAGCACCTCCAACTGTAAATATATTAGGGGCACTTAATGTGTTTGAACCAGGAACATCTCCAGGTAAATTTAATACGCTGAGTCCACCAAGTGCATGACTTTTTGGTGTTACTGAACATCTCAAAAAATCAAAATTATAAATATCAGGCCACACATCAGCAGAATCCATTGAGTAATGCATGATAGAAGATGTAAAATCTTCTATCTGACTTTTACCAATTAGAGAATCATCATATGTATTAACTAAAATCGTTCTACCAGTAGCACCAACACCAACAACTGTTTCACCACCAACAGGTTTATATAAATGTAAATTTATCTCTGCATCAACATTCTGAGCATCATCACCAGAGATAAAAACACCGTTCACTATACCAGCATCACTTGATGAAGGTGCATTACCTTTTTCTCTATTATAACCATCTGGACTGTTTTCCAAATCAAAATTATCTAATTCATAATATGGTATAGGTAAATCAATAGCTCCAAACTCATCAAGACCAACTACTATTGGCTCTACTATACTTGGAATAGTAACATCTGAATCTACTGATGATTTAGTACCATAAGTATAATTAAATACATCTGGCTCTGATATACCAAATTTAAAAGCATTACCGCTATTATATGAACTAACACCAACTGTTTTCTTAATTATAGGACTTACCCATGCAATTGATACAGCACCATTTGATCCTAACCAATCTGGTATCACCTTTACTGTTGCAGCATCAATATACTGTAAAATCTGATAATCACCATCATTACCATTACCAGAAACGGTAATGAGTTTACCCACATCACCAGAAGTAAATCCACTAGCTGTCAATGTGTTTGTACCACCTGCTGCACCAGCAGCAGCACCTGTTGCTGTTTCAGTTCCAAGAGGATATATTGGTTCCACTGTATACGTACCTGTACCAACAGGTGCTGCATTCACAACATCACTGTAGATATCATATTTATTTGATTCACCATAAATATTTGATTGTGAATAATTAGCAGTTAAAACATTTGTGAATGTTTTAAAATGTACTAATCTTAGACTACCAAAATCTACAGTTAATGATATATTATAACTACCTAAAAGACTTGTTAAATCAAATGTATTTGTAGAAAATGTTGCTAATTGATATGCTAAATAATTGTATTCAAATGGAGTATAAGGTGCAGATGAATACTCTTTCAACATTGGTAATCGATTTGTTAATGTAAATAAATCGACACCAGTACCAGCAGGTGTGTAATCTAACTGTTTATACCCTACTGCTGGATTTCTACGACGAGTCTCATCAAAATGAGCTGATAAATTCAACATTGCAACTATTTCTTCATCACTATTATTAAATTCTCCAGTTGGAGAATAAAGTAAACACAATACACCACGATCTGCTGGATATAATATACCAGATACAGAAAAAGTTGTGATGGTAGAAGGAATTAAACTAGATGATTCTGCCATCCAATTCTCAGGAGAACTACCTTGATTAGTTGATCCTAAGTCTAACCATGAATGATGACCATGATCGGCAGTATTGCATGTAAATGCTCCAGATACAGAAGCATCCATGGCTCCCCAACTTGGAACACCAGAATTAGGTATTCCAGATACATTTGATCCCAATACATTTGGAGTAATAGGAAGTAAATCAGATATTTCAGTTAAAGATCCTTCTACCTGTGTAGAATCATATTTTTCATAAGTATCTAGTATTGAAATTGAATTTGCTGAATGAGCATCACTAGGATCATTTATATGACCATCTAATGCTGCTTGGAAATCAATTATATTAGCAAAATCAAGTGAAGACACAGATACACTATCTTGTGATGATTTACCAGAACCAACTTTTAATAATCCAGGATTAATTTTTGATGGCATTGTAATTAATTCCTTCTATTTAATAATAAATTACCTTTTAACTTATAAACTGCAGCACAAGTAGTATCATCAGATGGTGTGTCAACAAATCTGATGTTATTTTCTTGATCAAAATCAGCCCAACGAGTCATTATGATCATGACTAATGCATGTTTAGGTAAAAATCCATAATCATCTAATAATTCTGCAAGAACAGGTACAAATACTTTATGTCGTTGTGGAAAAGATAAATTTTTACCAAATGCTGCTGGTCGATATTCAGTAATAGGCACGTTTGGATAAAATGATCTACCTTCAATATCAACATGCGTTGATATTGTTCGCTGTAATGTAGCTTCGCTAATTGGTATAAATGGTATGTTTTGATCTACACGTAAAAAACCAGATGCTGCATCAAAGTCATCTGTAAATGCATCTAACGGTGAATCTAACTCATGTTCACCATTAAATGTATGGGTACCTTTATGAACTGGTATATGAATATGTGGTACTTCAAATGGATAAGGTGTCCCATTAGTACCAGTACCTGCTGTCAATGAATAAATATAGGAACTAGTATGTAATGCTCTATAAGATAAATTTGAAGCATTAACCAGCTCAACATCACCCAAACATTGAAATGCCTTTGAAGCATAATATATAGCATGATAGTATCCAGTAATATTTTTCCATGGTCGTATAGCTGTGTATACAACTCTAACTAGCACATTTGGAGCTGAAAGAGGATCACCAGAAATTATAGTTAATTCTCTATCAGGATTATTCGCTACAGCTTCATCAACAGTTTTAACCACAGGACTACCAAGAGGGTCTTCGGTAACTGATACGATAGTTGAAAATCTTTCGGGTAATATAATAGTAACATCATCTAAGGAATATACATCTATTGTTTTTGATGTGGTTACATACATATCTTGAATTTCACGATTATTATAAACAAATTCAGGTAATACAAAATCAGAAAAATCAGTTATTGCAGCAATTCTTAATGCAGAATCATTCTCTGTAAAAGAATCAGAATCAAAATCATTATTTGGTGTGAATGTAAGTCCACAACCAGATGGATAGCTCACTTCAAGTTCAAGCCATAAATCCCAACTTTCACCTAACCATTCTCCTGTATCAGATAACCATAATTGTACTTGATCTGTACCTAAATCACGAATTAATTGAAATTGTGCCTCTACCTTACCTGTTGTAACACCATCTCCGTCAAAATAAGCAGAACGAACACCAGTAATTACTGTACCAGCAGGTGATGCAGAAGCTACATCTAAGGTTGTATATGGATATGGATTAAAACTACTTAAATCCATAATAAGTTTTGCACCTGCTACCCATGTAGCAGTAGGAGTACCATCATTTGTTGGTGTAGCAATAACTATGGGGTGTTCAATAATAGCTCTATCAGAAAATCTTTTTCGAACACCATCATGCTCCCCAATTTTTGAACCCCCTAAACCGCCTGAACTAATCCCAATTTCATCACAATGAAGAACATTGCACCCCTTTGAACCATTTGTATATCCAGGAATTGCTGAAGTATTTTGATAATGCTGACTTAAAGTATTATCCAATAATGCATTAAAATTTCTTTCTAAAATCTCACTATAATCCCACCCAGATAATGATACCCCATGTCTCATGTCCAAAATATCACCAAGTGATATAACATCTGAAAATAAACCATCAGGACGATCTGATGGTCCTGGGTATACAACACCACCATTATGATTTGATGTCTGTGAGAATGCAGTTGTATTACGCCTAAATACTGCACAAATAGGGATAGCATAAGTATACCCATCTATAGTATCTAAACCAGATGTATCTGGATCACCGTTACCAGATCTCCATAAACCAGGATCACCGTTTATAGACTCCATATTAGAAAAATTATAGGTTGAATCAGAACCAGCAGCTCCCCAACCATAAATATTTTTATCTCCTAAACCATTAGGATAAGTATCTAAATCAACACCATCAAATACTCTAAAACGATATTGTATTTGAACTCTTTTTGTAGTTTCTATATTTGCAGTAGGATCTAAAATATCATCAACATAATTAAGAGAATCATTAGTTATACCAGTATTACCATATCTAAAAATACGTCCACCAGATGATTTATTTTCTACATCAGGGGATGCATTTAATAATGCACGCCACACTTCCATAAAAACTAAATCAGTACGAAGACCAGATGATGGCGGTGCTGATAATGTAATTAAATTTTCACCAACAACATCTGAATCAGTAAACTCAGCTACTATTTTAAATCCATTTACTAATGCTGTAGGTTTATTTTTAAAATAAAATGTATTTGCAGCACCAGTAATTTCGAAATCAACAGAATCCTTTAAAAAATCACCATAAATAAAACCACTTGGAATAGAAGATTTTATGGTATCAAATAAACCAGTTTCTAACGAAACATCTTGTTTTAAATTTAACTCGCTATCAAGAACTGGTTTCGAACTTTGAAATACTACAGTTTCATAGGATCTATTTTCAGGATCAAGATAACGTGTTACTGTACCAGAAAATTTCTTATTCATCGGGTCACCCTTAGAATGCTAAATTAAAATGTAAGACGCCATACCCATGTTAATGAAGCAGTTGCTGGCTTATTTATAACTGGAAAAGTCAAATAATTAATCATAGTTTCATATGCTGTTAAATCAACAGTAGCATCGTATGTACCAGCAGGAACAGGATTTTTAATAGCTAAATTTGTAGAGATATTCCCACCCAATAAACCCATTTCTACCAGTGGCCCAACTGCTTCAGATTCTGTAAATGTTGTTATAAAATCAACAATATTTGTTGGATATGCCACTTGACTACCACCATCATCAATAAATTGAGTAGTAGCAAATGTTTTACGCTCTATTTCATTATAGAGAGCACGTTGCGAATCAGTAGCAGCAGGAGGACTCATAACATTCCAACCTGTATCCCCGCTACCTACGGCAAGCACATAAGCACCAAAAGGTGCTTCTTGATTATCTTTTATCAGTCGAGCTAATAGTATTGACATATCTTTTACAATAAGATTGTGTTTTTCCAAAACAGGAATGTGTTCTGAACTTGATTTTAATTTCTCAAGAGAGGGTGAATCAATAACAGGTCCTATAAAACCATAAAAAGTCCCTTTTGGACCAGTATATTTGTCTTTACTAGATAAAGAAGCAGTCATTTTGTCTTTAACTCCATAATATTTTTCTTTAGAAAGCATTCTATTCTCCTATTTATAAAAAAATTAATCAATTAACGATTATTAAAAATTATCTATTGCATAGGAATTAATTTATTCAAATTCCCATGAGCACTCATATCTATTTCTACTCTCCATCTCTGTATTTTCCAATCTAAATCTCCAGCATCATAAAAATCATATTTAATTAAAGTAGTATTCCCTAATATTAAATCCATTGCCAAATCTGCAAGCATATCTTGATCTGACATATCTTCAGATATATCATAATTCTCTCTATATTCGTTGATATTTACAATTGATTCAAGCTCTTTAACTAGATACTTCACTTCAGGTGTATTTGCACATAAAGGTTCTCTGGTCAAATCAGATGCAATATCCAATGAATCTTTATCTATAGCATAAACATATGTGCCATCACCAGTTGATGCCCCACCCTCTTTATGCGTGAAAAATAAAACTGACCCAAAAAGTCCAGCTCCATTTTTAAAATTTTTCTTTAAATCTGGATCTGGACCTGCATGATATAAAGCATCTATATTATAACGAATAATATCATATTCATCATATTCCCCATCCAAATAATCATTTGAATCTGATTCTCTGAATTTTTTACCAGTGATTTTCTCTGCATCTTCTAGCCATTTTTTTCTACGTGATATTTCAGCATCATCTAAATTAGATTCACTTTCAATATATTTAGAAATTCTTCTTAAATAGTCGCTTACCATGATACACCTAAAATTTAAGGAAGTACATCTACAATTGATCCTAAAGTGAAATCATTTAAAATAAATCCTGTAATCACATTGTTTTCCATAATTGAATTAGGGTCATTCAAAATGTTACCACCCCATGTATATGTCAAATATGCTTCTAATGCTTCATCTTCTTGTGTAGAATATACTTCTTCGTTTGAAATATCAATTAGTAATTCAGGGTGATTCTCGTTAAACTTTGATCCTGCATAAATAAGATTCGATGAATTTAATAATGACTTTGCAGGTACAGTTTGAGATGTGTACTCATAATCACTCACTGCATTTAAAAAGAAACATGTTCCAACTGTATTTAATTGTGAATTTATAACTTCATCATGTTGTTCAGAAAATTCTAATCCAGAAAATACATCTTCTGCTGGATAAATTAAATCAGTATCATTACCATTTTTCTTACATACTATATCAACAGTATTATATAAACCTCTCTCTGAGACTTCAATATTAACTACGTTAATACCATCACCAACTAAAAAATGAGAATCATTTAATATCAATGATGGGTCATTGAATGTACTTATTGGAGTTTCAACTTTTGTTAGTATGGCTTCTTCAGTAATTGGAACTATTGGAGTAGTATTATTCAAAATAGTGTATGCATCATTTGCCAATTTACCATCGTAATATTGAGAAATAGGTATGCCTGTTGATGAAGTCTCAAAATTAGTATGTGTATGTCCATTTGTAAATAAATGATCAGGACTTGCCATAACATTTTGATGATTTAATATTTGATGATGTGGTGCTATAAGTGTATTACCATACGCACCAGAAATAGTATATCTAATATGACCCCATTCACTTTTAACAATTGATCTACTATCAAATGACCCAAAATATACTCCTGGACCACTTCCTGGTATATTAAAAAATGAATTTTCAAATGTAGGTAAATCTTTGTAATCTATAATTATCTTAGGGATATTATCTACGAATAAAGTCACATCACCAATTGGGTCACAAATAATACGGTAATCATGATAACTGGTTAAATCAGAGATAGGGGATACATTATACGAACTTATTAATGATTCATCACCACCTAAATAAATACCTACATATCCTGATGTATCATCTCGTAATGGTATAGCATAGATATAATCCCAATCAACATCTGAATTTGTTCCATTCCGTTCAAACTGAAAAGATCCAAATGATAGAGAATATTCAGGCTGTGCTCTTACTGAAATGTCAGTAAATGGAAATGTAGTAGATAAAATATCATCAATAAAAAATAGAACAAGATTAGATGTAATATTAAATATAACCTTATATGAATGAAATATATTATCACTCCAATCAAAATTAATAGAAGCAAGAACATTTCCATCATCTAAAAAAACTATTTTTTTATCACCATCATCATTAGTATGTTCAATATAAATTTCAAAATTATCACCTTGAACTATGACAGAAGATCCTACAAAATCAGGTGTGAAATCATTTATTTTATTTGAATATTCAATAATAAAACTGGAACTTAATATTTGCTCATATATATCAACCCAAGTATATTTCATATTCAATGAGGAAGAATAATCTTTAATATTTAATACATTATCAACTATAGATACAATCCCTTCACCTGTGACTATCCATGGATTATCAGGATCTGAATCTGGTAATGTTTGGCCATTATATGATAAACTTGGAATTGAACTATCACTCAAAAAACAAATTGAAATATTTTTTTCGTTATTATGTGAAAAAATACCTAATGCCTTTGAATTAATACTATGTGTCCATATCGGAGATCTAACATTCCAGTCTATTACAATTTTAGCATCTGAAGAAAGAAAAGGTTCATCACGATTGTATCCAAAAACTTCCCCACTAATTAAACCATTTTCATCTATACCAGCATGCATAGATGCAGAATACTTTGTGATATGGAGATAATCATCTCCAATTATTTTTTCTCTACCAAATCTACCCAATGTAAACCATGGCTGTGATGATACTTCTGGTAATTGGTTACATTCATATAATATATTAGTTACATGAGATGATTCACTTATTGAAGTTGGTGTAATGAGATATCGAATATAATCCCATTCTGAAACATTAACACATTCTCTATTCATAGAACCAATAAAAACACCACTTTGAAAATTAAGTGCTATTTCTAATTCATTTTGTTTTGCTAATTCATTTGTAAGTACAGATATCACTTCAACAGAATCACTATTCACAAAAACTTTTAATGAATCTACAGTTTTCGTTATTCTATATATATTGTAATCAGACCAATTTAATGGATATGATTCGTAAGAATCAAATATAGTTTCATCACCATTATCTTTTAAAATCCCAATATATTTAATACCATTATATTCAATAAATGATAAAATAGATGTATGGTTACCATCCAAAATACCTGCAGCAACACCTGTAAAACATCCATTCAATGTATAAGAAATAATTCGATTTCTAAAAGATAATGATGCATTATATAAATAAGATAAATTTTCAGGCCTGTAATAATAAAAACCTTTAGCATCTGGAAATATACCACTAGATGAATCAACAAGTGTAAGAATACCATTAAGTATACTTGCAGTACCATCACCTTCTTGTACCCATGGATATAGAGTATGATCTTCTGGTAAAATATTACAATCATAACTAACAAGTATTTCTGATAGTATACGATTAAATGCTGGGTATGATACTCGATGATGTGGACTATTTAACAGTAATAAATTAGGGTCATTTAATGCTATTGAATATGCACGTTCATACGCTCTATAAAAATATCCATATGATGTTGGATTTGTTGGCTGTACACCACCATTAAATCCATTTTTATCAGAATAACTTGGATCTATAAGAACATTAGTGCATTGATATTTTTGGTATTGATACGAGGATTTACCATCTGCATTTAATACAAATTCTTTAGAATTTAAACGTCTTATCTCTACTGTAGGTCTTGATAAATGTGTATAGTTAACTCTAATATCATCCCCAGTCAATGGTGAACTTTCAAGGACAATAATACCTAATAAACCAAATACAGCAACAACAGTTACAGGTGTTCCATTAATATAAACAATAACATCTGAAGGATCATCTGCAATTGCACCTGTACCATCACCTCGTACAATAGGGCCATATTGTGTCCTTAAATACCTATTGATATAAGTACCAGGATTACCATATAGAAAACCTTCAGTACCAAAAGGTATAATTGGATTACCTATTGAATCATATACTGTCATTGTGGATATCCCATAAAATTTTAAAATTGATAAGATACATTTTCACCTACAATACTTGATTCTTTTTTAGACCCTAACCTATCCACAGAATATAACCCATTCCAATTTGTTCTTATATCATCGTAAGTATAATTCTGTAATTTAAAAGATGACTCATCTGTTATATTTGTTAATGATTCATAATCATCCGAAAAAATATAACGTAATTTAAAAAGCGTATGAGCAGGTCTAATAATATCTAATATTAAACTAATATTATTATCTAAATCAATAAAATTTTCTGGAATTGAATTACCATCAATTTGAAATTGTATCTCAAATGAAAATTGATCCGATATATCATAACCTTCCGAACCATTTTCTATTTCTAAATAATCTTCAGTGATTATAACTTCTCGATCAGAAAATAATTCAATACCATGTTTTATTGAAACTGGTATTGATCCTTGAAAATAAATAGTAATAATAGCTAAAAGAAAATTTTTAAATTCTATATCATTAAATGTAGTAGATGGTAACTCACCATTAGCAAATATCAAGTATCCAATTACCTGATAAAGAAATTCAGAACGTGTATTAATAAATATTTGATCTTGGCTAATATCATCTAAAATAACTTTTATTTTAGCTAATTCTTTAGAAAAAGCCTGCATTTCAATAGCATAATTAGTTGATGGTATAGAAGATAAATAATATGATGGTAGATATGACATCATATTACGAACTATAATATCAGACTCTGCTTTAACTCTTCTATTATAATCTTTACCATTAAAAACTAATGGGTATGGAGTCTGAGTCATGTTATCCCTCACTATAAATGATATTAAAATCACCTAAAGTTAATGCTTCCAATTTATTTGCATTTAAATCTCGCGCTCCTGTGTCTCCATATACTATGTATGAACATGTCCAAGTATGATCATCAGGCATCACCATATTAGGATCAAATTCAAGACTTAATACAATTCTATTTGATGTCCTATTTAATCTCTCTTGAGCTATATCCACATCTTCAATAAACCCATCAGCTATAAGAGTAGCATCATCAGAATACCCAACAATAATAGCACCATTTTTTCCAATGATATACGCTCTATCATATTCATCACATATAGTTTCAAGATTAGTTACTAAAGTAATAATCTGACCATCTTTAAAAACACCTCGATGCTGATTTTCGTAACCACCACCATCAATAGTATTTGATGATAATGCAGTAATAAGTATGTATGCTTTATTACTGCCAGAATGTAGTGATGGTAACTCAATATAATCACTCAATAATTCATCTCTAATCATTTGAGAACTATCAGACCATATCATTGTAGAAAATGGTAATATTACATAATCCACGCCAGGTGTTTCTTCATAAATTTTAACTATATCAGATTGATGAATACCGCCTCCTATCTTCCGTGAAGAAACTTCATTTGAAACACCAGTACGTATTTTACTATCAGCTAATGCTCTATCCGAACCTGAATTTAATACTACTGTGTTTTCTATAGTTATGGAATTCTCAATAGCCTGTTTAACTAATACATCAGCAGTAATATGTTTTTTTGAATCAATTTTTTCTTGCACAATACGTATAAGGTCATTCACAACATACCGTACAGTAAAATTTTCATCGTGTTCATAATCAATAGATACTTGTTGTCCATTAAAAATAGAACCACCTTGGACACGCACAATACTAGCTGCTGTATTTGTTGTACCAGGAATAATAAGATAATCAGGATTTGATGATTCAGGTCCAGAATATTCAATTGTTCTAGTAGAATTAAATACTCTAATAGATGTCAGATCTACACCTATAGATCTTAGTAATTCTGAACGAGTACCTACTAAAATATGGATTTCATCGTTAACAATGATTGATGCACCAGAAGGTATACCATTATATGGATAAATAGCAATATAGTCATTACTTTTAACTGATTCTCCATATAGTAATGGATCATCTAATTTGAAAAGACTATAACCATGTTCAAAATCTAAGGTACCAGATACTTCACCAATAATACTTATAACTCTACGTAATGGTTGACGAATTGGTATATAATAATTTGAAGACTGATAACGATAGTCTCCAACAATTATATCATCAAAATCAAAACTTGGCTGTGATACTAAACTGCTTAATTGAATGGTACGATAATCAACAATTACTACATCAGTAAGATCAAAATCATAACCTTTTGTAGTATTCCTAAAACCATATCCTTTTATTGGGTCATCTAACATTTCAACAAGTGGATTATTTTCAGTTAAAGTAGAATCTAATGATCTAAAAATAAAATTAGTAGAATCAATTATCTCAAATCTTTTATTTTGAACAATATCAAAAGAAAAAGAAAATGTATCAGTAACTTCCTGTTCATTCAATCCTTTAATCCAAATATCTACCTTACCACCAATATGTTTTTTACGTACTTCATCCCAATCTCTCATCATTAATGGATGACCAGCATAAATAACAAGTGATTCTTGAATACCTGATACACTAATAGAAGATGCTAAGTAACCACCTTTAGTTCCAGAATCAACACTAGATAATGCAAGCATAGCTCTCTCAGCTAATAAACTATTAGATTCAATATCATAACCATACTGTGTTGGTTCTAAATTTATAACACTTAAACCAGCAGCACCAGATGTTACTTTATCAATTTGATTAGCTGGTCTATTACCAGCTAATCCAGTATCCAATGCACGTATATTTGCAGTTATTTCCCATCTACGACGAGATGGGACATAATAAGAATCAATATTTGTTATTTGCATAGAGACTTGGGATGTGACTTCATACGATACCGATGGTATACCAAGATCTGTATTAGAAGTTGTGGATACAATAGCACCACGTTCAGCAGTAAGTGTTTTTGTGGGTTTTTTTGTGGTATAGAAAACTTCTTGACCAATTGATTTTTGGGCACCTTTTCTTGGAGTATTATAATTACCAGCTAACTTATCAAATGCATCATCAATGAGATACTGCACATCATCATTATCAACAATAAATAATGCTGATTTCAAAGCTAATTTATATGGGGATGTTGCTACAGGGTCTGAAATACCATCATGGTTAGCATCATCAATCTCCATAAGAGTAAGAAAACTTTGTGATCGATGTATAAAATCTGATATAAATGCTAAACGTTCAAGTTCAGATGCAGGTGGATCAATATGAATATCACGAGTAGATGACCCTGGTATTAAACTCACAGAAGGATTAACTCTCTGAATACTTTTAATCTCATCCAAAATGATATCTTGACGTGATATTGGTACCATATCTTTTATAGTTGAATCAATAATTAAAGGAACACCTACTAATTCAGAACTATATTTACTTTCAAGATATTCTCTATTTCTTGAATCATAACCAATTGCCGTTACAACATAGTATAAAGGTTGATCATCAGTAACATCAATAAATTGTTCATTATTTGTGATACCATCATCTTCTGTACTTAATCTATTATGAGTAAATGAATATGTTGGAAGGGTATTTTTACCCACCACAGAAATAGAAGTAATTTGACTACTTGGTGTATTAACTAAAGGTATAACAGAATCTGAAATAACACGCTGAACAGATCCATCATTATCTTCTTCTGTAAGAAGTATATGTAAATTTCCATCTGAATGGGAATATACTATCTGTTCATTAGAAACTTGTAAATCTTCAAACTCATTAACATATTCAGAAATAATAGATTTATTTAATTTAAAATATCCAGTAGATATACCCCCAGATTCTTTAGAAGCATAAACATTATACCCTACAATATTTTCATTACCATCACCAATAATTGTTAATGTAATTTCATCTCGGTGACGATATATTTGCAATCCTGTAGGCTGTGATATTTGTAATGAAAGTTCTTTATCTGTAACATATGTTATAAGAACAGATGAGATTGGACTTACATTACCATTTACATCAATTGCACGAATATCAATTTGGTTTACACCAGGAATTAATGTAATTCCATTTGGATAGTTTGATTGATTAGGTATTATAAAATTTGGTAAATCTAAAGCAACTAATGTAGAATCAGATACAAAACCACCTCCGCGTATTTGTACTTGTACATCAATTGTATTGGGATCAACATTACCATATATAAAGTGTTCTTTTATATTTGACGAATATACAATATAATTAGAAAAACCAGAATTATCAGGTAATGATATATTTGGAGCATTAAAAGCCATGTAATTACCCTCTTCTTAAATAACCTTGAGTTGATCCATCAATAGATAATTTCAAATAACGATTTAATGATACTTGTTTACCTCTTCTTGATATAACATCAATAGTTATTTCAAGAATAGTCATATCAGATTCAAGTTGATTCATTTTAGATATTTGAAGCACATCAGGGAATTCTCCAGGTGTTACCTCTTGTATCTGTGCTTGTTGTATTTTAATATCCTTTAAATTAGATAATGTGTCTGTTATCTCTGATAATATTTCTGATTTTATTACATTAAGATATTTACTCCCAGATAATGATGCTATTCTTGTACCTATCCATAAATGAAAAGGATTAGAATTTTTTATAGTTATGATAGCTTTATCTAACTCTTGTAATAATAAATTTTCTTCTTTTACTAAAACCTTTTCACCAAGATCATTATATATAAAATCATTTTCTATACGTAACCCATTACATCTACGACAATAATCAGAAGATGTATAATAAGTAAGTTCAATTATACTATCAGAACATTTCAATGGTTTATTAAAATACACCATTCTAGATTCAATACTAATTGGATCATTTACTATATTCCAACTTGGAACAATCTCATTGCTTACATATACTCTGTTATTAGGTAACCCTAATGTAAGATGAGCTGAACCAGATCCCCATACTAACTTAGAATTTTTATTCCTTGATTGTGTTGAAAATCTTAAAATATTATTTTGAATAGTAAGATCAACACCACTCATTTTTTTCTTTAAATCTGACATAATTTGATATAGTGTTACTAAACCAGATTTAATTATATATGTTTGCATAGAACCATCATCAACTGAAACTTCTATTGTATCATTTAAATCACGTACTATCTGTAAAACACCAGTATTTTTAGCCGCTGTAGTTGCTTTAGAATATAAACCATCATTTGGTATTAAATTTGAATCAACCCATACTTCAACAATAGAAGATGCTAATTTACTAATTGTACGTAATTCTTGAAAATTAGTAAGTACTAACTCTTCTAAAATAACTTTATGGGGACACAATATGTCTAATCTAAAATCATAACTCATGTATTATTTCTCTACAGTTGTAATATCATCCTCTATAGAAGCATTTGTATCAAAACTTTCTTGAATTTTTCCTGCTGAATATCCAAAAATATCACTATCATCAATAGTAACACTAGGATGAGATTGTGAATATGCCTCTTCGTCTAAAAAAGTAATCATATCATCTAATGATGATAATACTATTAATTTTTTTGATGAATCCTCTTGTGTGTCTTCCACTAATAATTTAGTTCTCTCTGTTATCCATGCACGAGTTGCCTCTGGAACTGAGCTGATAATAGTTTTTTCTAATGACTCATTACCAGTAATATCTCCAACTATTTGCAACATAAGTATTTCCATAGAACATTGGTCAGACCAATCAACTAATTTTTTTATTTTAAACTCTAAATCCTCACGTTTAAATTTAATTGAATTAATTATCCATTGTTTTAAATTACCAATTAACATCCCAACATATGCATCATTACGAAATGAATTACGAATATTCCTCTTATTAGAGAACTGAGTGCTTAAACCAGATGGAGTACCAGGTGGTAAAAAAACTGGGTCAGTAAATGCTCTGATTGGCAATTCATTTTTAGGGATACCACCTAATAAAGTATATGCAGAAAATATTTTACCAAGGATACTTTTTTTACCAGAAGCACTGATAGTATCTATTAATCCAGTCTCAGTATCAAAAGTAACTGTTAATACTCCTGTTCTTCTTATCTCTCCAGTTAAATAATTAATTCTATTTTCTATATCCCTTTTTTGAAAAAGGGAAAATTCTTTCAATAATTTATATTGACCTGTAGAAAATGTCCCTAAGAAATTAAAAGCCATTTGTTAACCTGCAATTAAATCAAAAAATGTACTTAAAGGTGCACCAAAAACTAAGCATATACCAGCAGTAAAATTATTAGGACTTGGCTCTGGACCACCTGTAGCTGAATTTAATGCAGATACTATACCAGAAATACCATCTCCTTGTGGTTCAATATAAAGCATATACATACCTGGAAATGAAAATGATTTAAATAAATCAATAATAGATTCAATATATGTGATAAGTTCATTTAATGCATCTATTTTATTCTCTAACATTCCAATAAATGTAATAATATCACCGACTACACCAGCATATGCTTCAGATAATCCTCTTATTTCTGCTTCTACTTTACGAATCATAGAAAATACTTCTGCTGGTATCATTTGATTTATTCTGAAAACAGAAGTCCAATTAGGTGGTGTACCACTTAACTTCATTGTACCCGTAATAGGGATTAAAACTTCATATACAGCTTGTCTAAAAGTATCTATATTATGTCCTGGTATTGAAGTTTCATTTAAATATGGGCAACTTTCATCCTTTTGACCATATGTATTTATAAGATCAGTAATTTCATTACCGTGTTCTTTATACTTATCCCAAAATGCTTGGAATACTTCCTTTGATTTGGAGATACCATGTGCTGTAAAGTCACTTAAACTAGCTGCCCATGTCATACGGGATACAATAAAAAAATCACCTTTTTCATCAGTTAAATAATTGGATATCCATGGGAAATATTCATATAAAAGACCATGACCTGTGAATTGAGGACTTGTTTTGTATGGTAAATGGAAACCTAAAATTAAACCCGCATATAAAGTATCAAGTAATGCTGCTACAGGATCATCTTTACTGAAATCTATATCTGACATCTCTGGTGGCATCACAACCATAATTGGAGATGATGGTACTCCAAGAAGACCATTTTTTAATCTTTGAACACCATCAATCACTTCTGATTGTGGATCTCCAATAAGTCCACGTATACGATAATACCAAGTATCTCCAGGATTAACACTTTTATCAATCCATTGGTAAGATCCTGTAAGAAGGCCACCTATCCAAAAAGTTTTATCATTAGTATCAATATCTTCAGAATACTCATATTCATATACAGGTCTACCGGTTTCATCATAAACTTGTCTCTGTATAACTACCTCGTCACCATTAGCATTTTTAACAGTTTCATCTATTAATAACTTAGTACCTTCTTTTGTACTATCACGTTCTATTCTCCATTTTGGTGGTATAAATGCATCTAGTAGTGATGCTCCAGTTGTAGTAGTAGTATCCCACATAATAGTAGCAGCTTCTGGTTTAGTACTTTGTTTTAACATATCTAAACTAGAAATAATTAACTCGCCATCTTTATTAGATGGATAACCTCTAATATTACTTGGTGCTGGCATATTAGACTCAATTGAAATCCCCATTGCTTTGAATAATTTATAAAAATTTTCAAATACAGCTCCAGCATCACCACTATCAAATACCAAGAAAAAAGCACCTGTATCAACAATAGAACTCGAACTAAATTGAGGACGTTGAGCATCAGCAGTATCATTTATAGAATCTGAAAATGTACGTTTAAATCTTTCTATACCACCCTTTAAATCCAGATATGTTTGACCTTGATATCCAGGTACTATCATTAATGAATACACACTACCTGTTTGATTCAAATTATTTAATAAATTAATAATAACAGAAACTAATGCTTCGAGTAATGCTTTAACTGGGTTACCTAAATCAATAAGGAATGCTTTAGCAATATCCATTATTGTCATTATAAGATTAAGAACTGTTCGTATACCCTTTAAAGGTTTACTTACAGAATCTGCTAAATCTGCAATTTCTTCAGTTCCAGGTATTTTAAAACTATCCCATTCAGCCATATTAATTTTGTTTCTTCAAATTTTTAATTTGAGATTTCAGTTTATTACGTTCTGCTATAAGTTCTTTTTTTAATTCCTCTAATGGAGTTATCACTGCATTTCTTATGTTTTCATAAGGATCTTTTTGTATCCATTTATACTCTTTTTTATCTTCAAAATTTTCAGACATTTTCTCACTCCACTAAGAGTTTAACATAAGTATTTTCTTCTCTAGTTCTAAAATATTTTTATCTCTTTCAGACACAAGTCTTTCAATTTTTGGCAATGTCCCTTTTTCAAGATTTATTCTAAAATCAATCCAAGAAAATCTTTTATCATATAATTTATCAATATATGTTACTGCATTTTCAATCTCTTCTATAAGAAGAGATAAATTAAATAAAAATTCATCCACATATACATTACGTTCATTTAAATATATATTAGTTGGATCACCATAATCAACATTTAAACCTATAGTTGCATATAATAATGCTTCATCTATTGTAGATAGCATATGTATGATCTCATTACGATATGATAAAATAGGATTTCTCAAATCTTCAGAAAATCTTGAATTACCTTTAAATAAGTTATATGATAAAGATGATTCACCAATAAGAACAAATTCATTTCCTGTAGTGTCTATTGTTATCTCATCACCATTTATTTCTTCTATAAAATAAAAACCAATATTGTCACCACTTGTGATCTCTAAACAATCCCCAGATTCAGCAGTAGAATAATCCTTACCAATATCCTTAAATATATATGTGCTAATAACAGAACCTGAAATACCTGATATATTAGGTGTCTCACTATACAATGTGTAAAATAAAATCTGTATTTTATTTTGTAAATTTATATCTTGTAATGCAGACTGCTCATTTAAAAGTGTCTGTTTCCACGATGTCACATATGATGACCCTCGACGGACATTATCAATATGATATGAGCACTCAAGTGAGAAATTACAAGACTCATCAGAACTTATAATAAGACCAGATAATACTACTTTATTCGGACTCAACACACTTGAAATAACATATTCCCCATCATATGAAACAGAATCTGTAATCAGTATATAACGACCTACATCACTTACTTGAAAATAATCCGATACTGTTGTTAGAGATGAATCTGATAATGTAAGTGTGGCTGTATCACTCTCTAATAATCTTGATGAACCACTTATCATAACTTGAAACACTGTACTGTATACAGTATCAACCACATATTTACCAATATTCTTACCTGTAGTTACTACTAATATATCACCTTTTACCACAAATGAAAAATCAGGTGAATATGTATCTGATAATATATTATTTACACTAAAGTAACCATGTGTGCTATTCACACGTGCTGTACCATATTCCACAACATAATCAATATTTGATTCAGCAGTATTAAAACATTGTATGGATAATTCTGTACTTGTAGCAGATAAAACTATATATGTACCATTATTAAAATAATTAGAAGAACTATTAATAACTATGGTATCACCTGTCTGTACTTCATTACCCAAAGTCAAGAAATTTACAGTAGTATCTTTTAATGTGTTCAAATCCGATAGAATCTGACCATCTGTACTAGTATATCTCACAGTTGGACCAACACCATCGTACACTGTATACGATACATCCCAAGTAAAACTTGGGTTAAGCACATCATAGTTATCTTGTTGGTGTTTGAATTTTGAAACACCAACACTTGTACCTGTAATACTTGTAATTAAATACTTCCCAGAATTTGAACCTGTTAAAATATATAAAGTATCATATAAATTTAAACCTGTAGGAGACTTACCAAGATCAAATGTTCTCAAATCTATTGATATTGAACCATTATCTCCTTTAAAACCTTCAATAGTTTCATTTTCAATACTTGAAATATTTAAGTTCTCAATTGAAAATATACTATTAAAATCAACTACATCTGATGACGGGCTCAGATACGGAATAGATAAATCACCTTGATCATTTTTAACAGAACCATCTAATGCTGGGAATCTATATGGAGTTGTTAACTTATTACCGAAACTTAATACCCCATCAATATATGTTTCAGGATCAATTGGAACCTGACCTATTGGTATAGGGAATGTTATATTGATTATTTTACCTTCTTTTAAATCTGCAATATAATCAAAACCTTGTCTATAATATTCAATAGCTGATATAGGATCACCATCCCCATTATCTACCCACCAATATACATTATGAGATACAGTGTCATTTGGTAATAAATCAACTGATAATGCTTGAGGGGTAGTTGGTATTATTGGTGCTATATCTAGTTGCAAAAATAGTACTACTAGTGATGTATCTGTTTTTGATACGATTTGTGCTATTGCTAATGGTAATGGGTAACCAGGACGAGATACAGATAATTGATCACCTATTTCAAATGACGGTGTTGTAAAAGTCTCATTAGTAAATCTTAATTCTTCACTGTTTGCGAGAGTACTCTCTACTTCCAATGTAGCAGAACTAACACCTGAATTGACAATATTCAATAATCGAGTCCGTGCCAATCTCATCTTTACATTTGATACTGAGGCAAGGTCTTCACGACCTATTTCTGCAATCTCTTTTTGAAATTCAGTAGGAAATGCATATGTTAGACCTCCTTCTTCTGAAGGAGAACTCATAGTAAAGAACACACCACGTTCTGGATAAAATCTACTATATTTTGAACCTTTCCACATAGCCTTTGATCTTCTAAATGGGAAACCAGATGGAAATGGTGGGCTTGGAAAAACAGGCCATAATGGGTCTGTGTAGATTACAGAGTCTATGTGGTTTGTAGCTACACTTGGTTCAACAGGATTACCAGAATGTAAATTACCATCAAATAAAAATTTACCATTTACATCACCAACTACTCTACCATCAAAATATTTAAAGAAATCCTCAAAGGCATTTACTACATCAGTATAGAATAAAAGATATCGTCTTGAAACTGAATCACTATCACTGAGATCGCCATAATTCCAATAAAAAGACTCACCACCTTTTTCATTCAATCCTGGTGGTGGGGGTGGTGGTGAAGGTGGACCAGAAGAAGGTACACCAACAACTGCAATCTCTCCTAATGCAACACTCACTTCATTTGAAATAGTCTGAAATGGCTCAACACGAAAATAAAAAGTATCAGGGCTATATACAGTATATGTAGCTTTTAATGTAGCTCCTAGATACCCATTACTTGCAGATGGGATTATCCTATAGATATACTTACCAGTAAAATTAGTTGATACAGGATAAAATTTTCTACCAGTATAATTTAATTCTACAGAATCTCCACCACTAATAACAGTGGTAAGGAGTGTTACCAAACCTGATTCAGATACTGTATAATCATTTCCAAGTATTAATGTTTCTAAAGAATTTGATTTTCTAATATTTAATGTAACAGGTTGAGAAATATACATACTCATATCAGATATAAATGCTGATGAAAAATCTGTAAAAACTGGTCGAATTGACCTTTCTAACACACCATAAGAATATGTATATTCACGAGAAAATTTACTACTCACTTGAACATGTGTTCTCCCATTTTCATCTATAAAAGAACGCAAAACCATATAAAAGTCATCGTCTAAATCCAACACTGTCCCAGACTTCATTTGAAATGAATCTTTAAAAACCATTTCATACGAATTCAATATTGTCTGTTCAAATTTATATGCTATTGGTTCAAAATAATTTGCTTGTAATTCTTCACTGGTAATTTTAAGAGTTGATAAAGAAAAATTAGACTTAAATGGAGTAGTTACAACAACTATAGTTGATGTAGTCTGTGATATAGATTCACTAACTTTATAAATTTCACTATCATCTAATAAAATGAATTTTCCTGGGCTATAAAGTGCAGTTTGTTCTCCATATACTTCAAATGCTGTTTCACCACTAATTATTTCAAATTTTGGTAGAAAAATAGGATAAGAACTTAAAGAAAATGAAATCTCACCGCCAAAAGAATCCATTACATGGTACTCAATAATAACTTCACTCTCAGAAGTAAAAGGTGTTGAAACTTGAATAGTATTTGTATCCCAATTAATAGAAACTTTATCACTTGTTTTCACACTATTTAATCTATAATACCTACCTACATCAGTTTCTTTATTACCTATCCAAATTAATGCACCACGAGAAGAGAGTGTACCTTTATTATCAGGATTAAAATGTGCTATTGTTGAACCAACAGTAAATGTAGCTTGTTCACCTAAAATTTTTATAGGAAGATATTCATTTATAAATGACTCATCTTCACTTAAATAATAATATACTTTTAAACGCTCACCAGATGATAATGGTGTGTTTAATATTATTGCACCATTACTAGAGTTAAGAATATATTCTGAACGATATAACCATAGAAAACCATATACAGTAAATCCCGCATTATCCAAAATATCATCTGTTGAAAAATTAACATTACCAGTAGTTATTGATATTTGTGCAGTACCTTGAATGGTTGAAGTGAAATCAGTATCATCATTAACATATTCTACAGTAATATTATTACCATTAACCATAAATGATAATCGAGAATTTACATCAACAATTGGGACAGACAATCTTGGTGAATTTGTTATCAATCCAAGCGGTGATTCACGATAAAGTTTAAATAAATCCTCTGGTACTGTAGTTTCTTCCCATACTCTATCACATAAAATCTCAGGATTATCCCATATTTCATATGATGTTTTTGAAATAGATAGGAACGGTATGTCTGATGAAATCTGTATCTGATGTGTAGAAAGTACAGATTCAATTATATATGACCCTTTATTTGCCCCACTTAAAATAACTAATTGTTTCCCGATTAACACAGATGTGAAATTCACCTTTGTATCTTGCAAAACATCATTAGAAAGAACATAACCAGTAGTACTTTGTGATAATACTTTCCCTTTCCTATCAGTAAAAAATACTACACCTGCATTTGAATCTAAAATATAGTCATCTTCTGTAAGAGCTTGAATAGGACCACTTTCAGGTATTCTATTTAATTGAAAATCATACTCTAAAATACCAACATCTGGGAAATTATAATGAGGTGAAACAGCATTAAGAGTAACATTGAAAGATTTTCTCTCACATAATGTCAACAATCTATTATGATAGTCGATGATAAAGCCATCACCAACACCAGTATATGTTTTCAAATCTTTTAATATAGAATCAAACTCACCTGATACTGTAAAACTTGGAGAATCATATCCTGAGATAGGTGGTTCTATTGGTGATATTGGAATTGGTAATATAGGTGAAGCAATTAACTTTTCAACAAAAGTAACATTATTTATAGATACAAAACAAGATACATCAAATATAGTTTCATCTGCACCATTTTTATTCACAAATGAACGGAATAAACGTAATTTAATGTCTTCCCCATCTAAATTAAAATCTCCTAAAACAGCATAAACTTGCCACCCTAAATACTTACGAACTTCTGAAACATTACATTTAACCAAACCATTATCCAAACGAACTTGTGCTGTACCATATTTTACTACTGTAGAATGCTCGTCAACCTCAATAGTTTTCTCAATTTGTTTATAATCAACACCATTTGTAAAATATATTATCAAATCTGAATCATTTAATGGAAGTGATCCAGGGTATGTACCAACAATACCCGTTAAATTAACTGTGCCTATTTGTGGATTATATAATGGTGATGTTCCTGGTGTTGAAATATAATCATATACACCCCAATAATATACTGGTGATGTCTCATTAGAAATGATATCTGATGTATTAAAATTTAATGTCCCTTTATCTAAACTCCATTGCACAGTACCTGATGATACTGATGTAAAATTACTCTCAGTGTCTACTTCAATAGTATGTAATGATATCTGATAACCAATTCTTATAATTGGATGCATGCCATGTTCTGGTATAGGAGATAATGCTAATCTATAACCAGTAGAAGACATTAATCCAATATTTGCACGTAATGGATCTTTAATATCTACAAATTGATGACCTTGATAATAAACATTTTCTCCCTCATATATATCAACATCATCCTGAGAAAAATTCATTTCAAGAGTATCAGTATTAATTTCAAATACACCAGATGAAAGTGATACTGGATTTGAAAATGATGTCACCAAATTACATGTTATAAGATTCTGAGCACTTGGATCTGTTATAAAAAATCTGTAATTAAAATTAATATTTGGTAAATACGGTACTTTTATACGTGGGTCATTTTGTATCATACCAATATTTATAGGTGATATACCTGGAAGTGGTACCCATCTCTGATCTACATCAGAGTATCCCATTCTCAATCTATCAGATGTACTTTTTGACCATGCAAATTCAGAATCTCGTAATTGACTGTTATTCATACAACTAACAAAATAATCTGCTCGCTCTTGTGGATCAAAAGAAGGATTTTCTACAGTATCTGGAGATGATGTCGTAATTGCATTTGCTGAAGCAACACGAGGTTTTCTAAGCACCCAACCATCTAAATTTAATTTAATAGAACTCATATTAATTTCCCAATACCAACACCAGAACCAGGTAATGGTGGAGGAGTTATAGGTGTACCTGTAATCACTTGTATAATCTGTGCTGTTCCTAATCCCTGTGTTATACCTTGTGCTACTGCAGTCGCTAAAGATACTAAATATTGCCCTGTAAACCCTGATGCTGAAAGCATACCCATGAGTTGACCCTGCAATGGACTTGGACCTGTGGGGATAAATTGACCTATCCCAGACCCTATAGCTACTGTTGGATGTTGAGATGTTACCATACCAGCACTAACAATAAATGAAGCAGTTGCTGTACCTATAGCAGACATTAATCCTGCTACATATGTTCCTGTTAATGAATTTGAGGATGCTGCACCCATTAATGGACCTACCAATTGTGGAGGTGTAATAATAACTTTACCTGTACCTATACCTACTCCTAATGTACCAACATCTGTTGTTTTCACTTGGAGTGTAAGCAGATATGCTGTTATACCATTTGATAAACCTAAAATCAACTGTGGAGAATACATACCTGCAATAGAACCCGCACTAGCAAGTGGTGTCATTAAACCTTGTAATGCAGTAGGTACTAAAGGCATATTAAACCTTAACTGTAGGAGATCCCATGATAGGTACACCAGTGATATAATCAAGATGACCACCTGGATTTGGTGGACCAGTACCAGAAACAACTCCACCTGCAAGCACTTTACCAATATCAACCATAGGAGCATCAATAACAACTTTAATTGCACTTTTTACGGTAACAGGTAATGTTGCATCCAATGTAATGGTACCAGCTTTTGTAGAAATATCAATGTTCCCTGCTTTTGTACCTAATGTAATATTACCAGCTTTAACTTTTATTTCATAATTACCAGTAGTAATGTCTTCTGTAACATTACCAGTTATAATGGTATTTTTCTTATTGCCAAGAACAATTTCAACAACTTTATCCCCAGCTAGAAGTTTTGTTTTATGACTACCAAGCATATTTGTCTGTTCAAAATCACCTTGAATAACAGTTTCGGCAATACCCTCACCGTATGAAGCATCAACATTTGCTTTTACAGTAATTGATTTTTTTTCTCCTACGAATTCAGAAAGTTCACCTTGTGTTTTTAATGTGTATTTTGAATATTGAGCGTCTTTAGTTCCACTTACAATTTCTTTATATGAACCTGTAACTATCACAGACTTACTGTTTTGGTATTGTTCATTTGCTTGCCCAGAACATAAAAATCTATAACTAAAACCATTAGAATCTTTACCTTTTAAATTAATATACGCTGCACCAACAGTATCTAAATTAATACTGTAACCATCATCATTTTTACCAAGTTTTGCATCAAGTGATCCCGATGTAGTGATATCAACACTTGTACCATTTAAATCTTTACCAATTACAGTTTTAATATTACCAACTGTATTCAAAGATAATGATTTACCAGCACCAAGTGGGTGATCTGCTGAAGTAGATGGAAAATGATAATATCCATGACCTTGTTTATCATGGCATATAAAAATTTTACCGCGACCATCTACACGATTTAAAATATAAGTATATGCAGCAGCTAATCTTTCATCTTCTGCGTCAATACCACGAGAACATGGTACAAAACCAGGTATTACATCCCCAGGTATTACATTATTACCCGTAAATAAAATTGGTCGTAAAACCCTACCATATAAGTTTCTATCAGAATCTGATAGAATAGAATTACCAACATAAGTACCATAAACACGTTCAATAAGAGGTAACTCACGATCAATTTCCACACCATCAATAGCTTCTGTTACCCTCAAAGTACCATCAGACAAATGACTTAACTCTAATCTATCCTCAGTGTATGAAAATATCTGAGCATTATAAGATTTATTATAATCTTGTGGACCTGGTACAACATAATATGGTTTACCATTTGGAAGAATGATTTTATTAAAAAAAGAAAAGTCAATAGATGGTAATAAAACACCATCTTCAGATAACCAACCCCAATCTTCTAATATAGTCTTTGCAGGATGATCAGTTATAATCATCCCATCCTCATTAAAAATATCTTCAACAAATAATAATTTGTTACGAGTGATTAGACCACTAGTGTGTCTTCCAGATGCAAGTGAACGTATATCATTTAATGTGTTCACTGAAAAACTATGATCATCTGATTTAAGAAAAACTTCATCTCCACCAGACGAGTACATTCTTGCATTACTATCTAAAATAAAATCAGCTCCTCTTGAAGAAGAAGCTAATATATCACCTGGATATATTTTACGATATTTAGATCGTGAAGTACCAAATAACTCAGGAAACTCATCTATTGGAGCTGTACTATTTGGATCAACTAAACTAGTCGGTTCATATTCTATCTTAGATAGATAACCACGAGGAATATATCCAAGAATAACTGGAACCGCATTTGCTTCTGCAAATTTACGCCACCCAATAACTACAACACTACCTATCTCTGGTATACCACCTAAAAAAGATCGAGGTCCAACCATAGCTTGTGTGAGTGGTACTTCAGAACGTGTACCAGTAGAATCAATAAATTTTATATCAGCTATAAGAGATTCGTAATCGACACGTAAAATTTCAGCATAACGTAAGTATTGAAATCGTGACGTTGCACTTGATGTAAATTTATTCAAAACTGATCTACGAGCACCTGACATTATTTCCCACCACGTAAGACTTCTTCATAATGAGCGTGGTCATCATATGATGAAAAGTCTTTTTCATAAAGTCTCTCAAATACTTTATCAAGGTCAATATTTTCTACATTGGTTTCACCAACAACACCACGTTCTTTAAGTAATTTAACTATATTTAAATTAGTACGAGATACTGAGCATTTACATACTGCTGTATCACTGGTTGGATACAATGCAGCCATTGAATTACCTCGCATTAATGAATCAACTTCAACATTCATTGGATCTCGTACTGTATTTGTAGAAATTTTTTGAGTACCAGAACCTTCATTATCATAAACTGGATCATTATTTTTCTCTGAAGACGGAGACATAGTAGCAAAAGATTCTGCACTTTTATTTTGAGAAACAACTGTAGCACCATTAAAAGAATTTTGTTTTGATTGAGATGTTATTCCATCAGATACTTTCTTTATACCACCTCCATTTATAGTTAAACCTCTACCATAGGCATAATTACCAATATGTTCATATCCTCTTGAATCAGATACAGGAAATACAATTTTTAATCCTTTTTCTTTTGAAGCATTTTTTTTAGGTTTACCATCCGTACCTCTACCAGTTTCAACTAAATCAATGGAGGCCTCTGATAAGGCACCTGCTTTAATTACTTCTTGAGTAGCTTTAGCATATGTATACTCTGATAAACCAGTATTCCCATATGAATATATAAAATTCAAAGCATCATTTACATTTGACATTTCTTCTGTAGCAGCAGTTAAGCCCCGAACTTGGTCTACCATAACTTTATCAGATGTTCTCTTTTTTGCTTCAGCTGCTTTTTTTGCAGCTTCTTTTGAAGCTTCTTTTTGTGTTTTATCAGTTTGAACACCTGATGACATTGACCTAAAATCATTATCAGTCATATCCTTTGAACCTTTAGAATATACCATAATAATATTAGGATGTCCTTTTAATTTTCCCGTTTCTGGGTCTCTTGCTGGATTTGATACAACACCCTTATTTGAACTTTCATTGTAATACCCAGTATTATCAAGAGATTTCAAAAAATTCTCAGGAGGTACAAATTTTGAACGCCTTTGTGTCAATGTGAGTTGTGTAGTAGCACGAGAACCAAATGTGAAATTATGACTGATACCTTGTACATACCAAAATTCATCTCGTTCTTCTAAATATATTGGAAAACCTAAACGCAATTCTGCACGTATTGGTATAGTAATAGAACCTGAAAATCTACGTGCATTAATATTATCAAGAACATCCAAACCATGAAAAAATAATGAACGAGCATCTGTTAACCATTCTGAACTATAATCATGGGTTCTCCACCCAAACTGTGACATAAGTTTATAATCAGTAACTACAGCAGTAGGAATTATTTCAGATGGTATACCAGAATATTCAGCATTAGAACGAAACGAACCTTTCATAGTGAGACTTGTAACAACTTCAGCTTCAGAAGCATTCAAATCCCAATCTATGATATCAATATCTTTAATAACAGAAATAGGGTTATCACTAACATCTAAATTCCAAAAAGGAGGCTTAAATACTATATCTCCTGTAGTATCCATATAAAATTCATAATTAATGACATCTTTCACAGTATTTGCTATTTCTAATTTAGACATATATTCAGATTCAAATAAATTCACATTACCAGCTTGTGAGAATAATTTCTTAAAACCAACTATATTTGGAGCTGTAGGATCAAGAAAAGAATTACCATTTTCATCCTTTAACTTATGTAAAGAATCACTTGCTAAAGTCTTATATTTATTTAATAATACATTTCTTATAGCTTTGTTTTTAGTAGAATCAATTTTCTTAGAGAGAGAATCTTCTACATCATTTAAAGCACTTGCACTTATATTTGTACCATTCATACCATATAAAACAAGTGAATTTTTCAATCTTGCAAATCGTTGACGCCAATATGCCATAATAGAAGCAATAGCTAATTTACCAGATTGTTTGAAAAAATCTGGTTCAGTAGCACTTAATGATTGTAAACCAACAAACATATCACCAGATATGTTACGGTTTAAACTGAAAATAACATCATATGGGTTAGAACCTGCAAACATATTTCCAAATAATGCTATATTCCCAAACTTGGTCATACCAGCTTCATACCATGATGGATTAACATTCAATCTTGTTTTTTCCCACCATTTCAATATATCAGCACAAGATAATGATACTGTATTTTCACCAGAACTAAAACCTTCATTAATTTGAGTAACTAACCCCCAAAAAACAGGGTAGTATTGGGGAACTCCATATACAAGGAAATGTCCTTTTATAAAAATTTCAACTTCCATCATTTCTTGTATAATAAATTTACCATCTGCATAAAAATTATTTATATCGTGTCTAGGAATAGCTAATTGAATAGTTGCAGAACCTGGCACAGAATCTATGTTTAAATCTGTACTAATACTGCTGATATAAGGATTAATATCAAACACTTTATCACAACCAGAACATTGAGCTAAATTAACATGTCCATTTATTTTCACAAATGCATCTGGGGCAGTTCTAGATACATTCCTCTGCTTATATGATCCTCTAAATGAAGGTGGTCTCATTGATACTGGCATTTATCTAGTCCATTCATCATGAGTTAATGATACCGCAAATTCAAAATCATATTCCATATTAAATGGGTTATCAGCACTTTCTTTAAATGAAAAACTATTAAAATTTCCTTCATATGTATAGCCATCATAATACATTAAAACACTTCCTACTGTAGAAATTCTTTGTGGGTTAATCAAATCAGTGCGAACACAACCATTATGTTTATATATCATAAGTAAAGCAATTAAATTTTGATAAGTTAAAGAACCTAATTTAAAAGAACGATTTACACCTAAAATTGTTTCATTATTGTATTTAAAATAAGTATGATATGCCCCAATTTTACCACTGCATGTGATTGTATCTAACTGTTCACCCCAATGTTCATTAATATATCCTTCCCTAGTAAAAGTACCATCAATAATTAATTTACTCATACCAATATCAAATGAACTAGGATTAATTAACATCACCAATGGTGTAATACCACTTATTTTTTTATAATTTTCAATGAGAATATTCTGATCATTACGTAATGCTTCTAATTTATTATTTGGTTCTTTTGAACGTATACTATTTTGATAATTATTTGAAGCAGTTACCCAACTATCCACACGAGATGATGCAAATGAATTCAAAGATTTTTCTGACTTTGCAGCTCCCTTTTTATACGATGCATATTCATTTAAAAAATAAGAGTCACTAGTGGTTAATGAAGTTTGATCAACAATAGATTGCAATTGATTATCCAGTAAAAAAGAATCTGCATACATATCAGAAACTGAATTTGAATTAATACTTTTTGGTAACGCAGGTACTTTCAATTTAAACATCATAGGAATAGGATTAACTAAACGAGTAGTATTAGATTCTACTGCTAATGAATCAACCATAATAACAGAACCATAGGGAGCAAATGATGGTACTATCTCCGACAAATTCTGTAATATAGCAGGATCAAACATTATATATTTCCATTATACCCAACATGGTATGCACTTTTCTCAGCCTTAAAAGTCCAATTAACTTCAAATTTATGTGGTGAATCAGATCCTTCACTCACACTAAAATTAATAAAATATCCTTCGTGTTTATATTCAGAACCAACAGCACCACCATAATTTAAAATTACTTTACCTTGAAAAATTATATTACCAGAATCATCATATATAGATCCATTATTACGATACAACTCTATTAAATCTTGAAAATTATCATATGCAATTGTACCACGTCTCAATATTGCTTCACCAGTTACACCTATAACTGGGTCTATAAATGCTCCAGTACTTTGTACTGCATTTATCTCATCTAACTCTTCACCCCAATGTTGTTCCATCCACCCTGTTTTTGTCTGAATCCGTTCTATTTTTTTCACCATTCTAATATCTAATGATTCTGGATTTACATTACATACTAAAATATAACGTTCTAATAACTCACCAGTTGGTGATTTTATACCAAAAATAAACGGTATACGGTCGAGTCTTTTTTCTCCAACCGTCATATTAGGCGGGATATAAGAAGAACTCATCTTAAACCTTCTGCCTCTTTACGTTTATCATTTTCTAATGCTTGAGTGATTGCTTTTTGCATCTGACCAACATCACCACCTTGTATGTTAAATACATTACTTTGGTTTCTATTGATTACAACACCACCTCCTCCTCCAAATTCACCGAGTGCAGACATTGCTTTACCTGCAAAAGAACCTGCACGACCACGAACACCTTTTGCAGCTTCAGATGGGTTAAATGCCACATCACCTGCACTGAGTTTAACATAACCACTTTTAGATACCATAAAATCTTCAGCAGGTTTTTGAGTATCATTAAAATTAGGTACTTGTCCACGTGCATATTTTACAAGACTTGACATATCAGTCAAATCTTTATCCTTTAACTTATTTAATGAAACACCATATTTTTTCTCTAAGTCATAACGTATTAAGGCACGTAAAGTGCCATCAAACACAGCATCTGCCATAACTTGATCTTTTACAAATGGTATTCCATTTGCTTTAATAGCATTCAAAACCTCTACTGTTTTTTCACTTTTTTGAACTTGTTCTTTTTGTTTCTCTACAAGTAAATTAGATTTATCTGCATTCTCTTCTAAGCTCTTTTGTTGTTTTTTTGCAACCTCTTTATTTGGAAGAACTTTATTTAAAGCTTTCTTTTCTGCAGGTAACATACCTTTATTTGGTATGTTTTCTGGAAGAACACTTTTTTGTTTTGCAGATTCACCAGCTACTTTTTGTTGATCCATTGAGTTTCTAGCTCTGACAACAGCTTCCATAAACAACTTTAAATCATCTGGACTCATAGTTTTAGATAATTCTTGAGATAACTTCTTGATACCTTCTACAGATTCACCAGCTACTTTTTGTTGATCCATTGAGTTTCTAGCTCTGACAACAGCTTCCATAAACAACTTTAAATCATCTGGACTCATAGTTTTAGATAATTCTTGAGATAACTTCTTGATACCTTCTACAGCTTCAGTACCACCTTTTGACATAGCAAGTGACATAGCATCAAATTCTTTTTGGAATTTAAAACTTTTCTTACCAGTTAATAGGTCAGATTTGTTGTATGCACCCATGTCCGTGGTTAAACTTTCAGCTACATTAAAACCACCTACAGAAGGTAATTTACTTGCTAATTCTAATCCAGCATACCCTCCAGGAAGCATAGATGATACTGCAACTCCAGTAGCCATTTTTATATCGTTCAATGTACCTGATTTATTCATTTTCTCAGATTTCAATACATCTTCTAACACTTTAGGATCAAATGCAGCACCACCTAATGTTTTCTCAATCAATTCTGACATTATATCTTTTGTAGAAGATCCAGATGGTATAGATGATAATATATCATTGCTCTCTTCCGTTAATTTAACTGATTCTGCTTGTAGTGCTGCATTACCTTTAAAATCATGACCTAAACCATTCATAGCTTTCATGGTTTGAAATTGTACATTAAGAGAATCATCACCTAAATATTTTGCAGCAATGCCAAAAAGACCCCCAACTAATTGACCGAGTTTACCAAGCATCTTAGTAAAACTCTCTTTCATCATATCTGACATACTTATTGTAGCGTTTTTCTGTTGTTCTGCAATATTACCTTGTTCATTAATGCCTTTATTCATAGCATCTAATTTAGATTGTTGCTCCTCACTTAACTGACCTAACATATCAGCTTTATCAGCAACTTGACCTGTTTCTTTAGATAGTAATTTCCCACCTTTCCATTCAAAATCTTTACTTTTACCTTGTTTAGCTAAATCTTTCTGTACTTCATATTCATTAGCTAATGTCATAGCCATACTTTGTTGAGCTTTCCATTGTTCCATGGACATACCCAACTGTTGGCGTGCTAACATAGCTTGTATTCCTGTAGCTTTTTCTATTGGACCTGTGATATTTTCTACTGCTTTAAATTGAACTTTTAATTGAGCTGTTAAATCCATACCTGCAAGGGCATTTGCCATACCAACGGTACCACTTTTAACTTCTGCCATATTTGAGGATAATTTATACATAGATCCATTCATCATTTCCCATGCTTTTGTGTCACCAAATTCTTTTTGTAAAGCTTGATATGCATCCAAATCACCATTGATAGCTTTTTTATAATTAGCTGATGATTGAATGTTAACTCCAGTAGATTTCACAACTTGGTCATTTAATTTATCTAAAGATTTAGAAGCACGTTTTTGATATCCAATAGCAGAACTTTGAACAGTATTTACTCCAGCTAATGCAACCATCCGTACTCTATCTTGATCATTCATATCCTTCATAGCTGTGGTCATACCTTGTAACATTTCAGCAGCTTTTTTAGGACCTACAGTTTTACCTAATAATGCTAACATTGAAGATACTTCTTGTGTTCTCACACCAAATAGAACAAAATTTGCACTGACATCCTTTACAAGATTGAAAAATTTATTTGTATCCATACGAGCATCAGTAGCTTGTACCTGCATTTGTTTGAATGACTCACTAATATCTGCCATAGACATCTCTAAATTTCTAGACCAATCACCTATAGTTTCACCACTTTCAGTTATGGATATACCAAAATTTCTAGCAATTATATTTGCAAATTGCACAGCATCTTGTAAATTTTTCACACCATCTGTTGTATCACCTAAGATAGTAGAAAAACTCAATCCTGCTTTATTCATTGCTCCAATAGTCTTTATAAAATCCTCAGACCCTACACCAGATTTCATATAAAAACCAAAATGTAGTGCAGCCGTTTGCATAGTCTTTAAACGATCTTCTAGATCAAAACCAGCTACAGCAGATTTGTTAAAAGAATCTGCAATCATATCAGATGCAGAAACACCTTCAAATATAGATTTATTTAAATCTGTAATAGCACTATCAGCTTCAATAATAAGCTTCACTAATGCCCCAAGAGCAGCTAATGCCCCAAGAGCAGCACCCATCATACCAGCCATCTTAGAAAGAGCACCAACACCACCCCCTGCACCCCCTGCACCCCCTGCAGAACCAGCAGCTCCCTTTGCACCCTTACCCATTGCAGTTTTTGGTTTCTTCTTTAGAAACCCAGATACATCTTTTTTCAGAAAATTACCTAAATCACCAACTGCTGAGAACATTGCATCAGGAGATGACATTGAATGAAATGCTTTATATACAGCTCCTGAAACTTTTTCAATATGATCCGAAGATTTATCAAGTGCTTTAGAAAAGTCATCTGTGGAATCTTTCAAGGAAGATTTTAAACTATCACCAATACTATTGGCAGCATCTTCTAAATCATTAGTCAAGTCATATACTTTCTGACCATCTAACCCAAAAACATCTTTATTTTCAATTTTAGACAATAAACGATCTGCACGGGTAAAAGAATTAGACATACTACCATCAAATTCCTCACCCATTGATTTTGATATGATTTTCAAATCTTCTAATTTAGACTTTAAATCACGTATCTTATTCTCATCTATTAATTGAAATGTATTTGCTAAATTAGGGAATTTTTTCTTTATATCTTCAAAAGCATTGAAAGTTTGCTCAGTTAATTCGGAACTCCCACGCTTAGAACCTTCAGCATATGCATCTTCAATAGCAGCAGCTACACCAGGAGAAATGGCATTTTTAACATCTTTTTTTGAAATTTTTTCACTGAACATTTCTTTAAAAGAAATGACATTCATACCATCAATAGACTTCAATACTTTTTTAACGGTCTTTGCAGTATCATTGAAACCGCGTTTCATATCTCCAATTCCGCTCTTATTAAAACTTTGAACGGATTTAGACATTTCAGATAAATTAGACTTTAATTGTTCGGTTTCTTTAAGTGCAGCTTGAAAACCTGTAGGCTTAAATGAAAAATCATCGGAAATATCCAATAATAATTTATGAACATCTCCTAATGAAGATAGGACTTTATCTTGCCCTTTTATAGATAACTTATATATCTGCTCGTATACATCACGATCTGCCATTTTCATAATCCTTCATATAAAGATTCTATATAAGAATAAAAATAGAAAGATTCTTATTTAATTTTTTCTACGAATCTTTTTCCTTCAGAAACTTCTCTCAATATTTTCATCGATGGTGTTTCTTCATATTTTTGTTTAATACGTTCCGATAGAGAATTCTTTGCTTCTTCAGCACTATAAAATTTACGCGGGTTTTCAACTATTTCTTTTTCAATAATACTTTCTCTTTCTTTTAAAATAGCATCTAAAGATTCTTGTTTTTTAATATGATCTTCTTTAACTTTTAATTCATATGTTTCAACCACATTATCATGCCAATCTTTTTCACCACGTATACTCTTTTCGAGTTGTTCCATTAACTCTTCATTTGTATTTGCTTCAATTCTAATAATTCCATCTTCTTCTCTCACACCGCCTGTTCTAATTAATTCACGTTCTTTTTGTTCTGCATCTTTTCTTCTTTGATCTGAAGAATTAATAGAACGAACACCCTTTGAATTAAATGCAGAAGCAATAAATTTAGCGTTTTCCCATTCATGTTCATAAGTTATTTTTGTATCTTCAAGGTTATTTAGAGACATCCAAACTTTTTGATATGTGTTTAAACCAAGATTTTGAGTCCCGTCTATACTTGTAATATTTGGATCATTCAATAAAAATAACTTCATCTCCAACCATTTTTGACGAGAAACATCTTCATAACAATATGCTTCTACCAATCTACCAGATTGAATACATTTATTATTTAAATCAGATAATAAATGTGATAAACATGTTAATGTATATGGACTAAATTGTTTTATATATTTTATTAAAATAGGTATTGTATGTGTTCTATTTGAAAGCACATTCAATCCATCAAACATAAATATTGAATATGCAATAAAATATATTTGATTTAAATAATAACTCTCTTGATCCAAATGCATATGATATCTAATATGTTCAAATTCATTTGCATTCAAAGTTTTAAAGACAAAATTATAACCATTTATCCGTACAAAATGAATAAGAAATCCTTTGAAAAGTATTTCTTCAAGGTCTGTATATCTACATAACCATCGTTCTTTACGATGTTGTTGTTCTTGTTTTTGCCTTTTATATCTTTCCGTAGAAAGATCTGATACATTCTCAGGTTGTTCAGATTTGTCAATCACGATATGACCAACTATGATTCAGATAACTTATCTTCAGCTTCTTTTTTTTCTTCTTCAAAAATAGTTTCTGCTGGATGTTCTGGTTCAGATGAATCACCTTTCAATTCATCAATTTTAGCTTGTAATCTAGAAATTTCAGACTTTTTATCTATAATCTCGAATTCAATACCCTTTTCAGCTTCACGTTCAGAAATAGCAAGAAGTTCTCCATATTTTTTAAAACAAACATTCAAACTAGAACGTGCCCATGTCTTAATAATATCAAAAACATAATCTTCTTTAAGAATATTTTCTATCTTCCCAGATTTATCTTTTCTTGGCAAAGAAACGATATCTCTTAAATCAATAGTATTTAACTGTACAATAGAATATGCTAGCATTAAAAGTTTATATGTTTGTAAATATTCAATACCATCACTTTCAATACCATTCATTTTATGAGATATACGTATTTCTTCATCCGAAGAAAGAGATCTCAAAATAACATTAATACCTTGAATAGTAAAAGATATTTCTACTTTACCATAATTAATAAGCTGTGATAATCCTTCAGATAAAGAATTGAGATCCATTAATAACTCCTTAGTAGTTACATGTTCGAAAGTATATTATAGTATATGAAAATAAATTACAAGGTGGTTTTTGAATATCTTATTGATCGTTTAATATCACTTGATTTATCAATAGAAGACATATCATTATCAAACAATAATTCACTGTAATTATACCCACTTGCATTATCTAAAACATCAGATACTATAATTTCTATGTCTTCATTGACAATTGCAGAATCAGCAGGATAAGAAGAATTATAACTAGTTAACCAACAAGCTTCAAAATATGTAATGATAGCTTTGGCACTATCACCAGATGTACTTTGTAATCCTTTAAGATTCGAAGATGCTTCAGAATCTGCCAGATGAGATAAAACAAGTTCTTGTTTTATATCAAAAGGCCATCTATGATGTTTCAAAGACCTTACTAAACCTTCTGCACCACCCTTATATCCAAGTACTTGATGAAAAAATTGTAAGTACAACATTGCACGCGATGATGAAATAGTCATAGGTTCTGTAACCGAAGGAACTAATTCTGCCACATGGTCACCAAAACCAACACCACGAACAGGATCAACACCACGACTCTCATTCAAATCAAAACTTGCTAGGTTACCCATTTGGTTCATTTCACCAGAAGAACCAGTGCTGAAAGAGAAAATTTTATTTTTCTGGCTTACTGCCACCTTGGTATTTGGTGAGGCACCTTTTCTGTAAATGTAATCTTCAGCCATCACAAACCCCTATAATAAAAAATTTCTCTCACAATTAAACTGGAAATTTACGCAATCCTGCTTCTACTAATTTCAGTTCACGAAAAGCTCGAATACTTTCAGGACGATGAGTATCTATAATGTCAGCCATATGTTCAACAATAGATGCTAAATCTCTACGAGCTGATTTAATATCAGCAGTTAAACCTTCTACTTTTTGAGCTTCTTCAATTGCATTCAAAGCATCAGCAGCAACATTTAAATTTTTAGCTAACAACATACGATTTTTTGAACTCTGAATATCACGAGCTGATACTTTTCGTTCTGCGCGTACAGGTCGTGTTGCATGGACAGGTCGTTCTGCGCGTACAGGTCTGACAGATCGTTCTGCGCGTACAGGTCGTTCTGCACGGACAGGTCGTTCTGCGTTAGCTTTACGAAGTGCTAATCTTTTTTTCAAATCCTGTATACGAGTATTTGAAGCTATCATTTTACGAACTGGTTTACGATCAGGTCTAATAGTTCTTACATCTCTCATTGTATCCTCCTTTAAGTATTATAAAACCTATCGCATATAGAAATTATAAAATCTTTATCATGCGATGTACAAAAATCTCTCACTAATGATGAAATTATTAAAAAATTATCTAACTTTTGTACATGCATTTCAGATGTAATAATTTTTTTTGATAGTCTTTCAACAACTTTACCACAAAATGGAGGTTTCATGAAAAAAATAAGTTCACCATTTAAAAAGCATAAACCATTTTTAAACCCATAAGTATAAAGTATATCTATATCAATCATATGCTGAATTTCAGCAAGGATAAATTCATCCCCCCATTTTTTCAATATAACTGGTTTATTTGGTGTATCCAAAATAACATTAACTACATCCCCCATGTCTAAATATCCGTGTAAAACAGATACACAAAGTCTGAGTATTCTATCATAAGAATCATCAGAATCAATACTCGTTAACAATGTGTTTAAATAAAATAAAATCTTTGATAAATGTTCTGGTATGGATATAAACCCTATAGATCCAAATCTCTCTATTTTATCTATGTACGATACTATTTCTAATGTTCTCACTGAAAACACATCTTTCTTATACAAAAATAAACATGCCGCTAATAAGTTAGAGTAATGTCCAATATCATTAAAAATCATTATGTTTGGTAATTCACGACCTAAAAATAAAGCTTCGTAGAATGAATATATAGAAGAATGTGTAAATATAGGAAAATCAGAATTATAATTAAATGTATTATTATACAATTGAACTACATCTTGATAAGATGATCCTGTTCTAAATGTGATATACTCTGCATTATAACCTGTGAAATTTTTCTGTATGAGAATTTTATTTTCCATTAACCTAATATAAACTATTTTTATTTAATTGTGAATAAATTTAAATTTTAAATTTTAAATTTTAAATTTTATAAATGGGTGTTCTGACTCAAATGGGTCACCTTTATATACAAATATAAATTTATCATTCACTTTAGGATCTTTGAGTATGAAATTCAATGCTTGTTCGCCATTATAATATTCAATCATATCCTTTTGAGAAGACACTTCCTGTGTGTTTGGAATTGCATGATCAAATACAGTAGCTTCTGAAATTAAACCATCTTCAAACTCTAATTTAAACACTTGAAAAATATGTCCTGATTTAAAATTCATCACATCTGTAACAATATCTTGTTGTGCAATCATCTTTAATCTTGAATCATACTCATCTGGGAGGAAATAATACCCTTTGAATTTCTCAAGAGTATGCTTACTGTTTCCAATATATATACTATTAATAATATGCTCCTCACATATTTTAACAATTAAATTCTGTTCATATAACTTACCAGTCCAATTCATATTTCTATCTGATAAAAATATCAAAATTGGAGGAGAAGCTGTGAGATCTATTTGCACCATACCACTAGATAACCCATTAGACCATGACCAATGCTCACCATGTCTGATAAACATGATATCTAGATCAAATGCTAATTTATCAGTATCAACATTTGATAACTCTAATGTTTTCTTTAAACGATACTCTTTTTCAATCTCTATCACCTTTTTAGGTAAATTTTCTACGGTATCCATACTTTTCTTATACATTTTATAATGTTTTTCGCACATTTCCTTTTTATGCACTGTATTAGAACATCCATCTACAATACAAACAATATGGGTTTCAATATCATTATGTACTGGATTTAACACATAAAATTTTTCTGGAGTTTTTTTCTTAGTATAATAAGAAAAGGCTGCATAATGCTTCTGACAAAAACCTTTACATTTAGAGGGTAAATCACAATTATCTACAAGACATACTGTCTGATGTTTATTAATTTTTTTATTAACTTCTTTAGATTCTTGAAGCTCTTGAAGTTCTTGAACTTCTTGAACTTCTTGAACTTCTTGAGATTCTTGAAGCTCTTGAAGTTCTTGGACTTCTTGAGATTCTTGAAGCTCTTGAAGTTCTTGGACTTCTTGAGATTCTTGAAGCTCTTGAAGTTCTTGGACTTCTTGAGATTCTTGAACTTCTTGAACTTCTTTAACTTCTTGGACTTCTTTAACTTCTTTAACTTCTTGAGATTTGATTTCTTGTGGTTCTTGGATTTCTTGGTATTCTTGTTGTTCTGTAAGCATACCATTGAAAAACTTAAACAAAAATGGTAAATCTTTTTCCTCTAAATCCAATTCAAAATTAACACCGTTATTTAATGTGATTCTCATGTATACCTCCATAAAGAATTATAGATCTATAATACAAAGTCTAAATAAATATTTTAAAATTTTTTGAAAATATAAAATAATACTTTTATACCAACAGTTAATAGGGTATAAAACTTTTATGGAGATTAAAATGCTTAAATCATCAAAAATTTTATGTGCAATGTATAAAAAAATTTACATGTCTTTCTCAACTAAAGAAAAATTCTTACTCTTAGCATCAGCATTAAAAAAAGCAAATCCCGAATTCTGGATACAATATTTAATGCAAGAATTTGAAAAAATTGATAAATCAATAACATTAGAAGAAGCAAAAAAGACTTTCAATCTAATTAGAAGCTTGTTCAAAAGTATTCTATATATAAAAAACACAGAAGACATGAATGATACACTTCAAGGATTCATACAAGAATTAATTGAGAAAAAATGGTTTGAAGACACAAAATTTAATGATATGAACCCAATATCAATTTCAAAATTGCTTTATCATAAAGCAAAACAATATGCATTAAATGTTAAAGATTCTAAATCTTTTAGGGACAAATCAAAAGAAAATGAATTTGATGAAACATTTCAAAAAAATCAAGTTGTACTAGATACTACTAATTCAAAAGATTGGGACATGATTTTAGGTGAGTTTGAAAAATATTTAGGAACAATACCTTGGAAAAATGAAATTGATATTAAAAATGTATTTGAAAATTATTTTCTCGAAGGTGATACTCTTACTGAAATAGCAGAAGATGAAAGTAAAAACTTACAAAAAAATATACAACCAGGTTCTATTCAATATATAATAAATAAAATTGGTGATGAATTTGTAAAATTCATGACAGGTATTAAGCATAGTCCACAATCTGAAAACATGTTAAAAGAAATGTTATTTAATTAAGATAGGGTGACTCATGTCAGAAAAATTCTTAAATACAGAAGAAGCTGCTACATATCTAAATATGACAAAAAATTCATTTTATAATCTAGTTTATAAAGGTAACGTATGCCCTGTAAATAAAAATGAAAAGCCCTATTTCTTTTCAAAATCTGAACTTGATAATTGGTCTGTTAAAAGAAATAAAATAAACAGTATGAAAAAAATAAACAGAACACATAAACTTCTATCTTCATACAAGATTATCCTTTTAGGATAATCTACTCAATTGCCCACAAACGTATTGATGTACCTTCAACAGTGACATCAACTGTTATAGATTCTATAGCACTTGGACCACCTACCAATAAAAACACACCATCTGCAGCTAACATGAACCCAGTAATTGATGAATTAAGATGCACAGTAATTTCTTCAGTAGTTGATATATATATTGCTTTTGCAGATTCTACAGAACCAAGATTCAACTCTAACCCATCACCAATTGACAAAACAAATGTACTATCTACCTTCTCAGTGAAACCAGTAATATTAACAATTTTAGGTATTTGAACATCACTAGCATTATCTTCTGGCGGGTATTGTAATGTCATTGAAATTTTTGCATTTGAAGCCATTTGTGATCTCCTTTAATATAAATCATACCAATAAGTATATTAAATTAACAAATTAAAATAATTTTAAAGGTGGGAAATGAGGGTCTTATTACAAGACCCTCATTTTAATGGGATTCTATATACGAACTCTAACATTTTGTGTTACGAGAATATACAGAGATGGGAATATAGGAGCATAATATGTTTCTACACGTATTAAAGTTGGATCATCTACGCTAGGTGTAGCAACTGCTGGTAAATAACCAGTGATAATGTTAGTTTGTTTCAAACTCTTCATAACTTGGTTTGAATCAGCTTGGATATCTGTTGTCATACCACTGAGATACTTAATACCAGAATACTTCACTAGACGATTTGTATGAAGCTCATGCACAAGGTCATCAATTTGAGTCATAGTAGGAATCTGAGTAAGTAAATCACTCATATCCGTAGTAAACCCTTGTTTAACTTTAATTGCTGTCGCAGTATCTTCTAAAACATTAATACCTGCAATAGCTGTTTGACTTTGTGTAGGAGCATCCAAACGACGACCTAAACGTTTAAACCCATTAATAACAGTATTGGTATATGGTGTTGCAAAGTCACGAGATGGATTCATAATTTTTGCTGCTAATGCACCTGCAAGGAAGGTACCATCCACAACATATTCAGTTTCAACACCCACACTGTCAGTAATTGCTACAATAGCAGTATCAGGATAAACACAACGCATACGGTCAGATGCAATTGACTTAGCAATCAATTGTGCATCTGAAGGACGTGTACCAGATGAGAATCCAAAAAATCCTAAACGTTTATTACCATAACGTGGACTAGCCTGAATTGTACAATGTTGTTTTAAGTAAGAAATAACACTTGTATCAGTAGTTAATGGTACTAAAATGTAAGGCCTTGTTTGGTTTGATAAAGGTTGTGACAATTCATTTATTGCTTCAATGAATGCCTGAGCTGTTGCTTGACTGCCTGTACCAGATTTGAGAACTTGTTTGAGACCTAAATACGGTAACCCATTATCAAATGCAATCTGAGCCATCAAAGACAATTGATTATCAACAGATACATCACCATACATAGCTTTAATAATATTTAATTCATCGGAAGTAAATAATTCAGTACTAAAACTTTCTTTTGTATATGCGTATGAAAGATAATAAAAATCACCGATAGCTGGTTCTGAACCTGATTTACTGAATGTCTGGACTATTCCAGTATCACCAACAGTCACATTAGTAGTATTTGATACTGTTAATTCAATACCTGGAATTGCAAGTACAGGTGTATTTGAATCTGTAGGGATTTCTTCTACTACATTAAGAGTAAAACCTTCTCCATCAGTATAGCTTCCTGATGTAGATTCAAGAATTGTAAACTGTAATCCTGTAATTTCATCCGTATATGTCTGACCAGGATAACCTATATTATTTGTTCCAGTACCTGAACCAGAAGTAACATTACTTGATGAAACAACATAATAGCTACCAACAGCCTCTCCAACATCTCCAGATGTACCAGGAATAATACCAAGACCAGTATTATTAAATGCACTCAATGACCCTGTGCCAAAAGCAATTGATGACGTAGAACCTGCAGTAAGAGACTCAATCTGCAAAACAGTTCCAACACCAGCTTGTGTCACTGTTCGTGCTAATGCTAATACTTTAAATGCTGCTGAAGCATTCAAAGCTGTAACAATACTTAAAGCATTAGGTAAACGTAAACTTGCTACTGATCCAGTAGTAAATCCTAATATTGAATTGGCATTACCATTACCAATGGTAATCTTAGAATCAAGTGAAGTTACTATTGAATTTAATCTTAAATAATTACTACCATCTATAGTAGTTGACACAGCATTTGTAGCACCTGTAGCAGTATTAATATCAGAAGCTATTTGAGCTGCAGTACGAGATCCTGCTGTCAGTGTAACTTCATAAGGAATACCTTCAAAAGTAACCTTAAAAGTATCATTTAAACCAGAAGTAATTACTATAGGCTCTTCAATGGTATTTAACATAGTTGCTGGTAATGCAACTGCTTTTTGTATACCAGTAGAAATTGTATTTGTAGTTAGACCTAATACAGCATTGGCTGTACCAGATTGTACACTTACAGAACTAACAGTATCAGGAGTTGTAGGTGATACAGAACTATATAATCTCAATCGTGCTCGTGCACCAGTACCAACTTTTTCGGCAATATCAGCAGTAATTGCTGATTGCGATGCCGTATTAATTGCTAATATAACAGACAAAGCACCCTCTAATGGTGTTGAAGCTCCAGAAGGAAGTGTTACAGCAATAGCAGTACCATTTACAGTAATGTTTAATGCAGTAGCTCCAACAGTATTAATGGTATCTCCACAAATATCACCAACCAATGATGCTGGTGCAGCATCACCAAGGTCTACAACAGCAGCACCATCATTATCAATGTTGTAAAAAAATTGATCACTTGTACCATCAAACAAATTATATGGTCCTGGCTCAGAATTTGTGAAAATAGCTGGTAATCCATCAGAATCACTGAATGTAATAGTAACCTCTTCGGGTATAGGAGAACCACCAAAAAAATGAGCGTATGGTTTTAATTCCACACCAGAAGGCCATTGAATGGTTTCTGATAAACCAACATTCTTCGTTCCAAAGAGTACTGCATACATATTTGCATCATTTAACTGTGAATGGATGCTATATTTACCCACACCAGATGATCCTTTTGTAGTGCAGCTTAAAGTATATGTATCATCACGAATAACATTATGCCAATAAGTAGCATAAACATATTCACCTGGCGGTACTGTTTCTGCCACTTTAATCTTACGTGTGGCAGAATCTACTTCCAACACTGTAATAGGTCCTTTATTCATCGCATCACGAACATCACGACCTCTATAAGCAATAACAAGATCTGGACGGTTAGTTGGTAAATCTATGCGACCAGAAGTAACTGATGAGTATAATGAAGAACCAAGTAACGTATCACGACCATTACCACTTGTTGGTATAAGTGGGAGTATGAATTGATTATCAGAAACTATTGATGGAGATACAGAAGTATCAACAAAACGTGTACATTGATCAAGATACATTCTATTATCAATCAATAACGAAGATATTTGAGTTGAATCAAAAGGCTCCGCTCCTGCTGAACGTTCACCAGCAGAAATAGCTACAGAAGTTCCCCAATGAATCTTACCGTCTTGAACAACAAAGTCTGAAAGATTTGTATAATCTCTGCTACCAGGAGCAACACCACAGGCACCGACATTAGTAATATCAGTATGAGGTAAATAATCAAATGTATCCTGATATGTGTTGAAATAATATTCAACAGTAACAGTTGAACCAACTGCTGGAGGTGTTTTAAGAGTAACTACACCATTTACCCCATCTAATGTATATGCTGTAACTTCCAAGTAATTTACTTTAACAATGATATTTGCTACTTCATTAGTAGTAATACCACCATTTGATCCATCAACAATAGGTCTTTGGAAAACTTTGAAAATTTTATTTCTCCCAGAAGTTTGACCTGCTGAAAATCCAAAAAGTGAATTAGCATTACCATTTCCAATAGTTATCTCAGTAGATGCTAATAATTTAACTTTATTATTTCCTTCAGAGTCAACATAAACAGATGAAGTAAGACCAGAAATTTGTGCTAATTCAATATCTGCTACAACTTGTAAGGCTGTAATACCAGATCCAGCAGTTAATGTAACTGTCTGCTCTGAACCATCAGCAATTGTAAGATCTAAAGTATCATTAATACCACTAATGATATCCCAAGTCTCTGCATTAGAATATAATGTGGCATAATCTGGTGTAACTTGATCACTAACATCATCGGTAATCTGTGTATCTGTACGATTAAAATAATAAGTACACTTAATATCTGCACCTTCAGAAGGAATTGATTGAAGGGTTACATAACCCTCAGAACCATTGACTTGAGCTACAACCACCTGAATACCATCCACAGTAACTGTCACGGATTGAGGATTAGTAGAAGTGGTTCCTCGACCATCACCCAAAACAATAGGCCAATTTCTAACTCTGAATTTTGAATGAGATCCATCAGCTAACCCAAGAATAGGATTAGATGGATTTGTCTCATCTAACACAATACGTACAGATTCATCTTCTTTGACAATCTGTTGATCAACAGTTGACGATGAGCCACGAACAAGTTCAAAGTCTTTATTCTCTAAGTATTCTTGACCGACACCTATAAATACTATAGGTCTGATTCCTGCAGGGGGACCGCCTCCTCGTTCTCGAACAGTCTGAGTATATACACCAGGAAACACGTGTGATTCAAAAGGCCCAGTTCCTAACGCCATGATAAAATTCCTCCTAATTTACTTTTACTTCTATTTAAATTGACTTAACTATGTGATAATGCATCACTTAGTTCATTTGCCACTTCTCTACGATACTTAACTTTAGAATCTGATACTTTATAATACTCATCAGTATGAGAATCAACAGCTATCTTACCAAGATATTTAGCATTATAAGCGTCTCGTGCTTGATCTGCAACTTCACGCCGATCTCTGAAATCGATCCATTTTGTTTCTGCTGAACGACCAACAGCTTTATCTACATTAGGATAATCAATATCATGAATACCAGTAGAACCTTGTTCCTGTTTTGATTTAAAATTAAAATTAGCTGATGTAATCATTTTATTTGCTTTACCACTACAACTTATGCAATCAGATTCTTTTTTAGCATCTGATACAGAAACTAATTTATCAAATTCTAACCCACATGATTTACATAGATATTTATAAACTGGCATATCTTATTCCTCCTGTTACATATTAATTCACTCAATATACTCAAAACATAAAAAGATAAAAATATTTAATTACATGAAATATAAAATTAATAAAATTTTTCAATATCTAAATTAGTGATAGACTGTATTCTATCACTATAATCCTCATCTGTAATTTTCATCTCCATAAGAACATCCTCAGATAATATCTTATGAATCATTATAGGTAACGGTTTGTAATATGCCCAATCAGTTTGTAATGATAAAGAAAAACTATAAGAATAATACTGTTCATCACCTTCTTCATCATAAACTTCTTCTGATTCACCACCTAAATTAGGACCATCAGTGAGTACAATACCTTCATTAGCTAATGTATCCATCAATTGTAGTATTGATACTGAAGCAAAATCTGATATTTGCTCTGCTTGAATAGGATCTCTTGCAATAGTATCAAGTTCAAATGTCATATCATAGCGACCACCATACTCGTCATAAGCATTAATACGAGTATCTGTGACCATAATGACACAACGATCACCTTGTAAAATACGATTCCCAAATGCAAGTACCACTCCAGGCAATATCTCATTATTCGATGTAAAAGAATTGAATTGATAAGGACCACTAGACCCAATAAAAACTTTATAATCAGCATATACATCAGTATATGGATATAAAGGTGTTAAGAATGTAATATTTTTACCAGAAATTTCAAAATCAACACCTTCAGTTAATCCATACAAACTATTGCCTAAATATAAACGCACAGTACCTAGAATAGGTTCTTTTTCTAATAAAGCTGTATTTTCAAGCCCAGTAATAGCAGTAAGTATATGCTCATCAAATATAGAATGAGTAGAATCAACAATTATAGAACCAGATGTTTTCTGTTCATTTACACTAATCACTTCTATTTTATAGAAACCTGGGTTTGTTGGGAAAATACCATTATTATTTTTTAATGATAATGTATCTTCCCTTAACCATTCTAAGAACATTCCTTGATAACCATCAATATAAGCCTTAGTACAATAACTCTTAATAGTACCAATAAAATTCTGAGGGCTAAGATTTACTTTATTTCCAGAAGATGATTTTAATATTATACCATATTGTGGGCGTTCTGAGAAAGAAAATTTATCTTGAATAAATGGTACAATTTTAGAATAATAAGGATGGTCAGTAAACACACCTTTCAATTCTTTAATCAATCTTTTTTTTGTAGAATTTACTAACCAATAATAAGACATAGGTTATGCTTTATGATTATAACTTTTAATAATTTCTTTAATTAAATATTTTTTTGTCATGTTATCAGTCACAGAAATACCCATACTTTTTGCTTTTTTTTCAAGTTCAGATTTAAGCATATGGTTTAATTTTGAAGAATCTAACTCTTCTTTATCTTCTTCAATCTCTTTATCTTGAATAGGTTCAGATTCCAATGTTGACTTTCTTTTTTCTTCAACATCTTTTAAAGATGTAACATTTTTACTCTCAGTTTTAACAACCATTCCGTCTTTCAATGGGATACCTTTGTAACTCTTCATAAAATTCTCCTCAATCTTCACTGTCCTGAAGTGCTTGTAACAACAAACCTTCAGAAACACTTGTTAATGGGTTATTTGCCATTCGAATTTCACTTATATCTAACTTTAACTTATCCTTATAATTTTTAAAAATAGATTTATATAGCTCCAAAAATCCTTGAGCTTGTGATGTACCTCCTGATAGAATAATAGGAATTGCTTCAGGGAATTCAGAATCTCCAAGATTATTTACCTGCTCAACCATATTATGAATAGATTCTTCAATCAATGATTTATAATAAATACTGATTGCTTCCTCAGTGCGATCTTTTGGATCTAATAAATTAATACCTTTTTCTTTAATTGAACACATTTTGGATGCTGTTAAATTAAGAGCTTTCCCAGCTTGAGTATCAATCCAATCACCGCCTTTAGATATTGAACATGACATACTCATTAAAGTATGATACGATAATGCTATATTTACCATACCAGAACCATATGAAAATGCCAAACCTGAAAATCCATCTTCAGCACAATTTGAAAATATAATAGCAAGAGCTTCATTTGATTCTATAGCTTTATAACCTAAATCTTCTACAATACGACTAAAAACTTTAGCATGGTAAATAACATCACGAGTAGGATCATCTACAGGAGCTGCAGGTACTGAATAGTAACATACTTCATCTTTTTTCTGTGGTTTACCTAAAACTTGTTTGATCATGACTGAAAGAACTTCAACTGCATCAATTTCAGATGGGGATATTATACCTTTACTTAAAGGTCTACGTGCATCCTTCTTTAAAATATTAGCAGTATTTAAAGCATTGTCACCAACAATTATTATTTTATCACTATATTCAATATAACTTACTTTTGTAAGTTTCAACATTTTTTTAGCATCTAGGTCTAAATCCAAAAATGCATCTCGAATACGTTTTACCACTAAATCATCTGCTTCATTTTTTCGAGAACTAATGATATTCATTGTTCCAATGTCAAGTCCTACTCCAAACATTTTAAACTCCTTTTTATTAATCAGTTACATATAACTACATATTTTGTAATCTACGTATAAATATTATAAAAGAAAAATTCATTATCAATCATCATGTCTTATTTTTTCAGGTAAATATTTATATTCGATCACCCATTGATTAACTATTGACATACAACCTATGTGTATGTCCACAACAAAAATTTCAGAATCAGTAAATATATTATATATATCATAAATATTTATAAGTTCAGAAGTATTTTTATACAATTTGTCATAATTTTTTTTCGTTATCTGTTTAACAAGATACCTATTAACAGACCCATCATCACCATCAACACAATGTGCAAAATAAAGATTCTTTTCAAAATAAAATACAAATGATAAAGGCTCATTAATCATTAATATTTATTACACCATAGAAAAAATCAGTTTTAAGATAGTTACTATCTATTACCCACATTATTATTTATCGTCCTTCAATGCCTTTAAAGCACGTAAGTTATCTCTCATCTTCGACCCATCTGATTTTACAGATTCAGTTGTTATTTTAGTATCAACTACCTCAACAGAACCAGTTAATTTTGAAGGTATATATACATCTGGTACAAAACCTGTATACCCATTACTCAGTTCATTAGTTGAGATACTGGAAAATTTAATGGAACTTATTTCTTTTTTCAATAATGATTTTAAATCTTCAAATCTTGAATCGTCTAAAGATATATCATTCCCTATAGCAATATTATCCATATTAGATATTGATACTTTTATATCTCCCAATTCAGAAATTATTTCAGATACCTTAGAAAGTAAACCATTCCAAATATTAGGGCTAGGTATTTCTCTTAATGATTCTGAATGCATACTTTTCATTTCTAATACTAAATCTTGAATAATTTTAGACATATCAGATAATGCTTGTGTGTTATTCTGTACTGAATTCTTTAAATCATTAAAACCAATATCAACAACTTTTGAAACTTTATCATCCTTGATATTATGTTGTTTTTTCATAGACAAATTTGATTTATATAAACGTGAATCAATACGTAATTTTTTTGATTCTATATCATGAATGAGATCAATTGATTTTGATACTTGCTTAGAGTTCAATCTTACTGATTCTCCATACTTAATTGTCACACTGATATCTCTTACTGTATGTGATCCAACAACATTACCTATTACAATTAGGTCTTTATCTAAATCAATTTGCATAGCCTACCTACATTCTTTTCTTAGTAATTTGTATAACATATTTTTGAATACTTTCAAATAACATTTTCAGGATACGTTTATTTGCTCTTACCATAAATGCTGGAGTTTGACTTGATGGGAATAACCATTCTCCATTAGACAAAGTTCTAGCTGTCGTTTTTTGAGTGGTGACTTCTCCTTTATTTGTAATAGATACACGACGTGACTTCATTTTATAAACTTTTTCAACAACAGGCTCTACAGTTTCATCTACATTATTATCTTCTTCAACTTTTTCAACTTCTTCTTCTTCAACTTCTTTGTCTTTATCATCTTTAAATGCATCATGGTTTGAAAATATATGAATAGAATCACCTGAAACTCTATAACTCCAAGAATTAATTAAATCTTTTGAAACACCATCAAAACTTTCTTGTTTTATTTCTTGTTTTATTATTGAAACTATTTTTTTAGCTAAACCATTTAAAAATCTATGGTTTAAATTACCTAACTTAACTATAGGTAAAAAAAGTTTTGGTTCAAATATTATTTGCATATTAATATGTTATGTTTTCCCACACTACTGTTCTACCACGCAATTCTCTCTCATCTGGAATCAATGATTTTTCAGTAATTTGAGGATAAACATTTGATCCTTCATTTTGAAATCTTGTTTGTGGATATGATAATTCAGAAGTTCCTATAATAGGTACTTTATAACGAATATCTAATGAATCAAACATATTCATTGAAAAATGCTGTTGTAATATCATACCACGAGATGAAGGTACTGTCACAGCACCTAAACTATATCTATCACCATTTTGTCTAACTATAAAATCACGATGAGATAATAATGGACTTGGACCTGTCCAAGTTTCCCAAGAATGTTCAACATGATATCCGTATTCAGTACGATTTTTACGTTTACTTGATTCATCTGGAGCAAGTATCATATCAAATGGCCCATCATACCCACCTAAAATACCAGTACCAAAACACAGCATACAATCATTTATAGGATGCTTTTTCTCAGTATCCCAACATGAACATTGTATTCCAACATATTTTCTTAAAAAAACTTTTACACGCTCACCACCTTGTTCTAATATCCATCTATTACGACGAATTGCTTCACGCCAAATCCAGTCTAATCTTTCAATTTCATGGTGAGAAAAAGATTGTATTTCTTGAATAGGAGTCTCGACAACTATATTATTAGAGTCAATACCCACAGTAGTGATCCTGTAAAAAATTCTCTGATTTAATGCAGTGTATATAGGATTACTTAAATATCTATAAGTACAAGTAACTATTGATGAATCTGTTGGTAATATTGCCAATTCATTTTTTTCAGAAATAGGATTAAAAATAGAAGAAGTAATCAAAGACACTTGACCACTATGACCATCCACTTTAAATACAGGTATAACAGATCCATTAATCTTTAATTGAACATCATTCGGGTGGTCTGCTTCTCTAACCTCAGTATTAAATGCTTGTTTCATTATTGGAAATTGTACAGTTTGAAATACCCAACTACCATTCGCATTATTCCCACGAGATAAAAATCTATTACTCACATCTTCATCTATAATTACATCTATCTTTGTTTGATCTCTGAAAAAATTAGATGCCATAGGGACATCATTAAGTTTTTTAAACGGACCATATTCACTATCAAAAGAACGATAAATATTTACCCCTAAAATTTCAAAATCTGAATTTTCTGTTAAAATTGAGGGGTCATCCCATCTAATATCAAGAGCATTAGGTAAAAATGGAGATAATATACTGACATTATTAGGAGATTTTGGACACACAGACATCTAAATACCTGCAAACTTTCTTGGAGTCATAATATTACGTCCTGTATTTGGACCAAGAGCACTCCTAAATCCAGTGCTGTATCTAGGTTGACGTAAACCTTTAGTTACTTTAACTGTTTTCTTTGCAGCTTCAACATATTTATCAAATTGCTCTTCTGCATTTTGTTTTGCAGCTTCATATTTTGAAGATTTATCAATAGATAAAGAAATTCCTGCAATTGAATAATCGAACTCTTCTGCTATCCAATTTATCATCAATGCTTGAAGTGCTAACACCATACCACCTGTTACAACAAGCATTTTCCATTCTGGGTAACTCTGTAATAGAGTTTCAACTGTTGGAAAATATGTTCTAGGAGGATACATCATTGCTAAACCAGCACCACCATCTAAATATTCATAAAGTTCATTATTTTCCCATATATAACCAAATACTCTATTATACTGATTCACTATACCTTCACCAGTAGGTGGTCTAAAATTATAGTTACGATCTGGATTATTATCACGTAAATAAACTCTCATCTTATCAATGAGTCCATTCATCAATGTGCCATAATCTTGATACTGTGAATTTAAACCACTTTCAATTATATTAAATTCTTGAACACATTGAACTAATTGTGATGTATATGTTTCTTTAAACGTCCACCGTATCCTAAAATCACCTATATTTGCATCTGATGGTATTGAAATTGCAGCATAATATTCTCCAATAGCGGGATTAACTGGCTGACGTGCATCACTACCAATTAAAACTTCTATACCTGTTGTATTATCATAAATAGCATAAGTGATAACTGCTGCATTTGCTGGCATACCAGAAGAGTTACGTAAAAATATATTTAAGTCTTCTCTACCTAATTGTTGACCACGTATAAATGCAACTGACATAATTTTCTCCTGAAAATATATCCAATTAGTAAAAATATAAAAAGAAATTCTAGTACTTGATAAAAGAAGATGTCATATTTCTAATTAAACCATTAGAAGATGTATTCCCATCAACAATAGAAAATGATTCCTCTAACACAATATTTAAATTGGTAGATGGATCAAAACCTTTAAAAATAGTATAATGCATTTGATTAATTAATTTTGATGATGGAACATACCATACATAATGGTATTGACCAATATCAGAATCAGGTATTAAAGTAGCATTATATACATCTATTATTTTATTATTACCTGTAATACCATCAATATCATCATAGTGAAAAATTGTTATGGTAGGATTAGTAACTGAAACTGCTATCCCAGTTGATCCTCTGACAAAAAGAACTTGAAAGGTTCTATTACTACCACGTATTGCATAGGTCATAAAATATACCTATTTAATGTTAACTCATATAACAAAGGGATTTCAAATCCTTAACAGAATTAGCAAAATCTAAAGGTGTTACTTTAGATTCATCTGATTTATTATAGTACTTTATTTTTAAATCCTGTAATTGAGGAGTATCTGCAAATAAAAACAAAGTGCGATTTCCATCTTTCTTACTTCTAATTAAGTCACATTTAAAAATACGCAAATATGCAGCAAAATAAATATCACTTATTGCATAAAGTTCTTTTACAGATGTCATAACAACCCACCGATACGTTTCTGTTAATAAATATTAACATTAGCTATGTTATCTCTAACATAGGGTGTCTTCATATTATGCAAATGGTGTAACACCATCATCTGAACTAACAACTTCAATTGCGGCTCCTGCCACACCTTCCACAGAAAATGTAGCATCAGCATATTTAGAAATAACACCACTATTAAAAGAAGTTAAAAATACTCCTGTTTCTACAAAGTTAGGAGCAAGTTCATCTACTAAATTTTGATAAGTAGTTGCTTCAATACCACCACTTAAATCACCAGCAGCAGCATCAATACCACTGTAATCAAATTCAATGTTAGCTTGACTAACATTGATAGTACCAGTAGTTGGCAATGCTCTTAAAATTAAGAGTGGAGCTGCCGCTGCTGCTTCAGCAGCAGTTAAATTTAATGCATCTGCTAAAAGAATATCTACAATACTGTAAAATGTATTTGTAGCAACTTCAGGGTTTGGTCTGTAAACACGTCTTTCTTGACCTCTAGGTTCAAGAGAGGCTGCCCATTGAGATACTGTTTCAATGTCAGTTAAAAATACAGCACCAACATCTGTTCGTATGACACCTATTCTAGCCATTTTAATCTCCAGTATGTTTTACGTTTTATACCCTACTATTAATAAACAATATTAATATGTTATTAATCTAAAATATTGTTTAAATTTCTTTCTTAATTCTTAATCTCCATAGTGTTTCTAAAAAATTTCTACTTTCAACATAAAAATTATTCATAAACTCAGTAAATTCAATATGATCAAAATACCGAGCACGTTTTGCTTTATCCAAAGCAATTTTCATTAAATGTAACTGCTTATTTAACTTTGGTTCATAAATTAAACCTTTAAAATTTAAAGAAGATAGTTCACGAAACATTAATTCCATGTCTCCCTGCAATCTCTTTAAATAATTTTGGGGATAAATTCCGTGGGGCCTCCATTGTGCCCCACGGAATTCAACTAATCTCCCATCTAAGTATTCACTTATTTGAATATCATTCATTTAACTATGCCGTTATAACAGTTACGGAACTTGTATCAGCATCTGCTGTAACAGCTACAGATGATGTTGTAGCTGACACACCAGCAATCAATGCTGCTGGAATGACAATTGAAGTATCTGTCCAAGTACCTAAACCAGTTTCAACTTGTGATTGAGTTAATGTAACAGCACCATCACCAGTAATTGCTGCTGAAGATAACTCTGGAAGTATAGATAAGAAACCTGAACCTGTAATAGTTAAATCTGTATCTAATACTGCTGTAGTAATTTCTGGAGTAGCTGGAGTTCCTAATGTAATAACGGTAGCTGGTGTTGATGTTTCAGAATCAGCTTCAATAGCTACTGATGATGTTCCTACTGCTACATCAGTTATTAATGCTGCTGGTAAAACCACCTCAGTATCTGTCCATGTACCACTACCAGTTAAAACATCTGCTTTTGATATTGTTACAGCCCCACTACCAGTAATTATTATTGACGAAGTATCTGGTAATATTGATAAGAATCCAGTACCAGTTACTGTAAGTATATTTGGGTCATCTCCATCACTTAATACTGCTGTAGTAACTACAGGAACTGTTGTAGCACCTAATGCAACTTCAACAACAGGTGTAACTGTAAGACCATCAGCAGTAACAGTAATTTCAGATGTAGTTTCTACAACACCTGTAATTAATGTAGCAGGTAATGCAATTTGTGTATCAGTCCATGTACCACCACCAGCAATAACTTCTGCTCTTGTGTAGGTAACAGCACCGTCACCAGTAATTATTAATGATGATACAAATGGTAAAGTGGATAATAATTTTGTACCTATAACAACTAACCCACCAACAAAGACATCATCATTTAATTCTACCGAAACTATTGTTGGAATTAAAATATCTGCAGCAGCGAAAATCTCAACTGTAGCTAATCCTGCATCAACTAATCCAGCTATACAACCATGGTCTGCTGACAATAAAACTTTATCAGTTTCATCTAAATCTACAAATCCAGGTTGAGTAGGATCATCTGGGTTATAATATGGAACATATACTGGTTGTTTTGCAGCTAAACGAGCTGCATTATCTAATATAATTCGAGAACTGAATCTAACACCATCCTCAATATCACTTAAAATTATTAAACCATCTTGTGATTGACTATGGATAACACGTAACATTTCATTCTCCTTTTTTTTATAAAAACAATAAGTATTACCTAATTCACTTAAACATAAAAAGATTAATGCTGAAATATTATTTATCTGTTATTGAATCCAATAACTCAGCATTTAATATTCGTTGTACCAATTGTGATTTTGGTTTTCTAAACGATTTCATCATTCTTGAAATCTGATATTTTGATGGGTATTTATTAGCCATTAACATATCATTTATTTTCTTCTCTACTTCAGGGGAAGAAGTATAATCACGAGTAACTTTTGCAAGGTCTTCAAATTGAACAGAATTTATATTTGATTGAATTGAAACTTCATCTATTCTAGAGATAACATTATTCATTTTGTTTATTACAAATATTTGAGATCCAAATACAAAAAAAGCAATAATAGTCATTGATATAAGTACTATATATCGACTTGATGTAGACTTACTGATCTCATCAGAAGATTTTTTCATTTCATCTAAAGTTTTTGTCATGGGTGTAATTAAATTTTGAATAAGTTTCAAAATAGCATCAAGTTTTTCATCAGAATTCATTTTTGTTCTCCTAAAATATCTATAGCTTGTTTTTTAAGTTCTTCCAATTGTATTTTTAATGCAGCTAAATCACTATTTCTATCTTCAAACATATTCCGTATTTCAATATGATCTTCATTTATACGTACTTTAGATATAAATTCATCAAAATTACTTTTGTTTTGTTTAATAAATGAAGCATTATCAGTATCTGATGTAGTACTATTTAAATCAGATCTATTAAAAATTTTTCTAAAAAAATTTAGCATTCACTAACCCTTATTAGTAATAATAAAAGCTTCTTTCCAAGCATTGATAGCTTCAGTAAGACCTCTAATAACTTTATTATTTTCGTCAGAAAAATCCATTAAAAGTACACGTACTTCTTTAGATTCATCAACTCGTTTATTCTGAAGATCTGTTATAGTAATCTGAGCTTTCTGCTGCATATTTAAAAAGTCATCTTGAAAAGACTTTAATGATAATTGATATTCTTTTTGATTTAATTCTATTTGACCTTGTATTTTCTGAATGTATTTCCATAGATAAATTATTGCACCAGTCATCATTAAAATAAATGTTGCAGTTAATATACCTATATACCCACCATATTCTGCAAACTGCTTTATGACTTGAACAGAAATATCCATTTTATCAACCTTGACTTTTCATAAACCACATAATTAATGCTACTAAACCACTAATAGCACCACCCATAATACCCCATATACCCGCTTTAACATTTAACTTTGCAATAGCTACATTTTGCTCAGAAACTACTTTTCGTAAACTTTCTAAATTATTATTTTGTCTGTCCAATTCACGTAAAACATACATTGACCATCGTGACCAATCCTCATTATTATTGTTACTACTTTGTTGTTGAGGAGGAACCAATTTACTATTTACAAAATGATAATGACCATCACTCATTATTATACCACCTACTTCAAGTCAATTTAATAACACCTACAGTACCAGAAAATCCTTTATTTGGATCTCTTACAATCGAATCATAATAACCTGCTGAATACACTAATCCTTTCTTAACCATTGAACAATCAGATGATTGACACCAATCTTTATGTATCATACAAATAAAGAGATTCTGAGTAATCCGATTTTGGTCATCAGAAAATGGTGTTCTTCTCTCATCGAATAAGCCAGGTGCATTTTTTGATCCTGTTAATCTACCTTTATATTTAGGTAATACAATATCCCTACTAACATCATTTATATAATCTGGATGTATGATAATAGAAAAATGTTTACCTAATAGCTCACTTGATTCCCATCCCAAAAATTCAAAATTTCTTACAAATGTAAACAATCCATCTTTATTCAGAATATATACACCTAATGGTATTAAATTAATCAAAGTAAAATATTTCTCTTCAAATTGCTTTTCAAAAATATTTATCTTTTTTTCTGCAGCATTTAATCTTTCTGTTAATTCTTTTAAATTTTCTAATTGATTATCATTATCACTAATTATATACGGTAAGTTACTTTTAAATTTACGATCTTGTAATATGATCAATAACATAATTAAACCAAAAAATACTATTATTATACTAAAATACATATTCATACCGTCCATCTTTCTTGATATTTTACTATTAACCTCACTCCTAAATAATAAATATAAATATAAAATTTAATCTTGATTTATATTTTGTTTTATTTCAATAATTCCTATTGATCCTATAAACTCTTTATCATCTGAATTTATATCCCCAAACCATCGACCAGATGATGTAACTAAACCATAAATATACATATCTGCATCTTCAATCTCTTTTGTATTTTTATGCAATAATTGTATGTGTAAATTTTGAGTAATTCGTGGAGAAGTTCTTCTCTCATCAAAAATTTTAGGTTGTTCTGTAGGAGACGTATTTTTATATTTTAAAAGAACATTTTCTCTTTTAATTTCATTTACATAATCAGTATGTATGATTTTTGAAAAATGTTTACCTATTAAATCTTCTGATTTCCATCCTAAAATATCAACATTTGTAATGAGATCAAAATTACCATCTGTATCTAATATAAATGATATACCTGGTATTATATATAATAGAGTATTAAAACTATACTCACACATTGGTTCATAAACATCATTTTTTTGTAACTTAACTGTAAGTGATTTTAATTCTTGTAGAGTGGTATCTAAAGTATCTCTGAAATCTGAATTTAATTTATTGAAGTTCAATAATAAATGTCTATGAGAAAAATAATCATGTATAGAAATACTTAATAAAACACATACCCAAATTAACGGCCAACATATCATATAAAATATATCTTGAAACATAAATCACCTTAACTTTCATAAGTATAAATCAATAAATTAAACATTATATCCCCAATGCACGATAAGTGACTGGCTTTATCGTGAGTGCTTTATAATTCGCGCTCGAAGTTAAAAACAACCTCGCATTTAGGGTTTAATAAGTACATCGCGATCCACAGCGCTATTAGTAGGATCTACCCGTAAAGCAATGCCTTCCCCTAATATAGGCATAATATCTATTGCTGTTTTTAAACCTACAGTCTTTACTA